GCAATTCGTGCTGGGCGCTAACACAATTGATTATGGGAACAAGACAGATGCTGACATTGACGCATTACGGACGCAAGGTAAATATAGAATATATGCATACCAAGGTACTTATTGGCCTGTAAACACCTATGGAGTTTTGTATGTAGAAGTCGCAAATAATTATACTATACAGTACTTTATAAAGATGGCAGAAGGAATTACCTATAAAAGAACTATGGTAACTAACGCTCCAACTCCAACTTGGAGTGATTGGATTATGGATTATTCAACAGACATTCTTACAAGACCAACATATTTAGCACAACTTGCCTCCGCGCTGGGCGGGGATAATCTTATAACGGGCTATCTCAAGAGAAGAGGTCCTGTCCCAAACTTTGACTTCAACCAAGCCATAGACTACGGTTTATATTATATTACCAACGAGAACAATTGGGTTAACGGCCCTACAGGTATTACCAAAGACCAGGCACTTTTGCTTTCCTATGGATGGAATGTCAATTCAAGGTCGGTTCAAGTTTTATTCGTTACGGGTGTCGGTATGCAGTCTTTTGGAAATAACGGCGTTTATCTGCGCGTCTATAGGGCTGGTTTAAATTCTGAATGGACAGACTGGGTTAAAGCATAATAGAGGTGGGCATTAACCCACCTCTTGTTTATGATAATGATATACTCTTCCAATTAGTCCAATTTTGTCCCCATTTAAGTCTAATCACAAACATAGAAAAATCATATTTAAGAGCCATTTGGAAAATGTTGTTGTCAGAAGTTCTCATTATCCAAACGAATCCATCAGTAAAACTAGTTGGGACATTGGCAACATTCTGTGAAGCGTTAAATTTATACCACCCACTTGGGTTACTCAAAGTATCCAAGTCAGTGATTGTACCATTGCTATTAAGGATAGGCAACACGCCCAGAAATCTCGTGCTTGGCGTTAAAAACTTTCTTATTAATGAAGGTGCAACCTTTTACCTCGTTTAAGTTTCTTTGCCCTCCTCTTCTATTGTCCGTCATCTGTCAGTTGAATCTTGAACCAGTGGGTGTTGTTGGCAGAATCGGTATGGATGTATCTTAAGAAAATCATGCCGTTTAACGATATGATAATCTGTAATCTGTAACTGTTGTTTCCTCCAACAAGTACTATAATGTTACCACCTGTCAAAACGCCTGTAGGCTTGTTGTAAATATTTGGCCAAGCGGATGATTTTGCTACCGCATAGATACCACATGTAAATAAAGTATTGAGATCTAAATTTGGGCTACCGTCGTTAATGATAGTTTGAGGAATACCGCCCAGAAGAGTTAACCCGAGATGGCTTCGTCTTAGAGGTTCTTGTCATGGGTACGACTACTACTCATATTGTGCAACGTTTGACGGCTGGTACAACTGCAAAAAATACGTTTTACCATAGGACTCTCAATGGAGAAATATGGGGGCCATGGATTAAACATGAAGGAATCGCGCTGCCTTGAATTGTGGTTCTGGGCGCATTTGTAACACTTGCAGCCTCCGAATCCTCGACGCCAGATACATTTGAAGGTATTGCAGGGTTGAGAAAGAATATATTAATGGCTGTGCCTACGGCTGTTATTAATACAGGTAAGTTCCAAGACATGCCTGAACGTGCTTTTGGCTTTCTTATAAATCTATTTATTGGTGGAAGTTCTGGGCGAAGCAACTATCATTACAAATCAAAACGACCTAAATAATATTGTAAGTGCAGGTGTATATTCGTGGTCTGGCAGTGGTACTGCTCCATTAAATAATTTCAGACCACAAGGCTCGCTGCTCTTAGTTTGGAAAGCAGGGACACAAATTTTTCAACTTCAGTGGCCAAACAATATTGAAGTTTCAGGCCTTGGATTTAGAGTTATGTGGAACAACGAATGGAAGCCTTGGTACAAAGTGGAAGTAACATTAAGACAGTAAGATTTATAATAGATAAAAGGGAGGCTCATCGCCTTCCTTTTATTATCTATTAGATATAGTAGACTTCAATTCCCACTCACTCCAAGGATGCTTTTCATCTTTCCTGTGACGAGTGGAAATCCTTATCTCATGTTTATTATTGTCGGAATATAGCCTCGTTTGTTTGTTACTATCATTCTCAGGGGTCAGTATTATACTTTCATCAGAAAACATTACTTTTCCAGGAAAAGTTTCTCGTGTGGCTACTTCGTAAGTCCCTTGTGGTACTTTGTTACTAATGTCTGTTTGCATATTCATTATGTTTTATTTGCCAGCAAAGATAGGAATAATATCTGAAACTACCAAATTATTTATATGAAAAATGGCCCACCACAGTGAGCCTTGTCAATCATTTCTAAATCTAATACTATGATATATTTTGGTGCGCTGGGCGCATTTGTAACACTTGCAGCCTCCGATTCCTCGACGCCAGATACATTTGAAGGTATTGCAAGTTTGAGAAAGAATATATTAATGGCTGTGCCTACGGCTGTTATTAATACAGGTAAGTTCCAAGACATGCCTGAACGTGCTTTTGGCTTTCTTATAAATCTATTTATTAGTGGAAGTTCTGTGCAATTCTATGTGCGAGATACAAGTTTAAATACATATTGCAGGGATATCAATGGTGGTTCAGGCACAATTTCTTCCTGGTTCAAGTTTACAAATACACCAGTACAGTAAAGGGAGGCTAAAAAACCTCCCTTTTTTACGATATTCCCGTTGCTGTCAATTCTTTCCAGTTAGACAGAACAACAGCACCATTTCTAACACGAAAAAACGCTCTACCAACAATTGAGACATATAGTTGCGCAAACGTTGTGGAAGATACGTTCGTAGCACTCAGGGTGATCATATATCCATGTCCATTGCAAGGAATGTCCGTGATATCTGCAACATTGTTGTACTGTATAGCATACAAACCGTTTCGATAGCATTCAGAAAGAGCCCCACTTTTAAAAATCGTTATCCACGACACGCCCAGAATCTCGTGCTGGGCGGGACAGCAACAAAGATTAGTGCCAATCAAGATCTTAATGATATTATTGGTATTGGAGCGTACTATTGTACTGATTCCGCTACTGCCGCGACGCTTGCAAATTGTCCTGTTGTTGGTTCTGGTTTTAGGCTTGAAGTACTACCAACAAGCAATATAAATGGTACACGATTGATTCAGAAAATCTATCCAAACAATATTTTTCCTCAAGAATATATCCGTACTTGGAATGGTACAAGATGGAGTGATGGCTGGTACCAAGTATCATTGACATTAATTACATAATTTATTATTATTGCTGGGCGGAGTGGGCAACACGACAGAGGTTATTTCTGATTCTGTTAGCGTGTCTGGGAGTTATCAATGGACAAGCGCAAGAGGTGGGTCTGCTATAAAGATATATAGCATCAATTTAATTGGAGAAAACATAGAAAACTATTTGCTTGTGGCCGTATGCGACAGGGCGACATGGCAGAAAGACGTACAGGTCTTATGGAGCAATGGGGCATTGTCATCATCCACGCTTAGTATTGAAAAAAATAACTCACAGACTGACGGATTTACTATTGCAGTGACCATAAAAAACGGGAAAACCGCAGTTTTAAGCGTAAAGAAAGTGTCGTTCTAATGACAGTGTAAAAAAGGGAGGAAGTACCTCCCTTCTTTTTCTTAACTTATGTTGTTCTTACTGGAATGTAAGAATAGAGAAATTGTCTTAGTTCTGAACATGAATTAGTTAAGGTGATATGACCAATATCTGCCGAACCATCTGAACCCCTGATTATTTTTAAGGTAGTGACATTTGCGAAATCAGCCTCACCGCCAAGAGGTTCTATTGTTCGTTCACTGTTCAAAGGAGGACGATGCGGAAGAGCGTACACAAGCACACCATAACTTTGCAATTCTATGTGCGAGATTCAACTTTAAGAATATATTGCAGGGATATCAATGGAGGTTCAAGCATTGTTTCTGATTGGTACAAGTTGACAAATACACCAGTATAGTAAAGGGAGGCTTATACCTCCCATTTGCTTTGTCTGTGTAGGATGTTGGTATGCGCTAACATCCTTTATGCTGTTACGGCATTTGTTGTTATTGTACGCCAACCTTCCCAAACATTGCTTTGATAAGCACGTATGTATACAGCAGTACACCTATAATTAACCATCAACTGAATCCTAAAACCGTTATCAGATTGCGAACTTGGAAGAACGAATAAGATGAATCCTCCACTATTATAGCCAGACGGGAGCCCTGTTAGTGTCGATGCTATTGCATTTGATGCGCATGCAAATCTCCCGCAATTTCGATAATTATCAATGTTGTCATTTTGAGATATTGGTGTAGTAATACCGCCCAGAACCCCTTCTGGGCGGGGTGATATACACCGCAATAACAGATAAGAGTGACGAATTCTTAGGTTCTCTCGAACCTGGATGGTATTGTTATGACCAAGGAATAACAGACGATATATTCCTTCTATACACCAACGTCAAAGTTGGTCGTGTTTCCGGTTACCCTACATCAAAAAGGGGTATTCAGGTAAAATTTGATTATCAACTTCGTTATATAAAGATTCGTAATGTTTGGAGTGTAGGTGGAACATTCTCACCTTGGAAGACGTTTACTCTTTCTTGATTCTGGGCGTGGCATGTGTCGTAGGCTCTATTGCAGCGGATGAAAAAATCAACAGTAATGATGACTTGAACCAATTGACATTAAGGGCATCCTACAGATGTCAATCCGCTTCTATATCAAAGACTGTTGTAAATATGCCAAAAACAGCATCAACAAATTATGGATTCAGTGTAATTAACATTAAGCCTTATGGCGATATCACTGCGTTCGAGACACAGATATTCATTCAGTTAGATGGTATATGGATTAGGAACGTGACTAATATGTCAACTCCGTATACTTGGACTGAATGGAAGAAAATAGCATTTGTATCATAATAATGAGGTGGGTTGTTAGCCCACCTCTTATTATCAGACCTCAGTGGTATTAATCATTGCCCACTTACTCCATCCGTTAGTAGCATTAGTCCATGCGACCCTGTAATATATGTTTACTATTCTTTCTTTGTTACGCCCTCCTCTTGTGTCTGATGCAAACTGGATGACACCATAGATATCTCCTGATAGACGCGCTGAAAAAACAACAACAACACCAAGTTCAACAGGACTGTTCTGAGGGGTAGAATTAGTAAACTTGTAGATACCAGTTCCCGTAATATTATCAAGGTCATTATCTGATGTTATAGTTGTGCTTATTCCGCCCAGCGCGAATTCTGGGCGCAGTTGGTATAAAGACACGGATATTTCAATCATCTGCAACGTCCGATTTAGACAATGAGATAGGAAATGATGGATATAAAACAAGTACGTTTTATGTCCTAACAACCGCTCCAAATAATCTTCCGACAGGCTTTCTTAACACAACACGTTTCTTCCTTGATGTAGCCAATATATCGGATTATTACATTACGCAAACTCTTTATGACAGAAACGGGATGATATATACAAGGTACAGATATAACTCAGTGTGGACCGATTGGAGAACATTATAGAGGTAGAAAATTAATCCTACCTCTTTTTATACTGTTGTCAATGATACACGCCCCCAAACGGTCCACTTGCTATTATCCAAATGGTCGGTCTGTCCACGCGCCCAAATCTTCGGAGTTGTTGTCCTATCGAATACAGTTTGCAATATGACTTGGACTGAATATGATACACCTGTATAAGGCTTAAAGTTAAGAAGAATAAAGCCAACCGATGTGGTTAAGTCAGATGGTATGTTTGACAATGTTGAACTTACCGATTGTCCTGGACTTTTGTAGCAAGGATAACTAGTCAAATCATTTAAGTCTGAGTTTGCTGGAATATTGAATGCATTGAATAATCCACTAATATCAGGAACGCCCAGATGTAATAACCGCCCTCTATGTGAGAGCGGTTACATTTACTTTACTCCACGCAGTCCACTCGGCAGCACTCATGGAAGAGGTTTTGTATTTGTACCTTATAATAATTGTTTTAGCATTGGCACAATATTTGATTTGAAGACAATGGGTTACACCTTGAACAGCCGTGAATAGACGTCCCCAGTCAAGAATAGGGTCTGTTGCGCTTGACCCATTTACTTGATATAAGCCGTTTTTGTCCGCACTATCATAGGTATCAGGAGTAACTATTCCTTGTATTGTGCCACCCAGCGCGAATTCTGGGCGTAATTTCTATCGTAATTGCCCCAAATAATCCTATTACAAATTTAGATGATATGGCAGGTGAGCAAAATACCTTGTTTCGGTTTGGTCAGCAGACTATCAATGGGTTAATCGGTTGCTATGGTTTGGGCAGGTGTATAATTGTTAGAGACTATGCTTATCAAGAAATAACATATATTGGTAACGGAAAGAAATATTATAGGTGTAAGTACACTCCAAAGGGGCAAGATTTTGTGTGGCCATCTACATGGATTGAAATCCCAACCGTTCAATAAAAAAGGTAGGGCTTGGCCCTACCTCTTATCACGAAACCGGTGTCAATGTGACTTGATTCCAACCTTTCCATCCGTTCCAATAGATATTGGTGTAAATCCTTCCTCCATTGTTGTATACTCTCAGTGTTTTGATAGACATGTAAGCACGATACTCGACATAACTACCTTGGGGTCCTCCATTTGGTGTATTCGCCGGTGCCTGGGATATTGAATTCCAATAATAATAGCCTGGGTAAGGCAGGTCGAATAGATCATCTGATGAACCAAGTTCTGTAACTATTCCGCCCAGGAGTTTATAGAATGGATAATGCAGACGTCAGAATACCGGGGGCTATCTACAAATGGGGGATGTTTATAGTAATTGCTGCAACAAACAATATAATTACTTTGCAAGTATATGTACCAAACGACTATGCAGGCAACCCTAATGTGCTATTTAGGACGAGATTTGGTTTAAATGGCTCGTGGATTTCTTGGGCAAGTATACAAGCAACAAAAGTGACGCAATAATGGGAGGCCTGAGCCTCCCTCTTGTTTTGTTATACACTTGTCACTGTTTTCCAATTTATGGTACTCCAATCCAAAGTACCATTATTGGCGATAGTCGCACTACGATAATAGATGGTGTCGGTGTTGTGAACCAAAATAAATTCGTCATAGTATGTATCGCTTACACCTTCCTCCACAAAAGACACACCGAGACCATAGGCTCCAGCATAAGAACCTGACGAGTGTTTTACCGTATAGCCTCCAAACCTAAAAAACATAGTATGATGGACGTTGTCTGGATTAGTGTTACCAATCTTGTTAAAGCATAACGCGCCCAGCAGTGAAGCGAGGTCGGCAGGTGTCGATGTTCCATAGTTATCGCAACGCACCCAAGAAGTCCAGTCCCCAGAGCCTTGTTTGTTCCTGCTATACGTTGCTCCACCATAGGATTGGCAAATCTGTGTCTTCACCCAATCTCCATATTGCAATACAGTGCCACCGCCAGTAAATGGAGAGTGAGTAGGCGTCTCGCCGTTGGTATTCCATCCATATACGCCATTAGACAAACTATCCAAGTCAGCGGAACTATATATACGAGTTCCAACGCCCAGCACGAATTGCCTGAGCCGTGACAAGACAGATCAGGAACGTGATGTGGCCGCTATGGATGCCTGTGCTATGTCTTAAAGATTTTCTTCACGGATTTCTTGATGCGGTCAGTGTCGTTAAAGATGTAGTGCGTGAGTGTCGTGCGTACGTCGCGGTGGCCCATGAGCATGGTGATGTCAGATCTTTCCATGCCCAGTGAGTTGAGCATCTGCGAGAACGTCTTCCTGGCCAGGTGCATGTACACGCGTTTCTTGATCTTCGCCCTTTCGGCCAAGTCTTTCAGGATGCGGTTGGCGGTGGTGTTGCACACGCATTTAGACAGTACGCGGATGTCGGGGTACTTCTCCATGATACGCATTCCCTTGCCCCAGAAGAGCGTGGCCAGCGGAATGGCCACCTCGTGGTGCGTCTTGTGCATGGTCTTGCGCAGGATGCCGTTGTGGATCTCCGACTCTTCAAGCGACGACAGGTCGCCCCAGCGGAGGCCCGTGTAGCATCCAACCAGGAAGAGGTCGCGCACCTTCTCCTCCTTGCCGGACAGGTTGAGCCTCTCCAGCCTGCGAACCTCGCCGACGGTCAGTCCTCCCTTGCGGCCCCCTATGTTGCCGATGGTGATGCTGTCGAACGGGTTCCTCTCGATGATGTCGCGCAGCCGCGCCTGCTCCATCAGGCAGCGCAATGCCTTCAGGCGGCCTCTGATGGTGTTCTCGCTGAGATTCCTGCGCCGCATGACCTCGCGCCATCGCACGATCAGGTCGTAGTTCACGTCGCCAACGGTCAGGCTGCCGTACTCCTTCTCCAGGTCGTTCACCATGTAGCGGTACGACCGCTTCGTGGTCTCACAGCGGCTGGAGTCGCCGTCGAGGAACCTCTCCGTGAAGTCCCTGAGCGAGGCCGACCGGTGCGCGCTGTCGCTGACGGCCGACTTCAGTTGCGCGAGCGACATCTGCGAGCCTGCCAGCAGCGCGTCGAGTTCGATCTCCTCGATGGAGTTCATCCATCGCACGAGCCAGACGGTCAGTTTGTCTGCGTTCTGGTGGTTGACCACCCTGCCGTCCATCCATTGCCCTGCCGCGAGCATAACCTTCGACGATATGTATATCTTCCTTGTTCCCTGCCTGCACTCCAGGGCCACCGGCGATCGACCCTGCCTGTCAAGTCGGTTGCCGTAGTTCCAGGTCAGCCGGTACCTGATTTTCGGTCGTTTTGCTTTTTCCATTTTAGACTGATAGTATTGTTATATTCTAAAAAATGTCTGCACGCGAGTATCGTCCTTCATATACGCCACCCGTCACGCAAATCCTGTTGCCCTTGATTTACGACCATTTTTCCAGTATCTTGCGGAAAAAAGAAAAAGTCCCCGCCAGTCGATATTTAATTTGGCGATTAAATGGCATGTTACCCGACTGGCTGGGGGACTATAAGCCCTTGGTAGTAACATGTCAAATCATTAATCGCCGATGCAAAGTTATAATAATTCAAAAGAAAATCCCGGCAACATAGACGAGATAAGTGGCTATATGGTGCTAAAACTTAATCTATGTCAAGTCAGCCTCATGTCAAAGTTTGGCCTGTCAGTCGATGACGCCAGACACGTGCCCATGTACGAGGAATACCTATCCCTGCTGAGGGACGGCGTGCCGAAGGAGCGCATATACCAGCATTTCAGGAAGAAGTACCACGTCAGCGAAAGCACCGTGAAGCGCGTGGTGAAAAGGCTTTCGAGGCGGGTCACGGTGTGACCCCCTGTTTTCCCTGTAAACTTTGGAGCGCATTGTTTTAATGTCTAAATTTGCCCGTGGATTCTGCAAGGAACCCGCGAGATAAATAACCACATTATTAACAACACAAAAACAAAACCACTATGGCATTAGAAATGCAAGACCTGATGGCCCTCCGTTCGATGGGCGAGAAGGAAGGGATGACTCCCTATGAGCAAGTGAAATTGGACTACCTGTCCGCAAAGAAACCGTCAGGCGTGGCCATCGCCGGACTGACTGTTGGCTCTGTTGCCGTCGTGGCTGGCGTTACCGCGTGGATCTTCGGAGGCATGCAGGCCAGCGCAAAGGGCAAGGAAGCCAAGGAGGCTGCACAGTCAGCCAAGGAACTGGCAGTCGCCTACTACAACGGTGTTGACAAGCGTCTGGACAACATCGGCGCATTGCTGGAGTCTGAGGTGACCCGTCGCATCAACGGCGACCTGAATATCACGCAGACCATCACCGACACGATCAGCGGCCAGCAGAGCGCGGCTCAGACCCAGGCTACCACCGTGGAGAACTCGGCCTACGCCACGGCCATGAACCAGATTGTCTCCGACCGTCTGACAGGCCGCTCCAGCCTCGATGCACAGCCCGTCTGCATCTACTCGGCTCCCCAGCCCTGTAACTGCCCTGGCTGTGGCTGCAACGGCTAAGGTGTAAATTTGGCCGTGATTGTGCTTATTTGTACAAAAACGTCTGAATAAAGATGCTTCGGCAGACTTTCAATGTACAAAAGTGTACAATTAAGCACATTCCGGCCATCTTAACCACACGGCGACATGAAATGGTTTACTAACAGAAAGAGACAGGCAGAGATGATACAAGCGCTCAGACCCACCAGCAAGGCCACCCTGAAGATGCAGTGCCTCATAATATGCAAGGCCGACATCGACGAGGCAAGCAAGTTGTATGACTTCTTCGCGAAGGACATGCCCAACCTGCCCGACTTCGACCCGGCACCGCAGACGTGGGTCGATTCGACGAAGGACGTGGCCAACGGCATCGTCTCGTGGCTCGGCAACAACAAGGACACGCTGGCGCAGGCCTACGAGTTCGTGCGCGGCATGACCGGCAACCGCCTGCCACCGCTGTCGCTTGGCTTCAACGCCATGCCGGGGCCTGCAGAAGCAGGGGCCGTGAAGCCCATCCCAGACATCAACGCATAATCATACTGAAAAAGTGCGCATAGATATGTTGAAAAACTGAGTTAAAAAATGTATTGACACGGCAAATGGATGTAAATAAAGGAATCAGGAACATCTCGTTCAACATCTTCGCAAGGGATGATGACGAGGCCAGGCGCGGGGAGCAGGCCATCAAGGACTTCATCGCGCTCATGTGCGAGAAGGGCGTCATGGTGTCTGGCGACAAGATAGCCGAGGCATTCGGCAGACTGAAGGACAGTCCCTTCGTATTGTATGAAATGGTTAAGTTTTTATCAAAACAATAGAACAACATGGCAGAGACAAACAACAAACCACAGGAGCGGGTGGCAGGTGCCGCCGATCCTAAACAGCAAGGACAGGCCCCGGCAGGGAGTCAGCAGCAGGCACGCCCGTGCCCGAAGGACTGCACGAAGTGCGGCTATCAGCAGCACGCCTTCTGCGCGGCAAGGATGTCGTTCCAGATGTTCGATGTGATGAACGCCGTCATCCAGCGTCTTGACATACAGTCGCAGCGCCTGACCGACATGGAGGCGCGCATCGCGGCCATCCAGTCGTCGGAGGCGGAGTTCAGCAGCCCGCAGCCCATAGAGGGCAACCTGTTTGAGGAACAGGAGTAGCGGCCCACCATAGCGCAATAAGGGGCTGGCGCATAAGTAGGGCCCCAAGACAATCAACAACACAAAAACAAAACTATCATGAGTTGTAAATGTAACTGTAATTTCAAGAACGGATCGGACGTGAAGGACTTCCTGCTTGCGTCCGAGACCGCCGGGGTGTACGGACTGGGCCTGACCCACTACACCTGCGGGAACCAGAAGATGGCGCTCAGCGACCCCTCGCGGCCCGTCCAGTGCAGTCTCGACCTCCAGGCCGTCGGACAGCCGGTCGATCTCGGCAACGGCATCTACTGTCAGGAGTTCCTGCTGGCCGGCACCGTGACCTATTGCCCGTGCGGATCCTGCAGGCCGGCGACGGAGTATGTCACCCTTCAGGACTGTGTGCTATGCACGTCGGCGACACAGCCGACGCTGACCCTCGGAGAGGTGAAGGCATCACCAAAGCCCATCACCTATTACCTGAACAACGGCTGCGGGTGCTGCCGCGGCACCAAACCGTGTACAAACCAGATTGCCATCACAACGAGCATCGAGGTGACGGCTGGAACGTAAACAAGGATACCGTATGTGGATGGATATTGCGGCAATCGTGTTCGTCTGCACGACTGTGAATCACCTCAGTCTGATAGCGGACGTAGAGAAACTGATCAAGCATCGGATTCCCATCATCAACTGTCCGAAGTGCTTCACGTGCTGGAGCGTCTTCGCCTATTGTCTGGCATGCCACGTGACTGCCACTTCGACAGGCCTGAGCGGCGACGGCCTCCTGGCCGCCCTTCCCTCAGTCCTGCCACGGTTGCTCGCAATATCCCTCTCTTGTTCGTACCTCGCCATCTGGCTTGAACTTATCGAAGGACTTATCGACAGACTCTACGATCAGATCTATGGGAAGATTTATCCAACAGCAGATACCGCCGCAGACGACGCGGCAGGTGCCTGAGGCCCCGTGCCCGGGATGCGGCAGGAAGGCCCAGCCGGTGGCCGCGCCACAGGAGCAGCCAGGGGCAAAGGCCCCGACGGAAGGGAAAAAGCCGTCAGGGGTCGCAATCCGTAAGAATCCTACAAAGACAAACCCTAAAAAGACAAGGAAATGACATCAGCAGAAGAGATGAAAGACCGCTACGACGGTCTGTACGACTACATGGCCACAAGCCGCGACCCGAGGAACATGAAGGTGTTCGGCTGCGTGATGACCGAGATGATGGACTATCTCATCCAGTCCAAGCCCGAGGTGGCAGAGGAGATGATCAGCCAACTTGAGAGCATCAGGTGGAAGCAGTACCTCACGCCGAAGGAGGCAGAGAAGATTGTCGCCGGCATGGATCCCAAGGCACCGTGGCCGCGCGACCAGTGGAAAGCGGCCATGGAGTCGTTCGGCCTGCCGCTGGAGGATGCGCCGTACTACAACCGCTGCGCACTGTGGGTGGAGATGAACAAGATATACTCCGACTTCGGGGATGAGATAGCCGCGCTTCTCGGCAAGCCGCTCTCGCCCGCCGACGAGGATATTATATCCGCCTGCTACAAGATGGCGCTGAAGAACCTCAAGGACAAGGATGCTGTTTACGACATCCGCAAGTACTTCCTCTGGTAATGGACTATGCCGCCGCCGCAGAAGCGCTCATGCGTCGAAAGGTCCTGGAGGAGATGTACGACCGCATGACAGATGAAGAGAAAAGGCTCTTCATTCAGATGACCATGCAGCAGCGGAGCACGGACGATATCCTGAAGGCACTGCAGCGGCAGTCGGCGCAGATCGCAGACCTGCGCAGGCACCAGCAGACCTTCGGCGAGGACTTCGCGAGCAACATCGCAGGCAATGCGCTATGGAGCGGCGTGCTGTGGCTGACAAGCAGGCTTGCCAGACTTGTATGACATACCATCATCGCCGTGTTGGTCGGGGGATTCGGGCCTTGCCCGTCTCCCCCTTTCTGCCTTGCACCTGCCAGCCCTGCCCTTGACGATGGCCCCAGAAACACCGATATTACCATAAAAAGCGCAAAGATGAACAACTGCAAGGAATTTGTATTGGACGACCTGACGGCCATCGTGGCCGTCCCCGTCACGGACTTCGTGCCAGGCCTCGCCGAATGGCAACTCACGCCGGTCATCGGTGCCGGCGGGTTCTCCCCCACCCTCACCAACGCCGTCACCATCGGGCGGCGGGCGGCAGTCGCCGGAGGCGTGCTCATACCCATCGTGCTGCACACGGGGAAGGCCGTCGACGACGAGTCGGACAGCGTGGCCGGACGCCTGCATACCGTCAAGGTGACATGCCAGGTGGACGACCGCGACTTCGTGGTCTGCAACCACCTGCTTGCCCTGGAGCGCACGCCAAGCCACCTGATCCTCACCTTCCGCGACGGACTGACACGGGCCTTCGTACAGGCCGACAGGGATACCTATGTATGCACCGTCGAGCGCGACGGAAGCAAGACCTCCGTCACGTTCCGCATACAGGACCTGATGGGCGTGCAGCCTATCGCCTGAACGACGGCCTGCGCCTACGCCCGCCCGCCGTCTGGGCCTCTTTCGCCGCAAGATGCTCCTCGGCCTCCTCCGTCTTCGCCGTTTCCTCTGGACTTGCCAGAGAGGCGAACTGCCTCCACGCGTCGGCCACACGTGCCGGATCGGTCGTGGCCGTGGCCGTGAAGCGATGGCCGTACTGCATGTTCACGGGACCGGTGATGACGAAGTCCGGAAGCAGGATGGCCGTGTCTGCCTGTTTCCTGTCGCAGAGCGTCAGGCACCCTCCGAACGGATTCTCACTCAGCCATCCGGAAGCCAGCGGCGACTTCCCGGCATCCATGTCGGCAACGATGGTCAGATGGCTGATGACGTCCAACCTGCCCTTGCCGTCCATACGTGCCCACTGGCGCTTCATCCACCTGGCGATGACCTCGGCGGCCTGGTCTGGCAGCGAGGGGGCGACAATCATCATCTCAGTCTCGCTATAGCGCGTCAGCAGCGCAGGCAGCAGTTCCGTCAGCGACAGGTCGCCGTAGCCCTCGAACTGCCTTGTTCCACTCTTTCCTAATGCGTCGCGAAGCATCATCAGATCCTTCTTGGCGCAGCATGGATTTATAATGTGCATGACTCTTGTTCCTTGGTTTTTACTTCTTAGTTAAAAAGGCCCAGGCCCGTTTGCGGAGCCTGAGCCTCGTGGATGGATATTAGCAAAATGACATTAGTCGCTTGACTCTTCATCCTCTACCTCGATGGTGCCGTACCACTTGGTCATGGGATAAAGTTGGTAGGCGCAGGTCACGGTGAAGGTCTGTCCGTGGTCGTCGTTACGGTTGGCGCCCGTGTCGGAAGCCACTGCCCACTCGGCCTCGCCGTTCTCGTTGCCAACGACGATGAACTCAGTCTTTCCGTCAACCTTCTTGCCGGTGGGGAAGAAGTACAGGAACTTGTCAGAGTTGTGCAGGACGCGGCTGGTGTGAGCCATGCCGTCCTCGTTCAGTTCCACGCGGCCTGTGGCGGATGCGCTCCAGCCCTTGCCGGTGCCGTTGTCCTCAGAGGTGTACTGGCCCGTCTGGGACTTGTAGTCGATTCGGATGCCCTTCAGGGCGGCCTGTGCGCCGCCGGCTGGGGTGATGTCATACTGGTTCTTCTCGTCGTTGGGTACCATCTCGGTGATATGGTTGCTGTCGACGGGAACGGCAAACAGGTGGTTGCTCAGACCAGCGGGGTTCTCCTGGCAGGTAGCCGAGGAAAGAACGCTTTTTGGTACGCAATTCAGCATAGTCGTATTGTTTTTTTGTGTTGTTGTTTTTAAGAGAAGTCAGAGGGCGGCGCTTTGGCGTATGCTACTCGCGCCGCTCACCTCCGATGGGTTTAGTTGGACGAGCCGGAGTCGCTGCTTGCCGACTCGCTCTCGAACATGGCCACGAGGTTCATCACGCCGCCGCCAAACATGTAGTTGTACGGGTTGGCCAGTGCGCCGTCGCTCCATCCGGCAAACTTGAAGCCTGCCTTCGGCGTAGCCGTCACGGTGATGGTGTCGCCCTCCTGGTAGAGGTCCTTCTCGCCGGAGGTGATGGCTGCCGTACCCTCGCTCTCGTCGCTGGATGCGACGGTGAACACGTCGGCGATGTAGTCGCCTGAAGGCACGTTGTTCGGGACGTTGATCTGCTCGTTGACACAGATCACCTTCGGGCTGTAGTCGCGGATGCGGGTGGCCTGGGCGGTCTGGATCTGGTAGTCAAACAGGTTGTGGTCGTCGCTGTTGCGCTCCACGGTGATGCTCGACTGGCCTTCAGGACGGATGTCGCAGATGTACTCCAGGTTGCCGTCAAGGGTGAAGATGATCTGCGAGCCCTTACCCATGGATGTATGGGAGATGAGCGTCAGGTTCTTCATCTGGGTGAACTTCCATCCCTCGGTGAGGGTGGTCGGCGAGAGTTGCGGATGGGTCAGCATGTAACCCTCCACGATCTTGTCGGCCAGTGCGGAACTGACGTAGGCGAAGATCTCGTCGGCGGCGCGCAGGTCGTCGTTCAAGGCGTTGTAGGCCTCCTTGAACTTGGCATAGCACTGCTGCGGTGTCACGCTGGGATCCAGCAGGTCGCCAGTGGTCACGAGGTTTCCGATGGCTGCGCTGATGAAGCCCTTGGTGATGGCCTGAGCCACCTTGGTGTAGATACCGTCGTAGAGCGACAGTCCGAGTTTCACCTGGTTCTCGGCAGTCTCCGGCAACTTGGCATTTGACTCATTGCCGAAGAAGTAGTTGGCGCGCACGTCCTGAGCGTGGCGCTCAGAGACCTTGCCGAGCAGGAACTGCGTCTTCTCGGCATTGTTGGTGCCGTCGGAGTTCACGTGGAAGGGCTCCTTCTCACGATACTTCTGGACGTTGTCCTGTGGGTGTGTCACTGCGAGGATCACCTTGGCGGGATTCTCGACCATCGTACCGAGTTGCACCTTCTTCACGGCACCCTGCTTGTACTGACGTGCCAGCAGGCCCTTGTCGTTGAAGATGAACACCTTGTCGATGTTCTCAACATCGGTAGTGACAGTGATGTGGAGATCCTCCAGCATCCTGTCGTTCAACATGGAGGCGCGGGCCACCAGGTCGACGTGCAACTGTTCGGTGACAGTCTGCACCTGCGATAGATTAAGTGCGTTTGGCATAATCTGAATAGTTTTTGTGTTGGTTGGTGAAAAAAATGTGTTCGTGTTGCTATCTCCTGTTGCGACGAGCCTTCATCTCCTCGTCCTGCTTGCGCAGTGCGGCGCGGATCTGCTCAGGGGTCATGTCGGGGCTGACCGTGCTGGATACGGTGCCCATGTCCTTCGGCGGCGCTCCGATGCCGTTGCCGGCAGGGATGCCTGACGTGCCGTCGGTCATGTCGCCCGGCTTTTCAGCCAGTTCCTTCACCTCGGCCCTCAGGTCTGCCACCTGTTTCCTCAGCGTCTCGATGGTGGCCACGTGCTCGGCAATCTTTGCCTCTGCACCGGTCAGCCTCTTGCCCTGCTCGGCGTAGTCCAGGCCGGCCTTCTCCAGCGAGGCGGAGATGTCGTTGCGCTCCTTCACGGCCGCGTCGCGCTCCTCGGCAATGCCTTTGAGCGTGGCAAGCGACTCCTTCAGTTGGGCGATCTGCTTGTCGCGGTCTGCAATCATCTGCTCTGCGTTGTGCAGTGTCTCGGTCATCTTGTCGATGTCGGCCTGTTCGTTCTGCAGGGCTTCGTCAGAGGGCTGGTCGCCTGCGCCTTCTCCGGAGCCCTCGCCGTTGCCGGCACCCTCTCCAGAGCCTTCGCCGTTTCCTTCGCCTTCGCCAGAGCCTTCGCCGTTGCCGGCACCCTCTCCAGCGTCATTACCAGAGCCTTCTCCGGCGCCTTCATCGGCACCTTTGGCGGCTCCCTCGCCAGCAGCGCCTCCGGCCTCCTGACCTTCCTGCTCTGCGGCTTCCTGTTCCTGTGCGGCCTGGGCTGCTGCAGCCTCCTGGGCCTTCTTCTCTTCTTCGTTTGGCATATTATTCTCGTTTTGGGGTTTTGCTACTTCTACCATGCGGGGACCGAACATATCCTCTCTCTCGGCGGTGACATGGCCGTCATCGACCACTGTCAGATTGCCCTTTTCCTTGTTGATGGCTGCCTTCTGCTGTGCGTTCAGCTTGGCCAGTTCCTCGGGTTCCTCGCCGCCCGGCTGCTCGTCGGGATGTTTCTCCGGATCCTCTACCACCGTTGCCTCGCGTGCCGGCGTCAGCGTCTTGTCGGCCAGTTGGAACACGCACTCGATGGCTCGCTCCATGTCGCCTATCTCGTCGACCAGTGCGGGTATCAACTCCTGCGCCTCGAACACCTTGCCGCTCAGCATGTCGTCGGTCACCAGCGGGCGGTTCTCCCTTACGGTCTGTTGGAATTCCTCGGTGTCCTTGTCGAGCTCGGCCTGCAGTTTCTCATACTCGCCCTTGGCAGCCTCGCGCCACCATGCGTTCTTCTCAGGGCAGTCCTTGCCCACCAGCTCCACGTAGCGGTAGCCGTCCTGGTCGACGGTGTCGTGGGCTACGGTCCAGAAGGCGCCCATGGTGCCTATGCAGCCGTATCCGTCCATGGGGTTCATCACGATCACGTAGTCGCAGCGGCAGGTCAGGTTCACGCCCGACGAGTAGCATCCTCCGTCGATGAACGCCACGGTGGGCTTGCCCTTCTCGCGGCAGTCGCCGATCATCATGTCGTAGTCGTTACGGCACTCTGCCTCGCCGCCGGGGGTGTTCACGATGAACAGGTGCCCGACAACCTGCGGGATGGTGTTGGCATACATCACCTGATCGCGCCAGTCCTTCGAGCCGTATGAGCATCCGCCGCCGTCGCGCGTCACGGGGCCGTCCACTACCACCACGTTGATGATCTCGTCGTCGTCGGCCAGTTCCTCGTCGTTCCAGTACAGGTGGTTCTCGATGCGGTGGATGTTGCCCACGTAGAGTTTTTCCTCGAAGTTCGCGCCTACGGTCCTGCCCTCCTTCTGATAGCCTTTCTTGGAGAGGAAGTAGCCGTGATGCTTCTCGATGTCGTTGTCCAGCTGCAACTCGATGGCGTTCCTCAGCGCGTTGGCGTAGGTCTGCGCCATGTCCTGGCGGAAGTCCCATTTCTTGTTGTGCAGGATTCTCAATAGTCCGATGTTCATATCTCGTCGTTTTTTATGTCGTCGTCTGCAATTTACGTTTTTTCCTTCTTGAGGTCAAGGGCAGACGGACTGAAGGCGTTGAATGGCGGCCTGAGGCCCTATTTCACCTCCGGTGTCCGGTGCGTCGCGGGGAATCCCGTAAAGAGTTTCCTGCGGCTCTGTTCCATGCGCTGGCAGCATGCGCGCCGGTGCGCCTCCTTGGCATGTCTCTTGTCCCGTGCCTCCTGCGCCTCGCGCTCGCGCACGTCTCTGTATATAGGTGTGTCGACGGCTGCCTCGCCGAGCAGGTCCAGGTTCTCGGCTATGAACTGGCAGGCCGTGGCCATCGCCTGCTGCGCGTCGCCCATCGAGTCGCGCCGTGCCAGCCTGTCCCTTGCCGGGGCCAGTTCCGTCCGGCGGCTCTCCACGTAGAAGGCCAAAGCCATGCGCAGCATGGAGAGCAGTTCGTCGTAAGCCTCTCTGCTTGCCTGCTCCATGTCGCCGCCCTGCGCGGAACTGCTGCTGTCGCCCTGCGAATGGCTGCCTGACGAAGAGGTGCTGCTGTCGGCCCGGTCCAGCCCGGCGTTGGCGTATTCCACCACTGCCTTCAGCAGTCTTGCGCCGACGCGCGGCTTCAGGTACGTGTTCTGGCAGAACCGTATGTCCCTCACCAGTGCCACGTATGCCGTCCTCTCCCCCTTGATGTCGAGGTGCTCGTTGAGCACCCTCGCCGTCTGGAAGAGCAGGTCCTTGTGCAGGTAGTAGGCGTCGGCCTCGCTCCATTTCTTCGTGAACATCCTGTCGCCCTTGGCGTCGGCCTCCAGCATCAGCAGCAGCGAGTCTTCGGCTCTCCCGGCGCTCATGTAGGCGTCCTTCACCACGCGCTCCATGCGCTTCTCGTCGGCGGGGTCGTAGCCGTCGGCAGTCACCACGTTCATGCCGCCGCCCTCGTTGAACGACACGGCCAGCAGCCCTGCCTTGTGGCTCAGCATCTTGTAGAACTCTATCTGCTGGCAGACGCGGATGAGCGCTATGGTCTTCATGTCGGCGTCCGGCACGTCCTTGTCGCCGTCCACCGGTGCGGTGTAGGTCTCACGGTACTTGCCCTCCCGGATCTGGTCCAGCCGTTCCGTCACGTCGGCGTGCGCCAGGCGTGCGTCCACCTTCGACTTGCCGGAGTCCCGCACGGTCGTGGCGGTGATGTCCCCGTACGCCTTGACCAGGCGGTCGTACTCCCCTATGAGGTACTGGTACAGTGCCGTGCCGAGCAGCGGCTCCAGCGCCACGCGCTCCTCCTCCTCCAGATAGCCGAAGAGTTGCGACGGACGGTCCCAGCGTGCCGTCGGCATCAGCGATATGATCTCGTTCTGTGTCGTGATGAACATAGTCGTAATTATGCTTTTTTCTCACAATATCGTGATTTCAGGGCTGTAGGTCAAGGGCAGACGGCGCAGGCTCTCCGTTGCTGCCCGCGTCACTCCCACAGTTCCCTGTGTGCCATGACCCACGCCATCGGCTTCCTGTCCCGCCATGAGGCATGTCCCAGGTGTATGAGGTAGCGCATGACGTCCGTCTCTCTGACTTCCAGCCCGTGGCGCCTGATCTCCTCCAGCACCCATGCGCCGGTGTCGTAGCGGTTGTCGGGCTGCCGCCGGCTGAGCGCCCACATCCTGTCTCCGTTGAAGTAGCGTATGCCGTGCTCCCGCAGCACCGGCACGTTGACCCAGCAGAGCAGCGGCAGCAGTCGCATCACGCCAGCGTTCGGCTGCACCGTGCCTGCGGCGGCAACGCTCCTGTCGATGAGCGGTGCGACGTCACGGGTGATGAGCACGTCGCTGTCCATCAGCAGGAATCCTTCCGGCAGGAGGTCGAAGAGCCTGTCGACCGACGCGGTGTGCTTTGCGGAGCCGAAGTTGCTCTTGTTGCGGTCGCCGAGCTCACGGTCGGGATACTGCGCCAGCATCCCGTCGAAGTCTATCACCTGCCCCCCGGTGTTGTCGATGACGGTCACCAGCGGGCTGCTGCGCAGGTCGTCCCACTGGCTGCATCCCGCGATGGGCAGGCGGTCGCTGTTGTCGAACACCACCACGCGGCACCCCGGCGTGTGCTTCCACAGCGAAAGCACGGCCGCGCGCGTCAGTTTCGGCGTGTTGTAGTGGACTATGGCCGCCGTCATCCCCGCGTTGCGAACGAAGCCGTCCATGTATGCCTGCTTCTCCGGCGTCCGCTCGTTGTACATGAAGAACCGGCCTGCGTACTTGCGGTCGAAGTCCTCCTTGCTCCTGTCGCCTACGCCCCTCTGGCACTTGTTCGACATCCACTCGCTGATGGTCTTGGTGGTGAAGTGCTTCAGGCAGGCCGCCGAGAAGTCGTACCGGCGGAAGGGCGACGGCCTTGGGTTGTGTGGGGTCGCCGGCACGTGTGGGTTCGTAAAGCAGACCTCTGACAGGCCGCCGCGCACGATACTCTTCACATGGTCGTTCTCAGGGAACCTGCGCTGCACGCAACGGTCGTATGGCATTGGCTCCGTGAAGCGCTCCGTCAGCGGCCTGCCGTCGTTGTAGATCATGCCGCCGTCGGTCATGCACATCCAGTTCACAAGGGCCACGTCCTCGTCCCTGCCGAACGTGCCGAGCCACTGCTTCACCGTTCCCTGCTTCATCACGAGGAACTCGTCGAAGTCGAAGAATGCCATCCAGTCATAGGAAGAATGGAATCCACGGTAGGTCTCGTTGTATGCCTGCGCCTGTACGGCCTCGCGGTTGCGGTAGTCATGGACCGACACCGTCCCCGCATCTATGAACGTTCCGAGCACATCCTCGAAATGCTCCTCTCCGTCATGGTTGTTGTCGAGGATAAAAATGTGGTCGAAGCCCAGTCCGAGGTAGTGTTCGACGAACTCCCTGGCATACATGTTCTCGCGCCTTCCGATGGCCACTACTGCCGTCCTCATCGTCATGTCCTCCGTCTTCAAGGCTTCAGCCGCCTCCAGTTTCGCCCGTATCTCCCTTCGCACTATCGCCGCGCGGACCTGCCAGTCGCCGATGTGCTCGTTGTCGTTCAGGCACACGATGCCAGCGCCGGGGTCGCGTATGATATCCGCCACCCGCGCCGTCGGCGTCGTGTCGTCAGTATAGTGGCTTGGCGGCCTGTGGTCCACGTAGCGCCCGCTGTACTGCTGGTAGAGTTGGTATATCCAGTTGTTGGCCGACCGGTCCGTCCGCCTGAGCGGCGAGATGTACATGGCTATCTCGCCACCGTGCCTGCGCCACACCTCCTCGCAACTGCTCTTCAGGATGGCTGAGAAGACGTGCCCCGTGTCCGGGTACGTCTTCGTGAAGTGCCTGCCGAAAGGCCTGCCTATCATGTTCTGCTGCCACATGCACTTGCGCTGGAACAGGCCAGGAGCGGCAGGGTATGCCCTGTCCGTGATCCTCTGGCACGGCAGGCCGTCGCGGAAGAAGTCCTCCGGCACCAGCGGCGACAGCGGGAACATGTCGTCGTTGGCATAGATGAACTGCTCGCCCAGCCCCGGGATCCTGTGCAGGAACATCTCCATGCACGGACTGGCAAAGCACGGGAGGTATCTCTGCGGCATGAACTCCCGGTGGAACACTACCCTCACCTCCGGCAGTCCGGCATGCTGCACGGCCAAGGAGCCCATCCACGGTCGCACCTGACTCTCCCTCGCCAGCAGGATGTATATCCGCCTGAGCCAAGGCATGTACTTCAGGCAGCACCGTATCAGCAGTTCCTCGGTTCCCCATGAGCGATATCGTACGTGTGTCTCCGGTGCGGCGCCGCCCTTGGCACGGCGGTACTCCGCCTGCCACTCAGGGTCGTCGGGAAACACCATCGGCACAATCAGGTCTATGTCTCGTCTTTGCTCCTCCATCTCCTTAGATGTATTTCTCGCCGTGGCGCAAGGCCTCCTTCTTGTACTTGTCGTAGGCCGCCACGATGCCGTCCGGGCCGTAGGGGCTGACCGTCAGCGGCTTCGCCAGCCGCTCAAGCAGGGCTTCCTGCACGGCGCTGTTGCGGTCGAGCGACGCCTGCAGGGCGGCAGGGTCGAAGCCCAGTGCCGTCTCGCCTGCGCCGTCGGTACCCGTCAGGCCGTCGGTCTCCGTAAACTCGTCGATGTTGCCGTCGGCAAAGGCACGGACGCCCCTTCTTGCGGCGCGCCTCCTTCGTGCGGCCAGCGAGCCGCCGTTGTAGAGCGTCTGTATGGTGTTCCATATCTCCGGCTCGTTCAGTTGTATGTTCCGCGTGGTATGTGCGTCGATGATGGCCTCCCTGCCCTTCTCGCCCACGAGGTGGAACTCCGGGCCGCTGGTGATGTGCGTCCTGGCATCCTTGCCCATGTACCGTGCCCGGTACGTCCTGCCGTCTGCTCCGTCCACGTTGTAGTGCCTGCCAGGTGTCAGCGAGGCGGGGTCGGTGAACTCGTTCACGTTACCCTCGCCATAGGTGAGCATGCCCGTTGCCAGCCGCCCTGCGCCGACCGACGAGCCCGTGGCCTGCGCGATCTGGCTCTTCGACTTGCTGACGGCATTCGTCGCAGCGCCCATGGCTGCGCCGAGGAGTCCCGTGAAGATGGCGAACACAGGTGCGGCGGCCCATCCCAGTTGGCTCCAAAGTTTGCCGAGCACCGAGGCCTCGTTCGCCACACCCTCCGCCGCCGTCTTTGCCATAAAGGCCGTGAGGCTTGAGATGGCGTAGTTGCCGACGGCCTGCAGGGCCATCATCTCGAACTTCTGCGTCGTGCTCAGGTTGCTGTTGGTCATGGCCTGGTAGGCTACGCCGTACATGTTGGCTGCCAGCGACATCTTGGCAAAGGTGCTCTGGGCACTGGCCGCCATGCTCTCGCCTGCCTCCTGCTGCCCCTTCTGTATCTCGCCCATGTTGGCGAGCATCTTCTGCGTGGCAGCGTCGCTCTGCTCCTGCCAGAACAGCATCGGGTTGTCGCCCAGCGCGTCCTTCCACTCCTGCACCTGTTCGGTCGTCAGGCCCTCCGGCGCCGCAGGGCTGACGCCCGGCGTGCTGCCTTCTGCCGTTCCGGCAAGTCCGGCCGGCTCTTCAGCGCCGCCCATGCCCATCCCGGTGATGGCATTGCTCAGTGCCTGTATGGCAAGCGTGTTGGCTCCCAGCGCGTCGGTGTTCGCGTCGATGCTGTCGTTCTGGAGCATGGCGTTGATCTGGTCGGTGATCATGTCGCTCATCTTCTGGTTGATGTCGTCCATCACCTTCTTCCATGCGTCGGCCACGGCGTTCTGCTGCTCTATCTCGCGGTGGCGCTCCAGTGCCTGCCGCTCGTCAAGGTACTCGTAGTGCGCCCGTGCGTCGCTGGTGCCCTCGTTGTCGATGACGATGTACGTCCCTGCCCCGGGCCCTCCCCTGCCCGTCAGGTTCATCTTCGCCCGCTCGTTGTAGTACTCGGCGTTGCCCGCGTTGCTCGCCTCGAAGAGTTGCTGTACCGACGACGCCATCAGGTCGCCCCACTCTCGCAGTTCCTGGTAGAGGCGGTTCTGGCTCTCCTCCAGTTGGTTGGCGATGGCCACGCGCTGCTCGTCCAGTTTCTTCTGTTCCTCGCTGAGTGCCAGGTTCAGGCTCTTGCGCACATGCTCGGCATCCTCGTGCTTGCCTGCCGCCTCCAGTTGGGCTATGCGCTCCATCCCTATCTTGCGCAGCATCTTGTAGTACGTCTCCTGCATCTGGAGGCGTATCTTCATCTGCTTGACGGCGATCCTGTCGGCCACGCGCTCGCTGGCCTGCCCCGCGCTGATAAGTGAGTTTGCGCGCTTCACCTGGTCTTCCCTCAGCCCGAGAGCCGACAGCGTTCCTTCAAACGCCTGCTTCATGCTCTTGCCGTCAGGCGTCAGCGCGTCGTTCCACTGTATCTCCACCTGCTTCTTTATCAGCGAGGCCTCCTTCTTGATGGCGTCCTGGATGGCGTCGTAGGTGGAGCGCAGTTGAGCCATCAGGCCCTCCTGCATCTTCGGGTTCCGGCGCAGTTCGTCCGCCCAGGCGGTCATACCCTTGTCGGCCATGCGGCGCATCACGTCCTCGACGGTCGCCGAGTAGGCGTTCTCCGCCTCGCCCAGCATGAAGGCCGTGCGCCTGACCTCCTCCGCCGCCTGACGGGCGTTGAAGTCGGCCATGTCTTCTCCGGCAGCCATCAGCCTGTCGCGCTCCCTGGCCATGTCGGCCGTCAGGATGCCCATCGTCGCAAGGTTCTCGCGCAGGTTCTTCGTGATGCCGTTGAACGGTCGCTCCTTGTCGATGATGTCCTGTATGGCCTGCATCTGCCTGGCGATGGCCTGCTGCTGCTGGAGGAAGTCCTTCTCCATGCCCTTGTCCAGTATGCCAAGGGCCTTCCTGTATTCCGTAGGGCTCTTCTCGCCGATCTTCTTCATGAAGCCTACCGTCTTGCCGATGGTCTTCATCACGAAGTCTGCGTCGTCGCCCGTGCGCTCGGCTATGATGCTGTAGATGGCGTCCTGCTCCTGCTGCGTCACTTCCACGCTCTTGTCTGCGTAGAGTGCCTGCAACTCGGCACGGCGCTGGTGCCACTCCGCCTCGTTGGCAAGCGTGCGGCTCTGCACCTCGCCCTGCGTGACGCCCTCCTCGTTGCCTGCCTCCTGTATGCGGCTCTTCCGCTCGGTGTAGTAGGCGTCCAGTTCGTCCAGATAGTATTTCCACTCCTCCTGGAGTCGCTTTTTCCTGGCCCTCTCCTTCTTCGGGTCCAGCCAGTCGCCCGTGTTCGTCAGGTGGCGGGCGTGCAGTTCGTCCTGTATCTTCAGGCGCTCCGTGTTGTACCACTCGATGACGGTGCGCATGTCGCTCGACATGCCCTTCTCGATGGCCTTCTTCAGCGCAGCGTCCTCCTTCAGCACGCTCTGCACGTCGGTGTCCGTCTGGATGGCGTTCACGAACTTGTTCATCTGCTGACGGCGATTGACAAGTTGCTCGGCGGTCATGTTCTTCCAGTCGGTGCTCTCTCCTCCGAGGGCGGCGCCCCACGGGTTCTTGGCGCTGTTGCCGCCGTTGGTGAAGTCGGTGTTGGTTATTTTTGTCTCTGCGCGCTCCATCGCGTCAACGGTGCGGATGGCCTCTCCGGCCACGGAGCGCAGGCCTTTCTCGTAGGTGGCCATGTTCTTCACATTCTTGTCAAAGACATCCTTGCGCTTGTCGTTGTCGAAGTAGTCGGCGTTGTTGGCAAGACTGTTGGCATAGTTGCGTTGCTGCTTATAGACCTCTACTGCCAGTTTCTCTTTTTCCTCACCCTCTGCCTTCTGGTATTTCGTGACAAGTTCCTGCCAGTCCTTCTGTATAGCATTGAGCGACGCAACAGCCTTTTCACGGGAATCTTTGCGTGACGCGTTTACCTGTGCTACAAAACGGCGGTTGACGATTTCCTCTTGGGTTTTATATTCCTCAATGGCCTTTCGGTAGTCCTCAAACTGTTCCATATAGCCTTCAGATACTTCCTTCATTTTATTGTCGGCAAGGATCTTCTTTACAGCCTTCTGGTACTCCTTGCTGTCCTTGGCGTATTTCTGTGCCGCCTCCGAGATGGCTACAGACACGCGGGCGGCTGCATCATAATCTTTTCCGAAGAACATCTGCAAGGTACTTTCTACGCTTGCGGCCTTCTTGTTCACCTTCCCGCCGAACTCCTGCTCAATGCCTCCAAGGGCCGCCTCCCTCTGTTTCAGGGTGATGGTTTCGCGCAGTTTGGAGTTGATCAGTTCACGGGCCCTTGCCAGTTGCTCTGCGCTGCTCGTCTCGCTCAGCATGTAGCCGAGATAACTGCCGTACTTCGAGTTTATTTCCCTGATGGCGGCGGCATGGTCGGCACTGGCCTTCTTCAACTTGTTCTCCGCATTGGCGGCATCCCCGCCAGCCTCCTTCACCTCTTCCAGCCTTCGTCTCGACTTCTCCAGTTCCACATTGGTCTTGCTGACCGTATGGAACAGTTCGCTGAGCGTCCTTGTCTCCTTCCTAAGGTCTTCCTCCAACTGGGCTATCGCCTTCGACACCGCCGACATGGCTGATGCCGCGTCCTTCAGCGCCATCACAAGATACAGCACGGCACCGGCGGCGGCGGTGAAGATGTTGCCCCACTGCAGCTTCGTCATCTCGCCCTTGATAAAGCCGAGCATGACACCGATGTTACGCAGCCCCGTTCCGATACCCTTCAAGGCTCCTGTGGCGATGCTTATCAACTGTAGCCTTACCAGTCCGATATATAAGAGGATTGTACGAATTGCAACACTTATGCCGTTACTGCCTGTCAGCAGGTCAACAATCGTTCGCAGGAAATCTATGATGCCGCCGAGGAACCGCTGCGAGGAGTCGCCGACAAAGGCTTCCTCCAACTGGTTCTTCAGGCGCTCCCACTTGGCGGCGGTGGTCTCGTTCATCTTGTCATACTCCTTCTGTATGGCTACATTCTCCTCGTAAGCCTCGTTGGCGGTGACAAGATGCTGGCGCAGGGTGTCCACATTCTGTGACAGGCCGGCGAACACGATGCCCGCACGGGCTCCCTGCTGGTTCAAGTCCTTCATGATGTCCTTCATGCCGGCCATGCCAAGCATCTGCTCTATCGAGTCGGCATCCATGCCGCTGTCCTTGATGCGCTGCAGCACCATAAGGATCACCTCCATGCCTCGCCCTGTGTCGAACAGGTCGCGGATGGTCTCTGGTGGCACGCCGATGGCCTGTGCCAGAGCAAAGGCGTTGTTCTTTATGGCGGGAATCATTCGCGAAAGGGCAGTAGCCGACATCTCAACGCGCATACCGAGGGCATCGACGGTTGAGCCGAGGGCGGCCACCTGGTCGATGGTGATGCCGCTCTGGGCACCGACGGCACCGACGCGCTTCACGAAGTCGGTGATGGCGGGGGCAGTAGCGGCGCTGGTGGCACGCAGGCGGTCGATGGTAGAACCTACCTTCTCCATGGCCACAGCCGTGGCACTGGAGCCGTCGATGAGTCCCTGCTCCATCTGCTTGCGTATCTTGTCTATCTCGCCCGTGGCCAGTGCCACCTTCAGCATCTCCGTGGCACCCTCCTTACCCATTTCGGGCAATGCCACCATCAGCTTGTTGGCGGCTTCCGTGAATCCCAGCACATCCTCCTCAGTCTTCAGGCCCAGCTGTCCGGCGGCAACACTCAAATCGAGAAGCCCGTTTAGCGTTGTACGCGTATCCATCTTCTTCAGCTCTCCCGACAGCCGTCCTACCTCGTCGGCAGTGAAGCCCGTGGTCTTGCGCACCTCACCCATCTTGTCCGACAGGTCCATCAGGTCGCCCATCGTTCCCACGAGTTTGTTCATGGCAACGCTCGCACCGACGTAAAGGCCGACGTAGGTCTTCAAGCGGCTCCATGCCTTCTCGAAAGCGCTGGCCGTACCCCTTGCCTGACCCTCCATGACCTTCAGTTGCTGTTCGGCCTGTTTCACCGACTTTGCCATTTCGTCGTACTGTTTGCGGTTCTCGCCCAGTGCGCCGTCCATGCTGTTAAGCTCCGCCTTGGCGCGTTTGATGGCGGCACGGAGTTCGTCGAGGTTGTCGGCGTTGATGGGATTATCCAGGATCTTCTGCATCCGCTCGTGCGAAATGCCGACATTCTTGAGTTCGAGATTAAGACCCTTGAGCGCCTTCTCATATTCCTTTATCTCCTCTTCGTTGTACTCAGCCATCTGAGTATTACCCGCACGGCGATGCTGCTTGACCAGCTCGCGGTCAATCTCTATCGCCTTCTCAATGGAGGCAATGGCCTTCTTGATCTCGTCTTCCGTAGCAGAGAAACCGTCCTTGCCGGCCTTGCCCGCCATTTCCAGCGCTTCGCCAAGGTTCATCAGTTCGCCGGTGGCTTCCTTGGCGACCTGTCCTGACTTTGCCAGATAGCCGTCAATCTCTATAATCAGGTTGGCCTGATCCTTCTGCGGGAGTGAGTTACGGTAGGCTTTCAGTGCCTTGGCATTTTCCATGATTTGGTCGGCACTGGCATTGCTGGTGTCACCACGGAAGAACTGCAAAGCGGAAATACCCTGACCTTTTACCAAGTCTGCCTCCTGCTCCTTTTGAAGAGCGCGGACTTTGTTCAGGTTCTCGAAGTATCGGGCAATTTCGTTGCTTGCCGCTTTCGGGTCGTCTGCCATACGCTGCCAGTATTGCTCCTGTGCTCGTAGTGCTGACTGTGTAAGACCTGTGCCGCGCCGCAACTGCTCTTCCATAGCCTGATGCGATTCCTCTCGCTTTTTGGCAGCTTCTTCTACGGTTTTCTGTTCACGCGCGGCGGTACGCTCCGCCTCCACGCCGTACTGCTTCAGGTGTTCCTCGGCACGGACGATATTCTCCGCCAGCCGTTTGGCTGCAGGGTCGGCCGTGTTATAAGTCTGGATAAGCTGCTTTCCCGCCTCTATGGCCTCACGTATTTCCTTCTCGCTATAGCCGCCAAGGTCCCTGCTTGCAAACAGATCAATGCTCCGCTGCTGTGCAGCAGTCTTGCGGCTCTGCTCCTCTGCAATCACCTCCTTTAGCTTTGCCTCGTAGTCGGCCAGTTCCCGGCTGCCCTTCTCGGCTCCGGCCACCATCGTCTCCCAGTATTTCTTCACCTCCTGCAAGCCGGCGTCAGACAGGGTGGTGTTTAGGTTCTTCATCTGTTGGTTGATGCGCTCGGCAGCTTCGCTCTTGGCCATCTGGTCAAGGTAAGCCCTACCCTGCTCCACCATCTTGTTGTACTGGAACCAGACGGGGATGCCTTTCTGTACGGAGTCGCGCAGTTTCTCCGCCTCCTGAACGGCGGCTTTCACCTCAGACACGCCGAACTTGCTGGGATCGCCAAGGATAGACGTCAGCTCTGCGCGTCGGCTGCTGCGGGTGTAGCCGTCGATCTTCTTCAGGGCCGCCTCTGCCTTGTTGAACTCGGTCGTGCCCTCTGCCGCCCCGTTGCGCTGCGCCTCCCAGTAGCGGCGCGTCTCTTCCAGCGCGTCGGCCGAGAGATTCTTCAGGTCGCGCAGGCGCTTGTTCATCGTCGTCGCCAGTTCCTTCTCCAAGCGCAGTTGCTCAGCCTCGCGGGCTGCCTGCCTGGCTGCTTCGACGCCGTAGCCCTTCAGGAACTGTTCGGCACGGACGATGTTGTCGGCCAGTTGCTTTGCCTCCGGCGAGGCGGTCTTGTAGGTTGCCAGCAGCTCCTTGGCATTGGTGATGGCGGCGCGGATGTCCTCCTCGCTGTATTGTCCGAGGTCCTTGCTGCCCAGCAGGGCGCTTGCCTGCTCACGCTCCTGCCGGCGGATGTTGGTCACGTGGGTCTCCATCTGCTGCAGCTGCTGGTTGTACTTGTTCCATTCGTCGGTGCCCTTGGGTATCATGGTGAGGATCTCACGCAGCCCCTTCATCTCCTTGTCGAGTACGGACTGCGCTATCGTGCCGCCTCTGTCGAGCGTCTCGATGACCTTCTGCGTGTCGCGGTCGAGGTTATTCAACTGCTTGCGGCTTTCCTCGATGACGATGTTCAGTTCGCGCTGCTGCTGCAAGTCCTCCGGGTCGGTCTCTCTCACGGAGCGCTTGCGGGCTTCGGCGGCATTGATGGCGCCCTTCAGTTCTGCACGGCTGCTTGCCTCTATCTCGCCAAGGCGGATGTTCTTTACCACCGTCTCAAGGGCGGTGGCTCCCTTGACGAGTTCACGGATGGCCTGGTCGAAATTCTTAGCCTGCTTGGTCATCTCGCTGAACTTCCTAGCAACGTCGAAGTCCACTCCGTTGGCATCCTTCATCGTCTTGATGCCTTTGTCAAGAGCCTCACGCATACGTTCGGCCTCGTCGTGAGCGTCCTTTGAACTCTGGCGCAGCGATTCGAGAGCGGCATTGGCCCCCTTTGCGTCGGCGCGGAACTGGATGGTTGCTAAAGTTATCTTGTTGCTCATGTTCGTATGTTTGTTTTTTTGTGTTTGCTGCGCTATCTCCTGCGGGCCATCATCAGGCGGTTAATCTCCTCGGCGTTCTCGCGGTTGGCACCAGCGGCGTATGTCATGAAGCCCAGGCCCATGAACGAGAAGTGATCGACCAGCAGCCGTTCAAACCGCTTTGCTTGTTTTCGCATCTCGGCGGTGGAGTGCGGTTTTGCCCTGCGCTTTCGCCCACGGACTGGTATAGGCTTCCATGCCCGCTGCATAATCGGGTCGATGGGAGTGTAGGGGTTGTTCTTTCCGACGGCAAGTTCGACGAACTGGCCGTATTTCATGTAGGTCTCCTGAAACACCTCCGCATCGCCGCCGGAGTCGCTCCACGCCTTCCAGGCTATCGAGCGTATCAGTTTCCCGCTCTTGATGGCCGACAGTCGCTTGACGTTCCTCTTTGCATCAGTCTTTCCGTGCATGATGAAGCGCCGGATTAACTGCATCACCTGCTCGTCCCTCCAGTCGAACTTCGTAGCCAGTATCTGATCGGCATACGGATCTTTTTCCCTGAATCTCTCGTTAGCCATTTCCTTCTTTGCTGTCATTCGTTACGTTCATCAGCCTGACCGTCACCTCGGCCAGGCAGTGCTGCCATCGGCGCTTCAGTTCTCCGCCCTCGCGCTCGATGGTGTCGATGCGCTTGTAGAGTTCGGCTTCGAGCAGGGTGAGCGACCCGGGGCCGCTGACGGGGATGTCGGGCTTCTGCAACTCCTGTTCGCAGAAGGCCACGAAGCGCGTGGTGCGCAGTGCCGAAGCGGCACGCGCCAGGCGCATGCGCTCAACCAGCGTCCGGTAGTACTCCTTTGTGTTCCTCTCAGGCTCGGCCTGTGCCTGTGCCTCCTTCTCACCCTTGCGGGCCATCCTCTCCAGCAGTGCCTGGGCCGCCAGTTCGGCATCGTCGGGCTCTGCCGTCATCGGCGCGGCGGCTACGCCCTCAACCCTGAGTGGCTGTGGCTCCTGCTCCTGCCTGCGCCGGAATATCCTGTTGAGTAAGTCCATGTGTCTGTCGTCTTTTGGTTCATGCCTCCTCGCCGGCGATTGTCTCCACGGTGCCGGTCTTTGAGTTGTCGAGCGTGGTGAGCGTCTGCTGCACGATGTGGAACTCGGCATTGCCTTCGGTCCATCCGTTGAAGGCGCAGACGGCCGTGTTCAGGAAGTTCAGGTACAGCCGCTGGTGGATGTTCAGTTGCTGCTGCTTCAGCAGGTGCAGTTCGCGCACGGCAGTGCCGCCGTTGCTGGTCTTCACCATCGGCACGCCCACGAGTCGCGGGTCGATGCCCAGTGCCAGGAATATCGGCGAGGTGGCCAGTTCCAGTTCGTCCTTGCCGGCCTGCGCAGCCTCCCTGACGGTCTCTACGACATCGACCACCTCCACGTTCTTCTGCTGCTTGCCGTCCTTGCCCTCCCACATGAACTGCCGCATCATCTTGCCGTTGTTCTCGCGCTGCTGCAGGAAGTCCTCGATGCTCTGGTCGAGGTTGTCGATGTACTTGTCTATCTTGTCCTTGTCGCCGGCGATGCCCATGTCGTGGCACACCATGTCGAGGTAGTCCAGTGAGATATAGATGATCTTGCCCCACGACGTGGAGTTCTCGCGCGCCTTGTACTTGTCGTACAGGATGGTGGCCGAGAAGTCGAAGGCCTTCGAGGTGAAGACGCTCCACCAGGCTGGCTGGGGGTAGTAAGTCTTGTTGAGCGACGGGTAGAACGTCGGGCAGACCACCCACGTCGGACGGTTCTTGATGCGTGTCTTCTGGTTTGAGTCCACGATGTATCGAAGGTCGGAGAGCAGGTGCTGCGGCATGACGGCGTCGTACATCTTCACCTTCAGCGTCTCGGCGGTGCCGACGGTCCTTGTGCCGCCGATGCCGAGCGTGCGCCACTGGTCGCTGAAGTAGCAGTGGTTGATGTGCCGGTTCTCGTTCATCTTCTCCAGGCGTGTGCTGTGGCTGGGCAGCATGCCCACCTGCACCACCCTGGGGTTCCACTTACCCTTGCGCCCGCGCTGCAGTCCCACCGTCGGGAAATGGATGTCCAGACAGGTGTGGTCCTGCATGCACTGCGACAGGTGCAGGTCGAGGTTGTTGTCCTCCAGGAACTCCTTGGCGCCCGGGATGTGCGTATAGGTCGGCTCCTTCCCTTCGCCCTCCTCCGGGCTGTCGGGCTCGTCCTCGCCGTACCAGACGCGCTCCCATGCCTGCAGTGCCTCGCGGGCACGCTTCAGGGCGTTGCTCTCCTTGCCTGGCTTCCTGTCCGGTTCGCCCGTCACCACGCCATCAGTCAGGCCGAGCGTCTCGTCAAGCGTCGGTGCCTCCTTCTCCTCCAGTTCGTCCACCCTGTCGCGCAGCCGCTCTCCGGCATCTTTGTAAGGCACCAGTTCCCCGTCGGGGAATCGGTACATCAGCCTTACGCCGAGACCCGATATCAGGTCGGCGATATAGCGCAGGGGCGCAGCCGTGTAGGGGCTCGACCATGCCAGTGCGGGGATGACCGACGGGATGTTGTTCGCAGCGCCCCACTTCACGTAGCCCAATCCCAGAGGATTGCCGTCGGGGCCTGACACGCTCTGCACGGTGTTGTCTCGCCCGTCGAACGACCAGGCCACCCTCGACAGCGGGCCGCTGCTCCATGCACCGCAGCCCATGTCAGCCGCCATGTCCTTGGCTTCGGCGTTGGCAGCGTCGCCGAGCGCCAGCGAGATGTCTTTCACGCGCCCCGGCTTCAGCATGTCGATGGCCATGTACCTTTTCGCCAGCAGCGAGTTGTGCAGTTCGCGGAACTCCTTCTCCGTCTTCGGCCTGTGGATGGTTATCCCGCTGCCACCTTTGCCGCTATTCTTTCCTTTCTTTCCCATAGATGTCTTCGTGTTGATAATCTGTCAGAAAGATAGCGTTTCACACGTGCGCGGTCAAGGGCGAAAGGCAAACATCCCTCGCGGCATACCGTCATACAGTCAGCGATATTCTTTCCTGCGCCTTTTCGTAATACGTCTTATCCAACTCGAAGCCGATGTAGCGCCTGCCTTCCTGCAGGGCGGCGACGGCCGTCGTGCCGCTGCCCATGAACGGGTCTAAAATTACCCCCCCCGTCTGGCTGCTGTTCACTATCAGTTGGCGGACGATGTTCAGCGGCTTGATGGTCGGATGCTCCCACCGCTTCTTGTCGTCGGTGTTCGTCGGCTGCAGCCAGTACTTGCGCTTCGTCTCATACGTACCATACACCCGTGCGCCCTTGCCCCGCATGAACACGATGTACTCCGTGTCGCTCAGGTACTTGTTCGAGCACGTCGGCGTTGGATTCGTCTTGTGCCACGTCAGCAGGTCGAAGTTCAGCCTGCGTGCGACCGCATAGTCGAGCAACTGCGGCAGCAGGTCCTTGTTGCAGAACACGTATAGGTTCGGGATCCTGCAGAGGCGGCACACCTCGTCGAGCACATCGGTGGCAAAGCCCTGCGACATCGGGAACAACTCGGCATGGTATGCCCTACCCTTCCCGCCGTCCTTCAGCGAGCCGAACGCCCCGCCGCCAGTCGTCGCCTTGAACTGGTACGGCGGATCCATCACGCACAGGTCGACGCAGCCGTCCGGCAGGGCTCTCATCCCCTCCAGACAGTCGCAGTTGCGTATCGTGTCGAGTTGTATCATCCGCTGGAAAGATATTAACGTCCTGTCAGAAAGACAAGGGCATGCGAGGCCTGGAAGGACGTTGGTAGTAAAAATAATCGCCGAAAAGTTTGGTGGATTCGGAAATTCTCCGTACCTTTGCACTGGAAATAAGGCACCACGAACAGTGGCGGTGTTCCCGAAAGTCCTTAAAGGTGGGGTCTTCGCGTCGGACTCTGAAGACAGCGCTTGTGCATCCGACATTAAACAAACACCGACAAGATCGGGACGAATAGGCAAATAGCCGTCCGAGAGATTCAATAGAGGGGCAGGCCGTAAGGCTTGTCCCTCGCTTTTTCATTGTGTCCTCAGGTTGGAGAACCGCCCGCGCAGCCCGCCGCCGATCTTCGGCTTCCCCTCAGCACATTCCTTGATCCCTAATATCAAGTCGTCGAAAGCGTCGGTTATCGTGGCGCGCTCACGCTTATCGCCTCCTATGCCGTCTTCCGAGCGTAGTTTCTCCGCATCCTTGTATTTGCGGAACGTGCCTGGGACGATGGCGCAGTTCTCGATAGCCGCACGGAGATAGACACAGCGGTTTGCCTCGCGGTTGATGAATATCGAGGGCGATGCAGCACCTGCAAAGCAGTCGTTGATATACTGGTACTTGCGCTCATGCCGCCATGACGTGAACTCCGCACGTGTCACCTTAAAGCCGAAACTGGTCAGTTCGTCGGCCACTACGATGTCGAAACGGCTCTGCTCAGACTCCTCCAGGGCATACGCCTTGCTGGCTCCCTGCTTGATGCTGCTGGCCACGTAGAAGATAACCTCCTTGCAGCCACGGCGCAGGAACGGGCGGTAGTACTGGGCGAAGAGCCTTGACAGTCCGCGCAGGCGTACCTCACCCTGCACAAAGAACTCCTTCATCACCATCACCGCCGCACGGCCCTGATGTATGCGCGTCTGGCCGACCACAAAGCAGTTGATGTCCGAGTTGGCGTCAAGCGCTATGCGCAGCGGCTCCTGATAGTCCAGGTCGAGGTCGAGCGAGCAGTCCTCGCCGTCCTGCTGCATCTGGTCCCAGTCCAGCGACTCGCTCTCATATTCCGTCGGCCACCGCTGCACGTCAAGAGCCTTACCCTTGATGCGTGTACTGTATTTGTCGAAAACCAAGTCCGTGATTTCCTCGCTGACGTAGGTGTTCAACTCAGAGAAGTTACAATAGAAGCCCTCGCGCGCATTGCCACGGGGCTGTCCCAGAATCTGCAGACGGAAGAGCAGGTCGGGTAATTCCCTCTTCATCTGGCGAATCCACGCCTCACCTCCTAAGAGTGCCGCATTCTCGATGCTGCTAAAACGCCAGAAGGTCTCAGACTGAGTGCGCAGGGCGTACAGTTCTTTCAGAAAACTGTCGTTCTTGGCAAGCAGCGCAGCCTGTTTTGGATGGTGCTTCTCCAGATAGCGGAGTTCTGCCATCATCACCTTGATCTTCTCGTTGACCTCGTGGGTCTCAAACTCGGCCTCCTTCTCCCACTGGCATTCGCGGGCGTTCAGTCCGGCATCGCTCACCCAGAGCTGAGAGAGCCAGTGGTTGTTCACCTTGGGGTCTGTACCCCTGCCCCACTCCCGTTTTTCCACTCTACGTGCAGACGGCGGCATGAAGTCACCACGCAGTGTAGGCAGTACTTCTTCTTTCACGCGCTGCCACGGCATATACTTGGTCTCGTCACCCATCAGGGCAGCAAGGTTCAAGCCGTTAGCACTACCCTTGACAGCAAGTGATATTTGTTGCCAGACAAACCCGTTGGCAAAACTGACGCAGTTCTCCCACACACGGGGCTTTGCCAGCGGCATAGGCCATCGCAACCTGGCGGGCGGCCGACCGAGGAAATAAATGAAACCCTCTGCAAAGCCCAGGAGGTTCATCACCTTCAGTACGTTGGGCATGGTACGGGTGTAGTTCTGCTTGGCACTGGCACCGCAGAAGCCGCCCATCATCCTTGGCAGTCCGATGGTGACATCCGCCATATTGAAGGCAAGGAATGCCGACTTACCCGTCGCGCGCCCTGCCAACACCTTTGTGGAGCGCGAGCCGAAGTTGCGCACCTTCTTCTGCCACGGGGCCATATACACCTTGAAGCGCCCGTCGCCCTGGTAGTCCATGTAACCGCCCTCCGACTCTGATTCCGGATCAGGGTCTTCCACGTTGGGTAGCATACGGGCTTCCAGCAGGTCGCTGCTCACGTTCGGGTTACTGCCTATCCTGCTCATGCCGCTCTTCCTCCGTCACGCCGCTCCGTGCCTCCATCGTCTCGACCATCCTGCTGATGTCTTTCTCTTTATCGTCCACGTAACCGCCGTACTTGGCCATGATGCGCTTCATCTCAGGATCGTCAACGTCCTCCTTGGTCTCGTCAACCTCCCTGGCACTTGTGGTAACCACCGGCGGCAGGAACGAAAGCCTGTTCATGTCGGCTCTGTCCTCCTCCGGCTTGTCCAGGCCGGCCACGTCGTACAGGCGCTTGCTGCCTTTGTCGAGGGCCATCACGTCGTCGTTCTGCATGCCTATTTGTATCATCTTGTCGGCGGCGGCATACACCTTCGCCCGCGACTCCGCACGGCTCGGCGGAGCCACGTGGTCGCGGACGAACTTGAACAGCATCTCGTCCATCTTGGCGGCACGCGTCTCGTTCGGTGCGCCGGAGAACTGGCCCCTCACCATCTGGCGGAACAGTTGGTAGGTGTCCAGCCACGGGTTCCTCACCCACTGCCAGTAGACATGCTGCACCCTCGCCAGCCTGCGCCTCTGGTCGGGCCGCAGGTTCAGGTCGTCGATGGGCACGCCGCTCTCGAAGTGCAGCAGCGAGCACGACATCAGTTCCTGTGGTAGCGTCGTCTTATCCATATCCTAAATGTTTCGGTACTCGTTCTTCGCGTCGAACGACGGGCACTCCTTGATGCGCTCCCACGGGTCGATGACGCCGTTGCCGTTCTTGTCCTCAGAGAAGTCGCGGTGCCCCTGTATCCTGGCCTTGGGGTACAGCCGCCTCAGGTCCATCAGGAGCGACAGCAGTTCTGCCTTCTGCGCGTCGGTGCGCGTGTCCTTCGCCTTCAGGTCCTTATACAGTTTCCTCGGGTCGTTCTCCAGCCCGCCGACGTACACCACGCCGATGGAGTATGTGTTGTAGCCGCTGACGTGCGATCCTGATATGTCCACGTCGCGCCCCAGGTGCGTATGCCCCTTCAGGTCCACCACGTAGTGGTAGCCTATGTCGCTCCATCCCTGTGCCTTGTGCTCGCGGCGGATGTCCTCGACGGTCTTCGCCTGTCCCTCGCGCGTCGCCGTGCAGTGTACCACTATATAGTCGATCCTCCGCCTGCTCTTCTTCAGCGTGATGTCGCCGTGCCGGATGGAGTCCTTCGCCGCGACGGTGGTCACCGCCGCCTTCGCCGCCGCCAGACCCATGGCCGCCAGCGTCGCAGGCCCTGCGAGGCCGTCGGCATTGAGCCCGTGGGCCTTCTGCCAGTCCATGACCGCCTCGGTGGTGCGTCTGCCCCACACGCCGTCGGGGTAGCATCCTGCCACCCTCTGTATCTGTCTCACTACCTCACCGCGAGACCCTTCCTTGTAGATTGTTGCCATTGCATTCCGTATATTATTCAATTGTGATTCATTCCACCTCCTCGGCCTCCTGCCAGCCGTCGTCAGGCACGTAGCCGTCGCGCTCCCTGACGTACATCACCCGCATCCCTCCGAGGCTGTGCCACCGGAAACCATACTCCAGCAGTCGCCTCTCCGCAGCCGGCCACGGGTCGCCGGCGTCGAAGGTCGCCCTGAGCCCCATGGCGTCGCGCAACTGTCCCTGGTCCATGACCTCCACGCCGATGTCGAAGTGCGGCATCGGCATCCACCGCTCGTTGAATGCGAGCACCGCATCCTCCATGTTGTCGCTGATGGCGTCCAGGTCGGTCACCTTCCAGTCGTTCTCTTTCTCTTCTTTTTCCATGGCCTACGTCTTGGCATTGTCCTTGGCAGCCGGACGCTCCTTCCATTCCTCGCAGCACATACGGGCGTTCACCAGCATGCAGTTGGGAGGACACTCTCCTGTCTTGTGGTTGTCGTCCGGCACGACCGATGCGCAGTTCATACAGTTTCTTCTCATGCCTTGCTGTTTTAGTTACTGTCCTGTGCCGAGCCTGAGTCCTGCCCGTCGCTGGAGTCCTCCGACGGCTGGTCGGGGTCCACGTACAGGTCAGGGTCCACGCATAGGTCCAGCGGTTCCATGCGCTCAAACTGTATCACTATGCCGAACCACCCATTCTCAAGCGGCCCAACGGTGTTCACGTCGATGCCGATGCCCTCCACGTCGATCATGGCGAAGTCGCCCCTTATGTTCTCCTCAATCTCCTTCATGTGCCTCACGTAGAGCCACGACAGGAAGTTCCGGGCGTGCCACCACGCCTCCTCCTTCGCCTCTGCCGCCGCGTCGCCGTCGGCCATGTCGCGTGCTCTCACGAAGAAGTATATCGGGTAGTTCCTCGTCGGCTTGGCGAACTGGCCGCTTACATCGACGTCGCTCTCCATAATCACGAAGGGCGAGAACTTGTTGGAGATGCTCTTCGCCATGTCCACCACGCCGCCCGTCGAGTCCGTCAGGTAGAAGCGTCTGTTGCCGTTCGTGGCGCTGTCAAGCATCGGCTTGTATATCCTGCACCACTGTCTTACTATGCTGTAGAATGTCATGCCTGCTCACTGTTTAGTTCAATCCCGTAGTGCTTCATCGCCGCCACGATCTTCTGGTCGGCCAGCGCCTTGTCCTTGGGCTCCAGCGTCAGGTACTCCTTGAAGTTCTCGCTCCACTTCGCCAAATGCTCCTCGCGCGTGTCGCCGTTGCCGCGTCTGGTGTCAGTGAGCCACTTGCGCAGTTCCCTGCGCCGTGCCTTCTGCTCGCTCGTCAGTTTCTGTGCGGTGTCAAATCGTTCACTCTTCGCTTCTTCACTTTCTACCACGTGCGCGTTGCCGAAGTCATCGACCGTCACCGCGCCCGTCTTCACCAGCCTCTCCCACTCGGCGTCCAGTTCGTCGTAGATGGCTCTTATCCTCTCGTCGAGCCTGGCGGCCGTCCTCGACCACGCGCCGGTCTGGTCTGCCGCCGCACCGCTCTCCATCAGCATGCGGGCGTTCTCCCGCGCCACGTCCAGTTCCCGCAGCAGGCCGCTCACCGTGGCAGCCTTCTCCTGCGTCTTCTGCGGCAGCAGGTGTACGTACTGGTCGATGTGCTTCGGCCTCACCGGCACGGCCTTGCCGCCCTGCGGCCTGCCGCCCGGCCGCTCCGCCGCCCGTGTGCCGCCCCGTCCTGCCGCATGGGGCTCCATGGCGGGTCCGCCCTCCGGTGCCACGGCCTTGCCGCTCGTGGCGCGCAATGCACTGTTCAAGACCGCCACCATCTGCCTGACGGCTCTCCTGGCAGCCTTCGCATATAGCAGGTCTGGCAGCCACGTGTCGGCGGTACTCATCAGCGCCGTCATCAGCACCGCGCCGTCGTTCCACGCCTTGCACTCCGCGTCGTTCCACACGGCACTGCACTGCACGGCGTTCTGGAATCGCGCCGCGTCGTCGCCCGTCCTCGGCAGCAGCAGGGGCGCCTTCTTCTCCAGCCACTCCCCCACCCTGCGGAGGTAACTCTCCTTCTCGGCCACCGACATGTTGTCGATGCGCCTCAGATACTCGTTGCTCTTGATTTTCTGTATCATGACATCTCTGTTTTTGTCTTTTCAGCAAGATATTATATATGATTTCCAAAGTCAAGGGCAACGACAAAGTTAATAATGCTTAAATAATTATTTGCTTATTTGCTTATTTGCTTAAATAATCATATCTTTGCGCCAAGTTACAACATTTTAATTCACTTTTTTATGGCAAAGAAAAACAGGACACACCAACTGCGCCATGTCGTAGTGGTGTCAAACAACAAGGGCGGTGCCGGCAAGACATCGACCGTGCTCAACCTCGCCTCGGCCATCGCCAGGCGCATCGAAGGCTACAGGGTGCTCGTCATCGACTGCGACCCGCAGCGCAACCTCTCCTACTTCCTCGGCTGGGACGACCGCCGCGAACTCGAAGGGTCACCCACCCTCTACACCGCACTGTGCAGCGAACAGCAGGGACTGCCAGTGTACCACGCCCAGAACGGGCTCTACTTCTCGCCCGCAAGCGTCAACCTGAACGGCATCGACGCCATCCTCTCGCTGCGCCCCAACCCGAGCAGGGCCCTGAAGGAAATCCTCGCACGACCCATCGACAACCGCACCGGCGGGGAACTGCCAGCGACCCTGCATGACGCCTTCGACTTCGTGTTCATCGACACACAGCCCGCCATGTCGCGCATGACCTACAACGCCCTCTACGCCGCCGACGGCTACATCATCCCTACCGAACTGGAGGAGGCCAGCGTGAAGGGCATGGCCAACATCGCCGTGGCCGCAGGCAAGGTGGGGGCCGAGACGGAGAACCTGACCATCCACGGCATCCTCATTACCAAACTCGACGGCAAACTGCGCAGCGCCCGACTCTACGAGCCACAGATAAGGCAGTCGTTCCGGGAGACGTTCACCACCGCCGTGCGCCGATCGAAGGACATCATCGAGAGCCAGGCACTCAGGGAGGACGTGTTCTCGTCCTACGGCGGCGGAAGGGCGGCAGAAGACTATACCGCACTCGCAGCAGAATATCTCAGGAAGTTTGCTTAGTTGCTTATCCAAGCATTTAAGCATATACTTATTTAATAATATAAGCATTTGATTAAACAAGCATCCAAGCATATAATCTTCTAAGCATTTAAGCATACAAGCAATTGTGCAATCAAGCATTCAATCAAACAAGCATTTAAGCATTCAATTAGATAAGCATTATGGCAAAGAAAGACAAATTCGCACAGATGCAGCACGACGGGGTGGTGGGCTCATTCCAGGAGTCGCTCGTACAGGCTGCAGCCACAGTGGCCGCCATCGAGCGGCAGGGGGCAGAACAGGGTGGGAGGCCGACATTGTCGGCAGCCCAGCAGAACGACAGTAGCAGCAGTGCAACCGCCTGCGAGCAGCCGAGGTTCATGCGGCTCCCCAATCCGCAGATCCCGCTCGCCGAGTACAACCTGGTCAGCCAGTACTGCAACTCCTTCGCCAACATGACACGCCAGGACTTCGTCGAGTTGGCCATCATCGAGAAACTGCACAGCGACGCACAGATGACCGACGAGGAGTTTGCCAGAAGGCAGGCGGAAGTGCGTAGCCGGCCACCGAGAGGACAGCGCAAGGGAACCAAACAAACAAGCAGATAATCAAACAATCATCTAAGTATTCAAGCATTTAAGCATTTAATTAAACAATTAAAAACAGTACAACAATGAAAACGAAAGCATTCCTTACCGCGAGCCGTCAGGCACTCCTGGCGCTTGCATGTGTCACAGCCATCACCCTCACCGCCTGTGGCGGCAGCGACGACGATCCAAAGGCGGACGAACCCGCCGGCGGAGGCACCTCTGAGAAGACCACGCCGGTCACCTTCCAACTCAACAACGGCATCTCCTACATGTTCGACTATGCGGCAGGACGGTATGCCGGGTCGGACACCATTGAGGTGTACAACGGCAAGTACTATGCCGACGGCAGCAGTTTCCCTAACGATGTGGAGATAGACCTGAGTGTCGGAGAGCACCAGGTGGTATGGTTTGAGTTGCTCGGCAAGACCGCCGACAAGACCCGCTTCGACCCGCACACGAAGACCGTCACCATCGGCAAGGGCCAGACCGAGCCGTCGGACGTACGCTATGCCGAGTGCAGTATGAACGTGTCAGAATACCTACTGCCCAAACAGAAACTGGAGTATGCGCCGCTCAGCGCCCGCGTGGAGGTCATGTTGTCAGACAAGCCATCGGCGGAGGCGGCTGCCGGTGCCGACGGCAAGGTCGTGGCAAAAGTGAAGGGACTGCCGCTCGTCACGTCGGCAGAACTCTTCGGCAACGGCTACACGAAGTCTGACGCCACCGCCGAAGGCAACATGGAGATAGATCCGTCAAAGTCACTGATCCATGGAATCTTCACTTCCGGACGCATACTCTGTCCTAAAGAAGGACTTGACAACATACAACTGCAGGTCGAGGTGATGGGCAAAGACGGCCGCCCGATGGCCACCACCGTCCTGCCGAAGATATCCATCCGCCGAGGTCACGTCACCATACTATACGGACCGCTCTTCTCCGGCAGCACCGCCGACTGGCAGGTAGCGACGCTGTCGGCCGAGGAATACGAAAAAAGCAAATAGCCGTACATGACAGGGCCGTGCGCTAAGTTGTAAATCTGTCCGAGTTTCGCGCAGGCGCTTTTACGTCACCCCGCAGCGCATACGCGTTATAAATATGTCCGAGTTTTACATTTTAGTTCTTTCATAATAAACCTATAAATTTGTCTGAGTTTATGGGTTTATTTTTTTTTTGAGTATATCAGGATAGTAGGATGAGTATAGAGTAAGCCATGGCGCAACTGTCTGACAACCAATAGAGTAGGGTGGTGTTTTCAGACGTTTTCATAGTTTTTGTCCGACAGATTCACAGGTTTGTTCAGACAGATTCATAGGCGGTCACGGACGGATTAACAGCCGTTTTCGGACGGATTCACAGGTTTATTCCGACAGATTCACAGGCGGTTGCACGGTTTTGTTCCGGACGGATTCATAGGTTTCCTGCCCGTTTTCGGACGGATTCATAGGTTTCCGTCGGCTAATACGGACAGATTCATAGTTTTTCTCGGACGGATTCATAGGTTCCCTGTCAGGCGGAACAGTTTAGGAACATCTGCAAATCTCGGACGTTTATATAGTTTTTCTCGGACATATTTATAGTTTTACAAAACTCGGACAGATTCATAGTTTTCAATGTTTTTTCGTAACTATCTGAAAATAAATGCAAAAATGTTTGGTAGTTTGCGGACAATTTTATAACTTTGTCCCCGAAAGTTACAACGAATTAATATTAGACTATGGCAAGAAAGAGCAAAAAGGCCGAACTGCGCAAGCAGGAGATTATCAGCAATGTGCCCATCGACCAGCGCAGGATGATCACGCAGCCCATCACCTTCGCCTATCTCAACGGCGACATGTCGGTGATGCACGCCCGCATCCAGACCACCATCATGGACAAGTTGCAGGATCGTATCGCCCGTGCCGTCAGGAAGCAGCACGAGGGCGGGTTCACCGGCAGCCTGTTCAGTGATGACGACTTCCGCCCCGTCAAGGGTGTGTCTGGCAATTACCTGCACTTCTCGGTCAAGTATTCCGAACTGGGCGTCGATCCGGCAAACTACCGCTATGTCAGCGAGGCGGCGCGTGCCATGCAGGGCTCCCTGTTCTACGAGAAGGAACAGGACGGCTACGTGCGCTCCATCGTCGTGTTCCCCGTCATCGACGTGCCCGACGAGACCAAGAAGGAGCGCCGCACCGACATAAAACTCTACATGACGGAGAGCACCGCCAAGGACCTCTTTACGTTCACCCGCTACCAGAAGTACCTCAAGGATGCCGTGTTCTGCTTCTCCTCGGGCTACGCGGGCCGCATCTACCTGCTCATCAACGCCAACAAGTACGCGGGCACCTGGACCATCGAGTACGAGAAGTTGCGCTATATCCTGCTGGCCACCTTCAACAAGGAGAAGGGCAGGTACATGGCCGACAAGTACAGGGACATCCACGACTTCAAGAAGCGCGTGCTGGAGCCTGCCAAGCGCGAGATAGCCGATGCAGCCGACCATATCGACTGCACCTTCGACTACGAGTTCCGCTACCCGGCAGGCAAGAAGCGCGGCACGCCCGAGGCCGTCGTCTTCCACATCCACCTGACCGACACCGGCCGTAACATCCGACAGCAGCAGATAGAGGCCCACGACGCCATCCTGCAGCGTACCGCCGCAGGCGATGGCGCGGCCGTGGATGCCAGGCCTGAGCCGAGGAAGGCCCAGAAGACAGCCAATGCCGGCCTGTCAGACCAGCCAGAGGTGTGGTGACGTGTGATTCATGAAAAGAATGGTTTGATTGAATGGTAAGATGGAAGAGTACAGAGAGAGATGGCAGCAGTGCCTGCAGATGATCCGTGAGAAGATGAGCGACGACCATGCCTTCAGCGTATGGTATGGCGACATCGTGCTGGAGCAGTACGACCCCCAGGCGAAGACGCTGCTCCTGCAGGTGCCAAGCCACTACGTCTATGAGTATATCGAGCAGTGCGGCCTGCGCCTGATGGCATGGGCCCTCAAGGAGTCGTTCGGCGAGGGCGTGAGCCTGCGCTACCGCATACGGCATGAGGCCGAGCCCGCACAGGCGGCCGCCGCCACCTTGCAGCCGGGCGGCGACACGGGCGGTGGCGTGCCTGCGATACAGATGACAGGCGCCCGTGAGCGCCTGCGCAATGGACTGCATTACTACCTGAAGGGCGGGGAACAGTGGCTGAAGGGCTACGACGGTCTGGCCGACTGGCTCACCGACAACAAGGGTAGGGGACTGCTCCTGCTGGGCACGCCCGGTCTCGGCAAGACACTCATCTGCCGCAGGATCCTGCCGGTGTTCCTGGAGGAGCGGGGGATAAAGTCGGCGTTCGTCACCGCCGGTGAGATGAATGCCCGCATCGGCGACCTGCTGAAGCAGCGGTGCGTCATCATCGACGGGCTTGGTACCGAGGACCCGTCGCCCAAGCGCTACGGCACCGAGCAGAAGCCATTCTACGACCTCTGCAATGCCGCCGAGCAGGACGGCAAACTGCTGATCATCAACACCGGCCTGAGCACCACGCCCGTCAGCGACCAGCGCTATCCGGACTCCATCCTGCGGCGATACGGAGAGGCCGTCATCAGCCGCCTCCGTGCCATCACCAAGGTGGTCGTGCTCGAAGGCCCTGACATGCGCCGCTGACGGTCATCCGCCATGGCCTTCGCCGCGCTTCACGCGGCGCTGCCACTCGCGGCGCATCGCCTCCACATACAGGTCGGGCGTCCTCGTGGACGCGCAGAAGTCCTCTATCATGTCCACAGAAGGGTATTTCCTGCCGTTCATCCGCCGCGCATAGTCGCGGTTGTGCTCCTCCACGGCGTTCCAGAACTCCGCCCTGAGCAGCCGCTGCAGCGCCGTGGCCTGCCGCTGGCCGAAGTTCACGTCGAGCGTCCACGGCCGCAGTACCCCGTTCTTCGTCAGACACATCTTCGGGCACTCCACTGGCACAAACAGCCTCAGGCCGGCCTTCGTCATGCCGTACATACGCTCCACCACGCCAGGGTCCAGTTCCAGGCCCGCCTCGATGCAGTTCTTCCAGTTGGCCGACATCGAGTTGCCCACCGGCTTGGGGTCCATCATGTCCTCCGCCGTCTCCATCCGCAGCACCTCCCTGGCCCCAGGCAGATGCTGCACGCTCAGCACCAGTTGGTCTCTCACCCTGCACGCGCCGCCCAGTTCCTCCTGCAGCCACCCGTGCATGTAGTCCGTCATCCGTAGCCAGACAATCGCCGGCAACTTGTAAATTTTCTCTGCCATATCCGACGGCAAAGTTACACATTATTTCCGACAACCGGCGAATGATTTCCGTTTATCTGCAATTGCCCGTTTTTCTCCCCTTTTGCCTTGGCGGCATAACGATTGTGATAAAATCGAATAACACCTGACAATCAGAAAGTTACGTGACGTTTCCCCGCCTTTTGCGGGCTTTTAGTTATCTAACCAGAAAATAAAACAAAACCCGCTGAATATCAAATATTTACAAGCCAAAAAACGCACGTTTATCTGAAAATCGCGTTTTTCGCCGCTTCTTCCTTATCTATGTAATACTACATCTCTTTCTTTCCTCTAAGCACAATCTCATCATGTATGCGCGTCCTCCTCGCACTCCATATAATAATAAAAAATATACACAAATAAGGAAAAAGATTGATAATCAGATAGTTAGGTATATAATAGAGATATCTCCATTATTTATTTTAACTACTTTTCTATCAAGGGAAAATAGAAAAATGCGCAATTTTTAAATATAAGTGACTGACTATCAGTGATTTGTGAGTTTTTAAGCGATTATACAACCCCCAGATAACGGGATAAACACGCCGAAAAATTTTCTTTCAGGCGGCAGATAACCCGCTAATATTTTGGCACTTACGCAAAAAACCACTACCTTTGCACCCGCAAGACGTTGCAGATAAACGTCAGCACCAGCAATCTTGTAAGGATGCCATAATTACCACATAATCGCCTATAGGCATCCGTGCCGCCGCCCTGTTGTAACTTTTTGGGTGACGGCACATTTTTTTGCTGCCCTTGTCTTAGACGATACCAAATACTATCTTGGATGGAAAAACGACGTATCTATGTTCCACAACTACGACCCGCTCAGCCCGATGGATCCCTACATGCTGGATCCCCTCCCGTCGTCCGACGACCCGGACCAAACCATTGTCACCGGCTGTCTCAGCAGTGCCATCAGCCTGTTTATCGTCTTTCTCATCTTCTGCCTGTGCGGACTCTTCGTGTCGTGCGGCAGCACGAGGGAGATGTCATACGCTGAGCACCACCGCCTGGAGTCGCTGACCGACCGTCTTGACTCGCTGCTGGCTTCCAGGACGGTGGTGCAGCAGGATAGTGCCTGGCGCGAGGTGGTGCTCAGGCAGTTCGACAGTATCCGTGAGCATAGCGACACCAGCCATACCGTAGTGGTCGATACCGCCGGTAAGGTGGTCAGGGAGACGCTTATTATAAATAATGTGCGCGAGCGTACCAGCGAGAGCGACCGCCAGGAGCGCGAGATGCTGTTGCACCGTCTCGACGTGCAGGACTCCATCATCAGCGTGATGAGTCAGCATGTCTCTCACTCCGACTCGCTGCTGCAGTCGCGGCAGGAGACCGAGGTGAGGGAGGTGGACAGGCCTCTCTCGTTGTGGCAGCAGGCGCGGCTCCGTCTGGCCGACGTCATCCTCGTAGCGCTGGCGGTGCTCGTGGCCGTGTGGATGCTCCGCAAGAAGGCCTTCTGGCTCCGTCTGCTCCGAAAAATCATCTGATTCCGGGGCGGTGGTTTCCGTTTCGGACAGAAACGACGATTATGAAATAAACATTTAACACAAATTAATATGTCTTTGAAGACCCTTTCCCTTTCCGAACTGCGTCGTGTGGCCGAGCGCACGCGCCTCATAAAAACCAACCTTAACGGCAACGTGCAGGAGTGCCAGGAGCGCATCCCCTGGCGCGTGTGGTACGTGGCAGCGTCGAACGGCGACTGCATCCGTGGTGAGGAGTGTGTCACGCTCGCCGTCGATGTCAACGGCCCCGGTGCCTTCCCCTCCCGTCTGGTGCAGTTCACGGCTTCCGGTCAGACGCGCCGTCTGCGCGACTGCTGCATCCTCCGTGCCGACGACTTCATCCTCCGTGTCTAAACTAAAGAAATATGTTACCCAAGCAATACCTCCAGAAGTTCGCCGCCGCCGTCGTCAGGCGCAGCGGCATCTGCCAGGCCACGGTCGAGGCCGTGCTGCCCGCCGTGTTCGACGAGATACGTTATCAACTGTGTGAGGCCCGTGAGCCGTGCGTGCCCATCGACTCGTTCGGCACCTTCGCCGTTGTCGATATCCCTGAGCGTGAGCGTCGCTACACCTACAAGGATGTGGATGAGATACGCCACTACCCGCCGGAGAAGCGCCTGAAGTTCCGTCCGGCGAAGAACATGAAGCGCGAGTTGCAGCAGGGGCGGTTCGACCCCACGCGCCGCTCCTTCACCCGCCATCCCCAGGATCCCATCATCCGCAAGCGCCAGCACATGCACTACCAGGGCGACGGCGAACCCCTGCACATCGGGAAGGTGGAGAAGAAGGTTGAAAATGAGTCCACCGACAAATAGGTCACTCCATCCAGTCCTTTTATTCCGGCCCTTGGATTTTTCATTCCAGCCCTTGTTTTTAAAAAACGAAGGGCTATTTTTGTATGCATCTGTTTTACAATATTTTTTTAGACCATGCTTAGAATTTACATTGTACAGAATGAGAACGAGAAAGTGGGCACCGTAGGGCATCTAGTGTGCTGGCGGGCTGTTTTTTTGTAGGAGAGAAAGTTTGTTTTAGATTTTTTTGTATCTTTGCAACGTCAAACAAAAGTTACAACGATAAATGAAAGAGAATAATCAAAACATTACCGTCATCCTGAAGAGGATAGAAAAAGTAGAGTACGAACTTAGCGACATTTGTAAATGTCTTACTGAACTGCTTACACCTCCGACATCAGACACGGAGAAAGAAATAGATGTGCAATTCACGATGGATGATTTGTGCGAGGCGTTTGGCCATAAGCATAAATCCTATGCCGTTCGCCTGCGTAATGCACTGGCTCGAAAAGGTGTAACCACGCTCAGCCAGTTTCTTTCAATGACACCGGGTCAGTTGCTTGATCTTGACGGGATAGGTCCTGGCACATTGGAAAAGACAAACAAAGTAATGAAGAAGATGGGCATAAAATGGTGATCCTTCTTTTTGTATATACGCACGTGCGTATGAGTGCGTATGCGTGCGTATATACCTTTATAAATTATATATAGAGTACCTTTATAATATATATAATAATCTAAACCATATAAAAACATTCTCCTTAATAGTATGTTAATGGCAGATTATTCTTCTGCCAAATTGTTGTTTATATCAACGAATGGTTCTTTGCGGACATACAAACAAAGAATATTTATCTTTATCTTTTTTGTTTTATAAGAATAAACAACCACCAACGTACAACGTTTTCAGTTTTTTTTTCTTCATCACAGAGAAGACCCCGCGCCTCGCTGGGGTGCTGGGGTGGGTGCAACCACGGTGCAAACGGCTGCAAATATGCCCCATAGATAATGACACCCGCCTGTTATTTTCCACTGCACGCATGAATAAGCAATAACCTGCGCAGGTTAGATCTCAGTGCGCCATAAATAGACAACCCTGCATGCCTGTTAGTATTTATGGGGCCAAAATGGTGGGCAGAATGGGTCATAAATAACGACACCCGCCTGTTATTTTCCACTGCACGCATGAATAAGCAACAACCTGCGCAGGTTAGTTCTCAGTGCGCCATAAATAGACAACCCTGCATGCCTGTTAGTATTTATGGGGCCAAAATGGTGGGCAGAATAGGTCATAGTAAATAACACCCGCCTGTTATTTTCCACTGCACGCATGAATAAGCAATAACCTGCGCAGGTTGTTATTTATGGGCCAAAAATGGGGGTCAAAAATCCTCGCGCATAAAGAAATCCCGCATGGCGCGGGATTGTTAGACGGCGCACACGGACGCGCAGTTCGGCACGGACGCGTGCGGGTTTTATTTTATTAAAAAGCGTTAAATCTCTGATTTAATGCTTTTTGATAAAAAAAAACCTTCCTGCAGATGCTGCGCCGAACGAGTCGTATCTTTGCATCGTCAACAATCGACAAGCGTGTCACGTTGACGTTCTTACTTTGACTTGTTTACATACGATGCGAGGGGCGCAGCACTAAGTTGCAAAGGTTTGGTAAATTTGCCAAACGCCTACAATTTGTTGGGTTCGCAATGCGACTGGATGCACAACCATAAGTCCGGAGGGTAGTCAGCGGATGTAACCTGGATGATGTAACAATAGACTGCGTTTAATAACATCACGAAAAGGTGTAAAAAACTTTTGCAATCATTAGCGCAAATTTCAGTTGTACGGATTTTGTATGCGGTTTTTGTAGGAGCGGGGCACGTACCATTCCCAAAATGGTTGCAACCCTATGGGTATAATGGGCATTATCGCGACAATGCAGTAGGTGGCGGACTGCGTCTATTATCGGTTGTCATCGGTTCGATTCCGATGAGTTTGGGACTATTTTATGTTTCACTTTTAAGACCCCCAACCTATGGGCTAAATAGGACAAGTTATGATTACTACAAAGAAGTCTATCAACGCAGGTGTTAAGTCATTCAGTGCAAAAGCAATGTCGTGGAGTCAGGTTGCAAAGCAACTGTCCGGCATCGGTGGTTATATCGCTATCAGCGATAAGGAGAAAGTTCGCCCACTTGAACTTATGCAGTCTCTGGGTGTTCATGTTCTGAAGAACAGTTACACCCCAAAGGACATCTTCACTGCGTGGAGTGCTCGAATGATGAAAGACGGCAAAGTGTGCATCATGCGCTCCGTCGGCTATCAGGTGACTATCAACGGCAAGGAGTACACCCTTTGCAGTGAGAAAGACGGAGAATTTAAGACCGTATCGCAGTCAGTTCTCGTACCCCTCGTATCAGCAGCAGACAAAGGTGACAAGACCGATGTCGTAGTCAATGCTACTAACGTGCTGCGTGGCTTGCAGCAGAGTGTGTTTATTACCTCGACTATGGAGAAAATTCAGAAGAGCGCAGAAAAGTGCGCAGCCCTGAAGAGTGGTTGGGTGAATATGGGCGACAAGAAGAGCGAGAAGTGGGTACGTGTTGCAAAACTCGTCAATGGCTCCTGGGCTATCGCAGCAGAAGAGAAGAAAGTGGCCTCTAATGCACAGAAAGCAGCCGCCGGAACTAAGAAGAGCAGCACCAAGAAGAGCAGCCGCAAAGCAGCCTAATCGGTGGGAATTGACAGAACGAATTATTAACAATCAAAGCATACGACTATGGCTACATTATCGCAGATGTGTGTCCTGCCCGAGGAGTGGGGCACACCCTCTATTTCAGAGCAGATTGGCATGAGCAAACGCAGTGAGTGGCTAATCGCCAAGCGCAAGCAGCACGACCGCCTGATGGCGTATCGTGAGCGTGAACGGATTCGTGCGGAGCGTCGGGGTGTATCTGGCCGGTCTATGGAGAGCGACCGCAGCCGTGTGCGTCGTGAGACTATGGCGGACACTATGCCCCAGTTGGAGAACCGCAGCCGTATGTTCAACGAGGGCAAAGGACAGTTGCAGCCCAAGAAAGCAAAGAATGGCGCATCGAGGGAGCAGGCCGGAACCATCGGCAGGACTATCGTGGTGAAACGCTTTGAGGGTAGTCGTCTGACGTGTGTATGCAAAAGTAGAATTTACTAACGGCATCAGGACTATGGCAGAAGAAGCAAAGTGTATCATTATGCAGTTGCGCCCCAAGTTGCATGAACTGCGCGACGAGCGCACCTATAGCGAGCCTGAGGTCAAGGACATCCTGTTCGGATTTGCCCGTGACCTCGGCTGCAAGTGGGACGACGAGCGGCTGCGTGACTTTATCGAGACAGTTTTTGATTTTGACTAACCCCTAAAATTCGGAGGACGAAATTATGAAGAATAAACAAATTGCAGGTGCTATCCTGATGGCGCTGGGGCTCGCAGTGGCTACCGGTGCAGTGGTAAACGTGTGGCAGGCGCCCGTGGCAGTGGCTATGCTGCTCATGGGCGGTGCGTGGATTCAGGGGCTGACGGTGCGCGAGTTCGTGCGCCAGATCTTCACGGCAGACGAGCCGACAAAGTATGACTCTATCAGGCATAAAACAGGTATTAAAAAAGCAGCATAACTATGGCAAAGATTATGATGGGCATCGCCACCCTGTTTATTGGCGAGAGGATAACGTGCGAGTCTATTGCACAGACTATGCAAGACCACGGGCAGCAGGTGCGTGTGGAGAGTGTGACCGAGAATGATGTGTTTAACGTGTTATAATAAACCAAGTGTTCAACAATTCAAAAATTACAATTATGAAAGCAAAGACTATGGTAAGCACCGCCAAGAAGAGTGCGCGTATCGTATCTATCGCAGCGACTATGGCTGCAAGTATGCACCTGACATCCGCCGACGCAAAGGCTATGGAGTGTGCCTTCGCCGACATGGCGGAGGAGTATGGCGAGCACGCCGTTATCATCGACATGAACCCCTTCGACGGGTTTTGCGCCTAATATGGGAGGACAAGACTATGAAGAAGATTAAGGCTATTGCAACTAAGGTTGCTATTAAGATGGTGCGATTTTTGTGGATGGTAGCGGGTTTTTCCATCACGTTCTACGCTATGTATCTGACGGCAGCGACGCTGGCAAACGCTATCCCCGACGGCACACCGACATGGGTACGGCTGGCTATCGGTCTGCCGTGCATCTTTGTGGCTCCGCTGAGCGTGGAGTTTCTCTATATCGAAATCAGCAGGCGACTCGACCGCCTGACTGGGCATCGGGTATTGGGTATTCGTCACTATTAAACGACTATACGGCTATGAAACGGAAGGTTTACTATCGCCTGGCACAAGCGCGTCGCTGGGCGAACACGCCACGTGGCGAGCGCATTATTGTGCGGACTCTTACCGCGCTGACGTTTATGGGGATTGTTGATGCAGCCTTATTGACTATCGGCTGCATGATGTCGAACTAAAAATTGGAGGGCAAGACTATGTATGATGAGATTAAGGCAAAACTCTACGAGCGAGAAGTGGAGTTCGTGGAGACGGAGAGCAGGTTTATTAACGGCGGTCTGAGCCACACGAAAGAGGTGGCGCAGGCTATGGCGCAAGACCACCGCTATCTGGTGCAGGAGCGTGCCAAGTTGTGTATCGAGTATTTGAAGCAGTTGGCTATCTGTGAACGCAAGGGTCGCTTCGATCCGCGCAACGAGTGGGCCTGTAAGTGTGCCCGTGTGGCTATCGACGCACTCATCGAGAGCGAACTGCTCTATATCCCCTGGGACGAGAGAGAAGATTTTGGAATGAACACTAAGGCAGCATAATTATGAAAGCAAATTTGGAGAATCTGAAAGAGGCTATGCAGAAGTGTGCTACTGCGCACGGTGCAAAGTTCTGCGACTGGAGTGACGAAGACCAGTTGGCTATCGACAAGGCTAACGTGCCCGTGATGGCCGACGTGAGAATGATTTGCGAGGCGTTCTTCGGGACGTTCTCGCCTATAGACGAGGACTGGGGCTATACGGTTGTATGGCTCGATATGCCATTCCTACCCGAAGTGAACGTGCAACTGCTGAACATGGCCCTGCCCGTGCAGATGGCTATGGCAGCGTAAACTATCAAAACGACTATGAGAAGATTAGACAGAAGAGAACGTGCCAAGATGGAGCGCTTTATGAACTCGCTCGGCGTAGAGTACGACGAGGACGAGCAGGATACGCTGGCTATGGCAGCGTGAGTATTAACGGAACAAAATCGTAACAATAAAAATTCAGAGACTATGACAAAGAATGTAAAGGCCGCCGACCTTATCGGCAAGACAATCGTGAATGGTAACATGAAGTATGTCGTCACCGAGGCTATCGACGACGAGAAAATCAAGGTGGAGTTTACCTCTGGCGACCGTGCACCAGTGGCGATGCCTATGCCTGTGGCGCAGGTGGAGAAACTGCTGGCAGGCGGTTGGAAGTTTGCTGACGGCACTACCGCTACGGAGACCAAGGCGAGCGACGACGTGGAGGAGGTCGAGGACATCAAGCCTGAGAAGCCCAAGGCCAAGACCGTGAAGATGGGCGAGCCTAAGGCCGAAAAGCCCAAGGGCAAGGCTAAGGGCGGCAAATCACAGGGACAGGCACCTGATTCTTCGCAGGCTGCGAATAAGAAGAGCCAGTCATTCACCTATTCGACCTATCAGAACAAGAAGGGCAAGACCTGTGCCAAGATTGCAGGGTTCAAGGATGACGATGCGGTCTATAAGAAAGATACAGCCGCCGTGCTGCACGGAAGCCCGCAGGACGGCTGCCTGCTGTTCGGCAAGGCATACGTGGCGTTCGCCAAGCAACTGTGCGACGCGCTGAACGAGGGCAAGAGCATCGACGATTGCAAGGCTATGCTGGCCAAGTACGACGAAAAGCGTGCCGCTGACAAGGCTCAGGCGAAGGCCGAGCGCGAGGAGCACAAGGCAGAGAAGCCCGAGGGTAAGGTCTATACCGAGCAGGAGGTGGCCGACCTGATCAAACGCGTTATCGCCGGCGACAAGGAGGCGATGGATATCGTGAACGCTATGGGTAAGGCAGCGTAGGCGATATCTATAGGGGAGCCCAAATGCCTATGGAGAGGGAGGACGATGCTTGGCTGCCCCAGGCTCCCCTTTTTTAACACCCTGACGGGTGGAAATTGAACAAAATTAAATTCAAAATTAAACAAAAAATTACGAGTTATGAAACAGACAAAGACTAACGGAGCCCGTAAGGGGTTCCAGATGAACGACAAACAGAAGGCGAAGTATGCCGAGTTATTCACCGTCGCCCTTGATGAGATGGAGGGCGCAAAGTATAATAAGCCGTGGGTGGCACCGGCGCACGGGGAGCCCGCCAACTATCAGCGCAGGAGCAAGCCCTATCGGGGCATGAACAACTTCCTGCTGACGCTATTGTGCAGCATCAAGGGGTGGGAGACGCCTTACTTCCTGACCTTCGATCAACTGACGGACATGGGACTGAGCCTGAATATGAAGACGGACGAGGACGGCATGCCTGTGTTCAACGACAAGGGCCTGCCCGTGTTCCAGAGCAGTTTCCCCGTGGTGAAGATGCTGCCTAACTTCTACAAGGACGGCAAGCGACTGACGCCAAAGGAGTACGACGAACTATCGGACGAGGAAAAGGCCGAGTGCAGAAAGTTCTTCTCTATGCGGGCCTTCCCCGAGTTCAACCTATCCCAGACCAACTTCAGGGAGAAGTTCCCCGAGAAGTGGGAGAAACTGACGGCTATCCCGCCGCACGACTATGAGCAGGGCACGGTGGACGAGGTGCTCGACAAGATGATCGAGGGTGGCGAGTGGCGCTGCAAGGTGGTGTTCGGCGGCCATGAGTGCTACTACAGCCCCAAGGAGGACTGTGTGCATCTGCCCAATCGGAGCCAGTTCAAGGGCGACCATCAGTTCTATGCCACGGCCATACATGAGATGGCGCACTCTACAGCTCCCGACGTGAAGCGCGATCTGGGCGGCTCGTTCGGCACGGAGAGTTATGCCAAGGAGGAGTTCGTGGCGGAGTTGACGGCTGCCTGCGTATGCTCCATGCTGGGCATCGGCAAGTTACTTGATGAGAACCACATCGCCTATGTGCAGAACTGGCGGCAGGCGCTGCGCGACGACAAGGACTTTATCCCAAGCGTCATCGACCATGTGCAGAAGGCGACGAACTATATCCTGCGTAAGTACGACGCTGTGGCCAAGGCCATGCACCCGCTGGCCCTGCCGCTGGCAGCGTAAGAAACCACAGATTAAAGAGATTAAGACATGGAAGTATTAAAAGAATTGAAGCGTGACGACATTCGTCGTTCGCTGTCGGCTATCCTCATGGATACCAGTGATGGAAATAAGAGAGAGTGTGATATTTGGATGGAGCGTAGGGGTTCCTGTGCCAAGGCCGAATATCTCTATCAGGATCCGTGCGGCGGCGAGATAGCCGTGGGCATGGACTACAGTGGCTATAAAGAAGAGAAGGACTTTGACGACCTTGCACCAGATATGCAGCAGGAGATATTCGAGCGACTGTTTATGTATATCTACGGCCGTAAGTATGAGCCTCGGACGCTGATGGAGCGGGCGGCCGACGGAACGGTGACTCCTATCCTCGTGGTTGGGAGCCACATGCTCCAGGGCGGGGCGTATAGCCTTATCGACACAGCCCTGCGTGAGCGTCTCGGCAAGGAACTGGACGACTATATGAGTGCCGCCTCGAAAAAGGGGGCGACGTGCGGTGCCAGATTCTATCTGCTCACGAAGAACCTTTCCGCCGGAAAGAGTGGAACGTTCCTCGGACGCGACTATTACTTTGAGCAGACAAGCAGTCGGCAGGACATCGACCTGCTGATACGGCTTACCCCTGCACAGGAGGCACTGGCCAAAGAGATGCAGGCACTCTATGAGAGGATGCAGGAGGCGCATATCGCCTTTGCGCTTAACGAGGACGGCTCGGTGGTGGTATATAACGCCGAGCATATCGGCGACTGCGAGGGCTGCGACGTGTTTGGCGTCATCCCCGACGGCTACGAGCCTGCCGACCTGGCAGCCATGCACACCCTGTTCCAAGTCTGGACGGGCGACGTGCTCTGCCTGCAAAGAGACATCAACGACTAAAATAGTAATGACAATGGAGAAAACGAAGATTTATTTGAACTATCTCGCAAACGACGAGAAGATCAGAATGACCTCGGCGCTATCGTTTCTGCGCTCGGAGGACAAGGAAAGCAGGGCGATGTTCGAGAGGATTGTGAATGATGTCTATGGTCCTGACCGAAAGTTTGACTACCCAAGCGACAACGGACACAGACCAAGCGAGGGTACTTGCGGAACATGCGGTAAATATTATCACACTATCATCCAGTTTGAGCAGAAAGACTTGACTGAAGAAGCGATAAACCACTTAGGACACTACGACGGAGAATGGGAATGGCGGTACTTCTACGCTATCTCTATCGGCAAAGACGATAGGCAGCTGTATCTTATATCATTCTCCAATGCGTGCTCACCGAATTGGAACCATGAGTACCACGTCCAGCGGAAGATGGAACTGAAGTATGTTGACTTCCCTATTCTGACTGACGGTGGACTGATATACCGGATGTGCGACTCTCTGCATGCCGCTATCAACGCGGAGTTGTGGGGCAACAAATCGACATTCACGGCAAGCAGCGAGGGTATTCGCCTGGTGGTGAAAGACCAGCACGGCAACTACACCACGATTGAGGGCGGGACCCTTGATGATGTGTTCCGTGACTATACGGACAACTATACAGGCTACCGCAACTATCGCCGCCAGATGGCTTCTGAATGGGAAATCGTCAACGACAAGGCGAAGGCAAGCTATGAGGAATGGAAGAAGACCGCTAAGGGATTGAAGTCTGACTTCGACAAGTTCTACGGCGGCGGGATTGTGGACTAAAAAGAACAACGAATTATGGGACAATGTTATTCTGTAGAAATTAAAGCACGATTCACTGACGAGGACGGTGCAAAGAAAGCACTGCAGGCTAAACTTGACAGGCATGAAGAGGAACGTATCAACTATAACCTTGACCACTTCAAGGAACTTGGTATAGGTACTGACAACCTGCATGACCTGATGGGCATATTCTTCGGCGGTTGGAAAGGCAGGCTCGACACCGCCCCTGACAAGGAGTGGATGTATGCCGACTTCGATGCCTGTTATGGCTGGGAAGGTGTTATGATGGATGCCTTTGAGGTTATTGCACCTTATATGGCTGACGGCTCTGAAATTAAAATCTGGCCCGATTCCGGCTGCGACCACGGAACGGTCAGGAACGGGAAATGCAAATGGGCATAACTATTAAAACGACGAGACAATGATTATTAGATTCAAATTCACGTCATTCGACGGACAGATTGTTGAGGGGATGCGGACGGAACTGGACCGCAACTATCCCGACGAAGAGACGGCACTCATCTTCGTGGAGGACGAACACCATGCCGACACGGAGGGCTACTTCGAGCTGAACATCCGCAAGGACAAGGACGGACAGCTGACGCAGGATGGCTATGTGGCGGAGTATGAGAGCAGTGACGAGGCAGAGACGGCACACATTACGGAGCTGACCCTGCTGGAAGTGACTGAGCACGACTTCGACGAGACACTGCGCGAGGCCAACGAGACGCTGCAGCCCTTCGGCAAGCGCATCGTGGTGGACTATGACGGCGAGGGCTATTGGTCGGTGGGCAGCACCGACATGGACGGGGACAATCCTGACTGCTATGTCGATGGTGACTTCGAGCACGAGGTGCAGGGTAGCATCTATGAGTGCCTGGCTCATGTGCTGGCAAGGGTAAAGAACCCGAAGAAGTTGCAGCAGGGGCAGGACAGGATGGCGCAGATACGCCAACTATGGGGACACCTGAACGGTACGGATCAGGTGAATCTGATGACGGAGTTCTACTTCGGACTGATGGACAGCGAGAAAGACGCATTTCTGAGAGAGACGGGTAATCCATAAAACGAAACGACTATGAAGATTAAGACAACTATCGGAAAGAATGTGAGTGCGGCGGTGGCGAACTGCCGCGAGGTGCTGGTGACAGAGACTATTGGTCTGCTGAAGCAGATAGGGGCGGAGCCTGGGCAGGACGTACTGTTCAAGCGGATGCTCATCCTGTTTCAGACGAAGCCGGACGGAACGAGCGAGACGGTGGTATGCGACCGCATCGCATACGCCGGACGTGATGGAAGTACGCCATACTACATCGTCAGCATGGGCAGCGACGAGTATGTGCCGCCAAGAAGTGACATGTTTCTCTCGCTTGACGGCCTGCAGGCTGTCTATGGCGAGGTAAGGAGAGTGGTGAGGGAATATTGACTAAAACGAGAAATGACTATGGAAAAGATTGCAGCACCTATTGACAACAAGAACCCGGATCTTCCCGCCACTCGCAAGAAGCACAGAGTGACTGTCATCTTCGGTGAGTATGCCGCCAAGGCGTATATGACCGACGGCGTGGATGGCATACGTGAGCACTACGACGAGGGCCAGTTGACGGTGCGGGAGTTCGACACGGAGGCAGAGCGCAAGGCGTATATCATGGGCATCGACGATGCATACGGATGGCTGGGTGCTGCCGTGCTGAGCGACGAGGATGCGGAGAACGAGACGGTAAAGGAATTGTTGGACGAACGTTAGAAACAACGAAACAACTATCCCGCAGCGGCTACGACCTGTGCTTTGATGCGACTGCGGGAACTATGGATAATTACAAATTCATAACTTGTAAATTTTTGAGATGTTATTATTCGGACTGCTGCGTCGGGATGACGCGGCAGTCCTTTTGGAGGAGAACAGATGGACATAAAATATTTTGGCTTATGACAAGAAAGCAGATAGACCGCGCCATCAAGCGCGGCAAGGTAGTCGTGCTCGGCGGTGATGCGCTGAGCCGCGTGTGCTATGACCTCTTCGGCAACCTCGTGGTGATTTCCGTCCACAACGACGCCGACCCTATACGCCTCGCTACTGAGGATGATACGAAGAAAGCAAAGATTTTACCCTAAAACATATACGACTATGGCAAAGAATGAATTGAAGATGTTGGCGCGAATGACGTTCGTGGCCGACAAGATGGTGCAGAACATGAGGAAGTGTCTGGAGAGGAAAGACAGACTCTGCCAGTTTAGGATGTTTCCGGCCATCGAGCCTGATTCGGGGTTGATGATGGCCACCGACGGCCACATCCTGGCGGTGCATAAGTTGCAGGACTACCGCTGCGAGATGGGCGAGGGCGTGTTTGTGGTGAACGGTGCCCACATGATGCCCGTCGAGGTGACGAAGATGAAAGGAGTGGTGACGGTGGAGATACTCAGCGACACCTATGACGAGTTCGTGAGGGTGTCCGACAGCCAGGGCGCGACGGCCGAGATGAAACTGGATGCACGCTATCCGGTATGGCGCAGCGTGATGCCGTGGAGATCAGGCTATCCGATTACGGTGGATGCCAAGGCGTGGGACGCCGTGCTGAAGGATATGCAGGCTGTAATCGACAAGTCGGCGGTCAACTGCCCGATGCGTGTCTACGGCGAGCGTGACGGCAGGACGATCCGGCTGAGCCACTACGACGACATCGCCGACAAGGAGTGGAGCCGCGACGTGGAGGTGGGGTGGATGCCCTACAAGATGTTCGCCTCGTTCAACTGCAAGAGGCTGCGCGACGTCATGGCCTTCCAGCCTACGGGTATGCGATTCGTGGAGAGCACCAGGGCGGTGATGTTCACCGGCGACGAGACGCTGGTGCTGCTGATGCCGCTGCTTGGCAATATCGACATGACCTGCAAGATTGAGGATAAGGACTATGACCGCTTCGACCTGGCCAAGTGGATGATGGCAGGGAAGAAGGAAGAGGTGAGAGTCAAGAACCCAGAGCCATGCACCGCTAACCACGAGCCGACGCTGGCCGAGCGGCTGCGGGCCGTGCTGCTGGCGCAGATGAAGCAGGCGGCGTGAGAGAAGTGAGAAGCGAAAAGTGAAAAGCGAAAAGTGAACAGTTTATGATGTACTTTGAAAATTGTATGACCATCGAGCAACTGGAGCAGGAGCACAGGCGGCTCGTGATAAAGATGCACCCCGACAGGAACGCGGACAATCCGGACGCCACGGCGGAGTTTCAGGAGATGCAGGCCCAGTACGAAGAACGCAAGGCCGAGTTGAACGGCGACTATACGAAGGCCCGCAAGGGTAGGGAGCGCCGCGAGCGTGAGGCCAGGGAGCGCGAAGAGAAGGAACGCAAGGAGCGTGAGCGCCGCAAGGTGGAGATGGCCGTGGAGCAGGCAAGGCTGAACCGCAGCAGGAGCCACCGAGACCTGAAGGCAGGCGACTATATCTACGCCAGGGGCGTGGAGTCCACCCGCTCGATGTTCGGCTGGAGCGATCTGACTGCCGACGACCTGCTGCGTGTGGTCCTCGCCAATGGCGTGAAGCAGGAGTGCGTGGTGATGGTCGAGCATGTCTTTGAATGCAAGGACTTCGACCTGTTCAACGCCTCATTGAGCAAGTTGATGAACTGCGCTGAGACTGGCTGTATCTACGGCGGATGGGAGGTGCTGCAAAAGCCCGACCCTGCCAACGGCATCCGCAAGGGGCAGAGGGTGGCCAAGGTGGTGATGTTCCGCTCGGAGCACTACTGCTGCTTCGGCAACCCGATGGGCGACAGCACTATCTCCGACTACTATGTGCCCTGCAACTACGAGACGATGTACAGCGACCGTCTGCACCGCATCAAGGCCGACCTGGAGCGCGAGGCGATGGAGAAGGCGCGCATCGAGGCGGAGAAGAAGGTCAAGTTGCTGGCAGAGCAGCAACCGCTGATCGACGAGTGGTCGCCGAAGTTGATTGCCATGAGTGCCGGACTGAGCCAGAGTGAGCGCCAGACGGTGGCCGTCGACAACATGAAGAAGGTGTTGAAGGCCAATTTCCCCGGCGTGACGTTCCGTATCAAGACCAACCGCTATGGCGAGACGAGCGTGGCGTGGGAGGACGGTCCCATGGTAGAAGATGTGCTGATGGCTACCGACCTGTTCAATACATGGCTGCAGCCGCGTGAGTTGACGCCGTGGCAGGAGCGCTTCGGTACTGTGTGCATCAATGCCGGCGACTATGACCGCAAGATGTCGACGCTGACCAAGGCATCTATCCTGCAGCAGCTGGGACAGGTGACGGACGTGTTCACCAAGACCGAGTTCTACGACGAGGTGACGGTGGATGACTTCTCGTGGATGATGCTGCATGCCCTGGTGGGTATCGCAGTGAGCGACCCCGACGCAAGGCTCTGCATGAGTACGATGCACGCCGACGGCCGCCGCACGGTGACCCCGGCGCAGGCCGTGAGTTTCATCTTCAGGCATACGGGCTATGCGAAGGCATCAAAGAAGAAAGCGAAGGCGTCTGCATGATATGGCCGCCTCACTCAGAATAAACTGAAAACTATAGGAGAAAAGATTATGTTTTACGTAGGACAATTCAATGAAGAACAGTGCCGCAAAGGCGAGGACAAGGCTATTGTGCAGCAGAAGAAGGACGAGACGGGACTGAAGTATACAAGAACCAGGCTCGTGAAGAAGGGTGGTAAGATTGTTGGTCTGAAGGTGTGGCTCCTGACCAACGAGGAGTATTATAATTCAAACGAAATCTAAAACGATTACGGCTATGGCAAAATTTATCAGACATGACTACAGCGCAATACATGATGCGCTGAACAAGATGATTGTGGCAGAGGTGAAGGCGGCGCTCGAACTGCTGCCGGAGAAGACGATTGAGGGCGGCAGCCTGTGCCGCATTGTGGTGTCGCCGGAGTGCGACTATGAGCCACGTGACCTGTGCGTGGATAAGGTGTGGATAAACGACGATGGCATCCTCTGTTTTACAGGGACGGAAAATCACGGCTCTTTCGTTGTGGACGATGACCCTGACCCTTGGACGGAGGAGGACGACCTGCTCGACATCACGGACTTCGGCTATCTCATCGAACAGATAGCGGAGAAGGTGGAGGGTGAGCATGATATCCGAATGAAAGAGCCGGGCAACCTCTTCTATTCTGAGAGAAAGATACGCGACAAGGTGAAATGGATATCCCCAGACGGTAATGAGGTTGAAACGGTTATTTCCGGCATCCTTGCAGAACAGGAGCCAGATGAGCCTGCTGAGATTATTTACACGACAAATCTGCTGCGGGACAACAAACTCTACACAGCCTATTTGACAGAGAGTGCAATTTTGAAGGACTAAAACAATTACGACTATGAAGATTGAAACAAAGTACAGCATCGGGGACAAGGTGGTCTTCGACATGGATAGGGTGGGTGAGATTGTTGGTTTTGAAATCGACAATACGTTGAAGGAGCCGGGCTACAAGAAGCCTTCCTACCCGCAGTATGAGAACAATACCCAAGTGCGCTACCAGATTAAGCCCATCGACCAGAAGGGCGACCTGTACGGCAGCATGCGCGAGGAGAGTACACTGACATTGATAACGGAGTAAAGCGATTACGACTATGGCAAATGTAAGACGTGGGAATGAGATGCTGACGACAGGGCGGCTGATAGAGGCCGTGATGAAGTACAGGGGGTTGAGTTACGCGGAACTGGCTGAAGCGATCGGCGAGCATCCCATGAACTTCTGCAAGGTGCTTAACGGCAGACGTAACGTCACGCCGGAGATGGCCGCCAAGGTGGCCAAGGTGTTACGCATGTCACCGCTGGTGATTATGCAGAGCAGCAACATTGAGTTTTGTAACAAACTATAAACAATTAAAACACGATAGCAACATGAGTAAGTTACAACGTTTACGCGACAATATCGCGGCATTGAAGTATGCCCTGACGGGCGAGGGCGACAAGAGTGTGCTGAACAAGTACACGGGATTCGGCGGCATGACGTTCGTACTAAACCCGCTGGACCGCCCCTGGAGCAAGAGCGACCAGATATATGTGGACGACACGATCGAACTGCATACGCTGCTGAGAGGCGCAAGCAGCAGCGAGCGTGAGTATGACGCATGGGTGGAGAGCCTGAAGGCAAGCACGCTGACGGCATACTATACGCCGGAGGGTATTGTGAACGCCATTAACGCTGCGCTTTACGCAGTTGGTGTTGTGAATATCGGAAATTTTCTCGACCCTGCCTCTGGCATGGGTGTGTTTATGAAACTTGGAAGTGGTGCTAAACACGCAACAGCTTTTGAGAAGGATATCCTGACGGCTATGATGCTGAAGGCGAAGATGAACGACAAGGCGTTCGTTTATTGCGACGGCTTTGAGAACTTCCCGAAGGATGAACTCGGCATGTATGATCTGGTGGCAACGAACGTGCCGTTCGGAAACATCAGCGTGTTTGATGATGCCTATACCAACAGCAAGGACGCGGTGAGACGCGACGCTGCGAAGATGATACACCGCTACTATGTGTTGAAGGGTCTCGACTGCCTGAAGAACGGCGGCATCGAGGCTTACATCATCACATCGAACTACCTGAACCGCGACAGCGACCAGTTGGCAGAGGCGCTGAAGAGCGCAAGGCTCATCGGTGCATACCGTCTGGCCAACAACCTGTTCAAGGAGAGCGGCACGGAGGTGGGTACCGACCTGCTGGTGCTGCAGAAGGAAGAGGGCAGGGCAGGCCTCACTGCCGACGAGAGCATGCTGCTGACAACCTATGAGGACGGCGGCTGCCCGACGAACATGTACTTCCAGTGCTATCCCGACCATGTGATATCAACGGCGTGGACGGTAGATACTGATGCCTATGGCAAGCGGGCTTTCGTCTATATGCACCGCGACGGCGTAAGCGGCATCGCAGCCGACATGGCGAAGGTGCTGGCAGAGGACATGAAGAACAACTGCGACGTGACCCTATTTGAAAACAGGTCACAGAAGAAGGCAAAGGCAGAGAAGAAAGAGGAGCCGGAGATGGATGCGGAGACCTCGGAGAGATTCATGTACCTGACCGCCATCAATTATCACTACCATGAGTTGTACGACTATGAGCAGAAGGAGCAGGAGGAGAACGCCGACTGCCGCAAGCGCCTGAACGACACCTACGACGGTTTCGTTGAGAAGTTCGGCTGTCTGAACAAGGAGGTGAATGTAAGGGTTATCAAGAAGCTGAACCTGCAAGATCTTCTTGCCCTGGAGATACGCGACGAGCAGGGATGCTGGCAGAAGGCCGACATCATGCTGCGCCCTATCGCCTTCTCGACCGAGGAACTGCACGGCGCAGACACGCCGCAGGAGGCGCTGGCACAGAGCCTGAACGACTACGGCAGGCCCGACATGAAGTACATGACGGCTATGACCGGCATGGACGAGGACGAGTTGCTGGAGGCACTCGACGGTGAGGTGTTCTATAACCCCCTGAACGGTGAGTACGAGATCAAGGCGAAGTTCATCTGCGGGAATGTGATTGAGAAGATAGAAGCGATAGAGCGGATGTATCCGGAAGAATCACGGGGACAGGCACCTGATTCTCCGCAAGCTACGCATCAGGGAGCCAGTCCCCATGATTCCAGTCCCCATGATTCTTCCCTTCGTGTGAAGCGGTCGATAGAGGCCATGCGGGCTGCCATCCCTACGCCCATCCCCTTCGAGGACCTGGACTTCAACCTCGGCGAGCGCTGGGTGGACCCGAAGGTCTATGGTGACTTTGCCTCGGAGTTCTTCTCCATGCCGGAGAACCCCGACCGCTCATGGATGGGCGGCAAGGTGGAGATCACCGTGAAGTACCAGCCGCTCATCGACCAGTACGCCGTCGAGAACGACCGAGGCAACCAGAAGATATACACGCAGTATGCCGTGAGGAGCGAGGTGACCGACCTCGACGGCATGGACCTGCTGGTGCATGCCCTGCAGAACACCTGTCCGAAGATGATGCGCTATATCCGTGACTCCAGAGGGTGTAAGATGCAGAACGACCGTGGCGACTACCTGAAGGAGGAAGACCCCGAGAAGACGCAGTTGGCCAATACCAAGGTGGAGGAGATACGCCAGGGCTATGCCGACTGGCTGCAGCGCCAGAGCCGTGAGTTCAAGGAGCATCTGGCCGATGTGTACAACCGCAAGTTCAACTGCTTCGTGAAGCCGAAGTATGACGGCTCGCACCAGACCTTCCCCGGCATCGACCTGAAGGGGCTGGAGAAGAAGTACGGCATCAGGAGCATCTACCAGAGTCAGAAGGACTGCGTGTGGATGCTGCTGCTGAACGGCGGCGGCATCTGCGACCACGAGGTAGGCGCAGGCAAGACGCTCATCATGTGTATGGCAGCCCATGAGATGAAGCGGCTGGGCATGTGCCACAAGCCGATGATTATCGGGCTGAAGGCTAACGTCAGTGCCATCGCAGAGACCTACAGGACTGCATACCCTGAGGCAAAGATACTCTTTGCCCGTGAGGCCGACTACAGCGGTCAGAACCGCATCGACTTCTTCAACCGCATGAAGAACAACGACTGGGACTGCGTGATCATGAGCCACGACCAGTTCGGACGCATACCGCAGAGCGACCGTGTGCAGATGGAACTGATGCGTGAGGAGGTGGCTCAGATAGAGGAAAGCCTGAAGGCCATCAACGGCTGGGGCTATCAGATGTCGAGCCGTGTGCGCCGCGGCCTGGAGCAGCGCAAGCGTAACATGGAGGCGAAAATCCTCGGCCTGCAGAACGATATCCGCAAGAAGAAGGACGACGTGACGGACTTCGACCTGCTGGGCATCGACCATATCTTCGTGGATGAGTCGCACCAGTTCAAGAACCTCGGCTTCAGCAGCCGCCACGACCGTGTGGCAGGCATGGGCAACACCGAGGGAAGCAAGCGTGCCTATAACCTGCTGATGGCCATTCGCACCATCCAGCAGAAGACGGGGCGTGACCTCGGGGCGACGTTCCTGAGCGGTACCACGGTGACTAACTCGCTGACGGAACTGTACTCGCTGTTCCGCTATCTGCGTCCGAAGGCGCTTGCCAAGCAGGGCATCACCTGCTTTGACGCATGGGCTGCCATCTTCACCAAGAAGAGCCAGGAGTTCGAGTTCTCGATCACCAACCAGATCGTGCTGAAGGAGCGCTTCCGCTATTTCATCAAGGTGCCTGAGTTGGCGATGTTCTACAACGAGATAACGGACTTCCGCACGGCGGAGGACGTGGGCATCGAGCGTCCGGCGAAGCACGCCATGCTGCTGAACATCAAGCCCACCCCCGATCAGGAGGAATTTATCAAGCGGCTGATGAAGTTCGCACAGAGCGGCGACTTCTCGCTGATAGGCATCAATAATCCGACGGACAAGCAGCAGAAGGCGAAGATGCTCTATGCCACCGACATGGCACGCAAGATGTCGCTCGACATGCGTCTGATTGATGCCGGCTATGCAGACCACCCGAGGAGCAAGGCCAGCAAGTGCGCACAGCTCATCAAGCGCTACTACGACCAGTACGACGAGCAGAAGGGCACGCAGTTGGTGTTCAGCGACCTCTCAACCTATCAGGGCGACGGCAAGTGGAACGTCTATGAGGAGATCAAGCGCAAGCTCACGGACGACTACGGCATCCCCGCCAGGGAGATACGCTTCATCCAGGAGTGCAAGTGCGACTCGAAGAAGCAGGCGCTCATCAAGGATGTCAACGACGGCAAGGTGAGGGTGCTGTTCGGCTCGACCAGCATGCTCGGCACGGGCGTCAACGCCCAGGAGAGGGTGGTGGCGGTGCATCACCTCGACACGCCGTGGCGACCCAGCGACCTGGAGCAGCGCGACGGCCGTGCCATCCGCAAGGGTAACGAGATTGCCCGTGACTTTGCCGACAACAAGGTAGATATTATAATCTATGCCGTGGAGCGGAGCCTTGACAGTTACAAGTTCAACCTGCTGCACTGCAAGCAGACGTTCATCAACCAACTGAAGCGCGGACAACTCGACATCCGCACGCTGGACGAGGGCTCGTTCGACGAGAACACCGGCATGAACTTCTCCGAGTACATGGCCATCCTGTCAGGCAACACCGACCTGCTGGAGCGTGCCAAGTTGGAGAAGAAGATCGCCGCCCTGGAGAGCGAGAAGAAGAATTTCTACCGTGACAAGCGTGAGCAGGAGGACAAGCGCAGCACGCTGCAGAAGCAGAACGAGTTGTATGCCCGGCACTGCAAGGACGCACAGGCCGACTACGACCTGTTTCTGGAGCGCAAGCGTGCCGACAAGGACGGCTTCGTGGCTAACGACATCGTCATCGACGGCTTCACGGTGCCTGAGGATATGGAGCCTGACAGCGACGAGTGGAAGAAGGCTATCGGCGAGCGCCTGCTGCAACTCGACAGGAACGTCGATACCAGCGACGCCCACATCCCCGTGGGCAGCATCTACGGTTTCAGACTGCTCATCCGTACGGTGAGGACCTATATGGACGGCGACGGAAGGATGGTGCATGAGAACAGGTTCAGCGTGGAGGGCACGGGCAGCGTGAAGCACACGTGGAACGACGGCTACCTGAACCATGCCAGTGCCCGCACCTCTGCGGAGTTCCCGCTGAAGGCGCTGATGGCCATACCGGAGCGCATCGACGGGTGGAAGCGGCTGATGCAGCGCAACAGCGAGAGCATCGCCCAACTCGACAGCATCCTCGGCATAGAGTGGGGCAGGGAGGCCGACCTGCAGAAGTTGCGCGGCGACCTGGCGATCCTCGACCGCAAGATCAACAGCGAGCTCAACAAGGACAAGAAATCAGACGACTTCCGCGAAGCCGCCTGATTTCCTTCCTTAACGACTACCAATTTCACGAATAATTAAAACGAATACGACTATGGAAGAGAACGACAGCGTGTTCCTGCTATACAGGAGCGACCAGTGGATGAGCACCGGCAGCATGGAACTGATAGGTGTATTCAACAACGACGAAGCACTGAGCGAGACTGTGCGTAGCGAACTTCGCAGAATTACCCATGAGTGCAACGACTTCGACCCTGCAGAGTGGGATGTGCGTAAGTGCTTTGGCAAGTGGGTAAAGAAAGAACTGGAGGAAGCCCGCGAGAAACAGATAGAAAGCTGGCTCGACTATTTCTTCGACAATAATCAAACGCCCACACTTGAAGAGAACCTGAACCTCGAAGAGTGGACACTCAACGAAGCAGCGTAAGATAACAAAAGTTACAAGAATTTTACAAGAAAAAATGATTATGAAGGCAACGATTTTTATTTTGAGTTGGTGCAGCTACGCCGACGGTGACGACTATCTGTACAGCGATGTTAAGACATTCACGGATGAAGCGGAAGCTCGCAAGCAGTTTGAAAGCGACTGCAATCTGGCATACGATGAGTGTGAATGGGGCAGCCAGTGGGACGAGAACGAAGACAGCCGTGATGAGGACTGTAAGTATGACGTGGAAGAGCAGCGAGGCATGGATTTGTATATCGTCAGCAGTTCAGCATACGACGGCTACAAGGTGCAAGTAAAGCTGGAGGCGAAAGAAGTCGATGTGCCAACCGCCACCGACAGGCGGAAGTACGGCATGACTGTTCAGGAATTGCGCGATATCATAGTCGACTTCACAGGCGACGATAAGCGCGAGGCCATGAGAAAAGCCAAGATCTTTGCAAAGCATATCTCTCTGCGCCATGTGTCCGAAATCAGCAGCATGAGGTTCGGCGTGCGTGACAAGGGTAACGGCATCATGGAGGAAGACCGTAACTGGCTGGAGTTTCGCTGGAGAGACCTTGAAGGCGACGGCGACGTGTTTTCTATTATCGAGTAACAAACTAAAACGAATACGAACTATGGCAAAGTATGCAAAACCATTAGTGATCGGTCCGTGGTCTGAGTTCTATAAAGACCTGACCATCGACGAGAAAATCAATGCAAAGTCGTGGGGAAACTGGAGGCTACCGAACCCCAACGGCTACATGCTCACGATGATAGACAATGCCATTCACGACGGGTATGATACAGGTCACGCCAACTATGCGAGACATCACCTTGTGGCATGGTATCATTCAGAAAGACCGAAACCCACAAAGGTTAGCTCGTGGAGAGACACGGCAATTGACTGTAGAAGATTTATTTTGAAACATTAAAAACATATACGACTATGATTACAACAATCGACATGAGACCACAGGTTAAGCATTATGAGGGATTCGGACGTGAGGTATTGGCTGACGTCTACTTCCGCATTGACATCCGCGATTACGTCGTGGCACTGAACGATTATAGCCAGGAGGCACGAGAGGCAGAAGAAAAGGCTGTGGCCGCATTCGACAACGAGGTGGTGCAGCTGCTATTGGCAAGAGGCTGGGTGCTCCGCAAGGAGAGTTACGGACCAGGCGAATGTCCTGAGCTGACGAAAGGGTCGCAGTATCTGTATTGTCATCCGCAGGATATCAGCGGCGAGGTGAAGCCGGAAGACATCGAGGCACTGGAAGCCGCGTTCCGTGGTATGCAATCGTGCAAGTACCGCTGGACTGACAACTACGGCGACGTGATCGTCACCACGTCGGAAGAGGACGAGCGGCAGCTCTACTGGGACACCTACTCCAACACCGACGTGACGGACGCACTTGTTGCGATGGCCACCACAAAGCGCAAGAACCTCTACAAGTGCAAGTGGGACGTGCTGAGAGGTGTGGCAGGCCGTCTGGCTATCCCCAACCGTCGCACCGACCTGAACGACATAGGCACCGGCTGCTACCGTGACCGCAAGCCACTCACGGACTTTGTGGAGGAACACTATAATATGCGCCTTGGTATTGGACTGATTAAGGAGGCAACGGGCAGGAACGACATTCCACTGTGCCGATGGGCTAACAAGGCAGAGCAGCGAGAAATCGAGAGAAACAAAAAACACTAAACCGAATACGACTATGGCACAGGAAAAGAAATGGAAAGTAAACATCGGCTTTGCTGACGAGACACCCGCCGACGGCGAGCGCATACTGAAGGAGGTGAAGACACTGGTGGAGCATGACCGCATGCATGGTGCCTTCGGGAAACTGCCACGCTACTGGTACGGCATCAAGGGCGCCGATACGGACGGCATCAGTTCGGTCATGGTGGAAGTGCGCCAGCGAGTGAAGAACAAACTGCTGAAGCGCACAGAAATCAAGACCACCTACCGCACACTGCGGATGAAGATAGATATACTCAACCGCCGCTGGCGCACAATTATGACCGCCTCCGGCCTGCCGGTGTATGTGGCAGAGGTGGCGTAAACGAGAAAAAATCACATTTACACCCCACTTTTCGTGAGAATCCTACGAAATCGGGAGTCATAAACAAAACAAATCGAATTTAAACTTTACGACTATGACAACAACAGCGAATTACATTCTGAAGGCCGTGGTTGACGGCGAGGTATTCATCTTCCAGTATGACGAGGCACCCGAAGTTTGGGATGCACTGGAGCAGTTCTGGCACGAGGACTATCCCGAAGTGCTGATAGACAAGGGCGGCGGGCTGTTCCCCATCGACGTGATCGCCATGGACGGCAGCAAGGCCATCCGTAAGTACGAGTTCATGTTCAATGCAGGAGTGTTCCACGCCTTCTTCGACCACGGCCACACCGTCGATGGCATCTACACCCTCGACCAGTTCGCCAAGGACATCGAGCGGAAGCAGGAGGATAAGCCGGACGTGAAGCAACTCACGGCTATGATGGACCGCTGGGCAGGCTTCTGCTACAACCACCCGCCCTACGAAGAGGTGATACTCTGGATGGTGGGCTCGAAGCAGCACTATCTCTACCAGCACTTTTGCTCGAAGTTCTCTCACCTATGCGATGTCTGCCACGACGACACGATGGGAGCATGGATGAAGTTCTACAGGGAACTCGACAGTAAGTGGGCCGAGCGACTCATGCAGTATGTGTATTGCGAATGGAAGAAGACTACGAATTAAACGAATACGAACTATGGGCAATCAACAAATCGCCAGCTTGAAATACAAAGTTGAAAACCCTGTAATGAAAAAGTGGAGCATGCGCCACGGCGTAATTGACTGCATGACGAAGGTGCGGCAATGCCTGCTGTCCGGCTTCGGGTATATGGGCGGGCAGCGCGTCGACAGGGACTTCGTGAACTCACTGAGCCAGAACGACCGTTGCATCTACAACGGTGTGACGGCATGGATTGACAAGCGTTGAAAAACATCACAGTTATGGACAATGAGATGCGGGAACTGTTAGACGTGCTGAGCAAGGCCATCGTGCCGCCCGGCAAGCGCAAGGCGGTGTGGCGCACGAACTGGCACACGCCGTACTATTCACGGGAGAGATACAAGAGAGTGGCATAAACTAAAACAAGTAACGACTATGGAACCAAGAATCATCAAAGGACACAGGTATCTGTGCAAGAAGACCGTCAACCGGAAAGGTGTAGGCGGTAAGTCTGAAGAAGCCTACACCAAAGGCAGAGTGTATAGAAGCGAGCAGGATTCGCCATATCCAGGCGCTAAGTACAACTGCGGCTTCATCACAGACAACCAGCGTATGCAATGGCATGCCTGGCCGTACTTCCCGGAGAGCCATCCGTGGTGCAGAGACCGCTGGACGGATTATTTCGACGACTTAGGGGCATGAACTAAAACAAGTAACGACTATGGCAAAGACAATCAAGATCTGGAACACCAGGAAGAACTGCACGGAGTACCTGTACAGGCTCCGACCTACGAGATTTATCGACGACATCGTGTACTGCCTGAAGATGGACGAGGCAGAAGCGAAGCGTGCAAGCGACTGGCTGACGTTCATCGGCATGGCTCATGAGGTCATAGAAGTGGAAGGTAATCATTAAAACATCAAGCGAATTATGAGAACTATCAAATGCACATTCAAGTCAAACGGCGAGGTCGTCAAGGTGACGGCCATCGTCAGTGACGATCTGACAACACTCAGTAAGTCGAAGAAGAACCAGGCGACCGACATCGTTGACGAGGAATGGAACGATGGAAAAACGTGGGGCATCTACTTCGCAGGAGAAAATGCTGACTATGAACTTCACTTCAAAATGAAGGATCACGTCAGGACACTGGAGCCTGTCAGAGCCGTGACATGGGTAGGGAAAGACCGTAGTGTAGTTGACGACTCGCAGTATTTTACTGTTGTCAAACATTGAAACATCAAACGAACTATGGCACAGCAAATCAAACAGAACGGACAAGTGATAATGACGGCACCTGGAGAGGACAATCCTTCCTGCGCTATCATCTTCAACAATCTTACTGGAGTAAATTTCAGTAAGGACGAACGAAAGCAATACAAAAACTATCTCACCATGATGTTCCATGAATTCCCCAAACTGACATACGGGGTGATAGAACTCTGGGAGTATGGCAAGTTCAAACAAAAAGGAAACATAAACAAGTAACGACTATGAAGAAAGTAACATTGACGTTTATCGTACCTGAATCAACGCTTATACAAGGCGCCGAACACGAACTCGAGCACGGAAACGTAGCGTTCGCTACGGAATCTCTTGAAGCAGACAGTGTTTCCACGGATTACACTATTGAGGAACCCAGTAAGATGACTTGGAAGGAATTGCGGCATGAATACTTCGCCGCTGTCCATGAATTGCGTGACGCTATGCTCAAAGAGTATAACCGGCACGGAGAACAGACGCAGGTGCCCGAGTTTTGGAACGACCTGCATAACCTCTGGACTAAGATGAACAAACTATGCGAGAAGCTATGAACCGCATCTATGAACTTACCCTCCGCGCACCGGACGGACGGGAACGGCGAATGCTCGCCTGGTTCCCGACCGAGGAGGTGCGGCAGGACTTCTACGAAAAGGCCCGCAAGCGCGGACTAACCGTGATTGAAAATTGAAAATTGAAACAAACAATGAAAAAGAACATCATCATCGCAAACATCATCTTCGCAGTATCAACAACTCTCCTGCTCACCTCCTGCGACACGGGCGGCGAGGACGACGGCACCGTGGGCAACTGGTTCCTGGCCATCGTCTGCCTGCTGGCCTGGCTGAAGGGATGGAAGTAAAATTCTTGCTAATTCTTGCCAATTCTTGCAAGAATTGGAAAATATTTCAAAGATACTCACGTTCTTGCGTCCCTTCGGTAGCAAGCGGCAAGCCGAGCGCGGAAATACTCAAATAAATTTGGTATTTCGCTCACTTATTCGTATCTTTGCAGGCGAAAGTTGCAACGAGTATGAAAATCAAGAATCAGAAAATGGTATGCCTTGAAACAAAAGGCAGTCTGTTTAATCACTACATTCGTTTCTGGCTTGACTGCCATCCGCGTACCACATGGTGGTCGGATAAAGGCGATGACGAAGTGTATGGGTGGCTGACTATGAGCGATAGTTCATGGCGTAAATTTTGCAGGGATTATAACCTGGATTACAAGAAACTTTAGAACATTATTTAAGACCCCGGACTGATCGGTTAAACAGTTAAGCATTATGGCAAACGTATTTTGTATTACTTACGGCGGACGCGCCAGCAACGGGAACACGTATGTACCCTACAAGGCAATAGCACACACGGCTGACGAGGCTATTGCAGTGATTAACTCCTGGAATACCTATGGAAAGCCGGACTCTCTGGCGGCTGATCCTGAATGGTTCCACATCAAAGTGAACGCCACGACGGAGCAAAAGATCCGCACGCTGTTCCGTGACGGGCTTGGCAGCTATCCAAGCGGGGCGGTCCGTACCTGCGAGACGATGCGCACCACGGGCTGCGGCTGCTGGGACATCACATTCTACCTTGCACTGGCAGACACTCTTGAAGAGCACGAGCGTATCTACAACGAGATACGTGAGCGCAACAAGCAGGAGCGCATGCGCCAGGCGGAAGCCGCCAAGCAGCGCCGCCTGGCAGAACTCTACGAGCAGAAGCGCGGCTGGTATCATGTGGAACTGGACCTCCGCTTGTCGGTGTTCAATAACCACGGCAACGACTACCGCACAGATATGACTTTTTCAGGCAACGTGATTGCCGACAGCGGCATGGATGCCTACGACAAGGCGGTAAAGGACATCAAGAACGATACTTTCACCCATCGCGGAAACATAGCGATGCTGGAGTCGTGGGCTGATCCTGAGTCGCACGGCTACTCCTTCACCTTCCTCGGCGTGAAGACCGACGAGGGCTACAGCGTGGAGAAGTGGGAAGAATGTCAAACCAGATAATAGTAGAGACAAGACAATAACAATTAAAACAAAATCGTTATGAACAAGACACTGAAGAAAACAAACATGACTAAGAACGATTCGCTGCGACACAAAGCAATAGCGTTTGTTGAAAGCATGGACGATGACAAACTGGATGATATGGTGGTGCGCTCACATGGCGGCACTACACATCAGTGGATGGAGGTGATGCCTGACGGCACGGTGCATGAGACGGAGGAAGCCGACAACAACACGACGCACTGGATCAAGTACCAGACGAAGGAGGTTGCCAGCATCTACAACATCTGCTCCGAAAGCGCAGAAGCCTGCGGCTGTGACATCTGCACCATGTACCGCCACTTCAAGGACATGGACAAGGAGGAGTTCATCGAACGCTACAGCGAGAATGACTGGGAGTACTGCAACGAGACCAGTCTTGACGATGCCATCCTGTGGTTCGAGCGTGACAATGATGGACTGACCGGAGAGGACATCCGTGAGCAGATGATTGCCGCCATCAAGGAATTAGAGTACGGATATTTTGACGACGAGGATTAAAACAAGTAACATGAAGACGGACTTTGAGACGCACCCGCCGCGAAAGGAGTACACGGCGACGCTGAAGATCACGGGCACGAAGGCCGACTTTCAGGAACTCATGGAGTTCATGCAGGCCTCGGAGTTGCGGGAGCACCGCGACTCCAAGGTCTTCGACGAGACGATAAACGAACTCCGCGAACTTGTCAGTTATATGGAAGTGGGCGAAGAATACGGAGGACTTTGACCTGAGTAGCGCACATATTTTATTAATGCGCATACGTGCGCGTGAGAGACGGTTCCTTTTGACCGTGATTTTAAAAACACCCCTCGCTTTGCAGCGAAGGGCGTTTTTTTTTGTTGTGGTCTTCTCATTTCTGGTCAGGGTCGTCGGCGGCCAGGTCAATAGGACTGTAGCCGAGGTGTTGGCGCACGGTCTGCTCCAGAAGGTCGTGCCTATCCAGAAGAGCCCTGTATCTGGTTGTGAGGTCATCGACGGTGGTGGAAAGTCTCTCTACTTTCTTCTGCAGGTCTTTGATCTGTGCCCGCAGGGTTGCGTCGCCGTCCTTTGGCACGGCAGGGGTGGTTGCCTTCTGCTTGTTGTAGCGGTTGTTGTCAACAAGAAACGTAAATGGCGAGATGCCGAAATGGCTGCACGTGGAAAGGAAGTCTGTTACCGGGAATCTGGTGCGCAACAAGAAGCGCTCGTGCGGTTTCTGCGAGGTGATGCCCATCGCCTTTGCCACATCTTTCCAAAAGATGCGCCCGTCGCCAAAGGTCTGTTCAACGGCCTGGCTGTCCCACGTCACCGGGCACCATCTGTCTGCAGCGACGGTGGCGCTCTCGCGGTTCGGGATAATGTGGTTGTCATCCTCTGACACGAAGAAGTGGATAGGCATGCGCAATGCGTTGCAGATTTTTATAAGCGTCTGCACAGATACAACAATTTCGTTTGTCGTGTAACGACTCAGGACTTGCTGTGTTATTCCGCATCGCTTGGCTATCTCTGTGCCAGAGATGTCTAAAACGTCTGATAATCTGCTAAATAGCAGTCTGTTAAAACTCCATTTTTTCATATTTCATCATCTTTATAGGTTGTTGCTTTCAAAATTTAAACATACGAAAATGATGTTAAAACTATACTAAAACGATTGTCGTATCACGAAAAAGTTGTATCTTTGCGCCAAAGTTACAACAAATTCGTGAATTATGGACTAAATTTTCAAAAAAAATATTCTATGGCGCGATATTTAACGAACCTGTGGAAGGCCTTTCTTGGCAAGAACCCGTATCAGGATGACCTGGACGAGTTGAGCGAGAAGTATGAGAAGACAGCAAAGCATGTGAAGTGTTTGCAGGACCTGTATTGTCATGTTGTCGATAAGATGGAGGAGGACTCCAGGATGCTGACCAGCAGCCAGACGCTCATCGAGAATCTTCGTGAGCGTGTCAGGGAGAAGGATGCGGAACTGGAGCGTCAGGGTACTGACTACCGCGAGCGTATGGAGCAGATGAAGTCCGGGTACCAGCAGCAGATCGGAGAGTACAATATCGCGATCGAAGAGATGAAGAAAGAACTGGCCGAGAAGTCGGGACAGGTGGAGAAGTTGCAGGCTGCCGGCAAGAAAACGAAAAACAGAACGAGTCATGGACATAGGACAGGCAATAAAGACGCTTCGGCTGAAGCATAACATGTCGCAGGCGCAACTGGCGGAGTGCTGTGGCATGAGCACCAATGCCGTGTGCTCCATCGAGACCGGCAGGACATATCCGCAGAAGGGCACCGTGGAGAAGATCTGCGAGGTGTTCGGCATCTCGCAGGCCTTGTTTCAGTTGCAGGTCATTGAGGAGAGTGACTTTCCAGAGGAGAAGCGCGTGCTGTACCGCGCCCTGCTCGAACCGCTCAGGAACGAACTGTTGGTGAAACCGGAATAACGATGACGGATACTAACCTGAAGATACTGAATGCCATACCGCTCGTGGAGGTGATGCGAGGCTGGGGCTATGTGCCGAAGCACGAGTCGAAGACCGGCGCGTTTGCCACGTACCAATGTCCATGGCATGACGACCATCACCCGTCGCTGGTGGTTGACAAGGCGTTGCGCGACGATGCCACAGACCTTGGCTTCAAGTGCTTTGCCTGCGGCGAGACGGGCTATGGCGCCATACAACTGGCTGCGAGGCTGATGGGGCTGCCTGCCGGCAAGGTGCCCGCCGAGGATCTGGCGATGGTGCTTTCGGAACTTATGACGCGCTGCGAGGTGGAACTGGAGCCGGAGCCGAAGGAGGATGGCAGGCACGGCTCGGGCAGTCTGCGTGTGAGCATCGTGGGATGGGACGAGTTCCGCAAGGAAGAGAAACAGTATGCCGACTGGAGTGGCGACCAGCCGCTCTTCGAGCCTGGCCAGTGGACCGAGGAAGGCCTGAAGGCCCTGGGCCTGAAGGTGGAGATGTCGACGCACCGGATGAAAAAGAACGAATTAGACGAATATACGGGAAACAGAAGATCGGAAGTGAGATTTGGCGATTTAATGACAGATTTTGACCCTGACACTGGAGCGGCGCTTTACCGCTGCTCCTTTGGCAGGGATTTTTATCGCGGGCAGAAGGCGGAGACCAGGACCATACAGGCCTGGGGCGAAGAGGTGTGCGGCGTGTTCGGCGTTGAGCCGATCAGCCGGTTCATCAAGCGCGAGACGCCGAAGCAGGGCGGTGCGGTGGTCATGATCGTCAGGGCTACGAAGAACTACCCGATGTTTATCTTCCGCTATCCGTGGGGTATCAAGAAATACGAGCCGAGGACTACTTACGCCAATACGAAGTGGACCTGGTGGCACGTCAGCGAGGATGCCGACCTTGACCACCGTTGGTATGCCGACGCCGCGTTGCGCGACTATCTTGATGACGGCGTGGTGCCGCAGCCGGACAGCCGGCATCCGCTTGTTGAACAGAGGAGAGACAAGGACGGCGACAAGGAAGAAAAGACGGCGAGGCCGCGCTTCGGTCGTGTGGTGCTCTGTTCAGGGCCGCGTGACGCCATCGCCGTGTGGAGCCACAGCGACGCGCACGTCGTATGGCTGCATAGCGAGCAGAGCGGCTTTAACAAGAAGGGTGATAACCTTCGGCCCAACCGCTGGCTGCGCGCGCTGCTGAGGAAGTTGCAGGCCGTGACGGCCGACGGCGGCCTGTACGTGTGCTACGACGAGGACGAGACGGGGCTGGCCGCCAGTCAGGCGATAGCGCTCAACTCTCCGAACATCCACTGGCTCCGCCTGCCGAAGGAACTACGAGAGATTGTGAACGGCAGGACGGCGGAGCGCCGGTGCAAGGACGTGACCGACTTCATCACTCGTTTTCAGGAGGTGGAGGGCAGGATGCCCGCCGACCTGCAGCACGACGACCCCGTGGACTGGTTCGACAACGCCCTCTTCGACACGCCGACGACGCAGTTCTGGCAGTGGGAGAGCGAGCGCAAGGATGCCGACGGCACCGGAAGGGCAAGGTATAAGTTCGACCTGCGCAACACCCCGGTCTTCCTGCGGGCACGCGGCATGGTGCGCCGCGTGATGCAGCAGGGCAAGGTGTCGTTCAGCCGTTTCTTCCTGCTGGGCAACGACAGGAAATACACCGAGTGCTTCCCCGGTGAGAAGGGAAGCCCCAACAAGATCGTGGCGCAGTCGCGCGACCTGATGGCAGAGTGGCTGCGGGCTCACAAGGAGTATAACGACGGCAAGGGAGCCCTGAGCCGCGCCATCTACTCCGCGAAACTGGAGCAGTCGACGATGGAGTCGATCGAGACGCTCGACTTCGACGAGAAGAGTTTCGGCGAGGACTTCGACCACTTCTTCTTTGACAACACCGCCGTGCTCGTGACGAAGGACGGCATCGAGACCGTGCCCTACGGCCGCATGAAATGGTGGACCAACTCGGAGGCCATCCTCGGCGGTACGTTCACGCTGCTGCCACAGGCATGGCGCGTAGTCGTGAACCCGCTCTATCAGGGGGAACTGGAGAAGCACGACGAGATTATCCGGGCGGCACACACCACCGACGAGTGCGCGCAGGAGAACATGCGCTGGGACGCATGGGCTTCGCTCTGGAAGTACCGTCTGGTCATGGACAAGCCCCTCGACGAGATGCCCCTGCACTTCCGCTTCCTGTACAACACATCACGCATCTTCTGGGAGAAGGAGGCTGCCGGTGCCGAACTAACGGCTACCGAGAGACAGGTGCAGGACATGTACTTCGTGGCCATGCTCCATGCCATCGGCTCTGCACTGGTGCGCCACCGACCTGCCAACCGACAGCAGTACATACATATCACCGACAACGGGACACGCCGCGAGGACCTGGCCAGTGGCGGAACGGGAAAGACTGCCATCCTGGAACTCCTTGGACTGGTGCGCCGCGTGCTGAAGGTGGACGGCAAGGCACTGGAGGGTGGAAACGTCACGCTGACGCAGGAACTCGACAAGGTAGTGCCGGGTCTGCACACCATCGTGGCACTCGACGAACTGCCTCAGGGCTTCTCGCCGAAGACGCTCTACAACTATACGCTCTCACTAACCTCGCGCGGGCTCTACCGCTCCAGCGTCGTGCTGGAGGGCGATGACCTGCCGAAGTTCGTGGTGGCATCGAACGAGCAGTTGGATCTCAGCAGCGACTCGACGTCGCGGCGTACCTATCAGGTGCTGGTGTCAGACTGGTACCACCCCCGGAGCATCGACGGCTCGCGACCGGCTCATACGCCTGCCGACGACTTCAGGATGCAGTACGGCATCAAGGAGGTGGCAAGGAACCTGCCGCCGGCACTCCTGAACGAGGCGAGGAATGTGCTGCTCGGCTGCGTGAGGCTGTTCCTGCAGTTCCCTGACGAGACCATGAGGCCGCCGCGTGACAGCCGCGCCATGCTGCGCCAGGCACTGGCGGCATCGAAGGACGAGCAGTTCACCCGATGGATTGCTGGGTATCTCTCCGACAGCAGGCATATCGGCCAGCCCATCGCCCAGCGCGAACTGGCCATCTCGCTGCTCGACTACTGCGGTGTCACCGTCGGCGAGAAGACGCTGAAGAGTGCCTACAAGCGCATCCGCGACAACATCGACGACTACATCCGCACAAGCGTCTACGTGGCTGACCCGCCCGTGGTGCTGAGCACGCCGACGGACAGGGAGAACGGCTTCCGCCGCTGTGCCGCGTGGCAGCACCCCCGTGGCACCGACGGCTACAGCGTAGCCACCGATGACTCCGGCAACCGCCTGCCCCGTGAGTTGGTGAGGAGGGCTCCGTACCCGCGCGTGTACTATTTCTACCGCAAGGGCCGCGTGCCGCGCCATTTCTACGACGAAGCCCATGCCGGCGACGCCGACTGGGTACAGGGAGCCGGCGAGACTGATCCGGAGGCAGAAGAATAGAAAAGGAGGAAAGGTATGAATCAGAATCACAATGCTTCTACGACGGTCATCAGGAAGTCCTGCCTCACAGGCAAGGCCGTTTGGATCTACAGGGGCCCTTCGGAGCGGTCTGCCGGACTCGCATACTGGCGTGCATGCAGGCAGGAGACGGAGAGGATGCGCCGCTTCAGCGCCGTAGCAGCGCGGCGTTTCGGCAATATCGCGAGGATCCTGTCCGACTGCATGGCGGGCCTGCCGGTCAATGCGGAACTCACAGCATGGCAAAAGGAGGCGGTACGCCAGTTGCAGGCCATCCAGAAGAAGGGCATCGCCTGTCACCGCGACTTCTACGAGCATATCATGGAAGAGCGCAGCCGACGCGCAGCAGACCGCGAGATACGCCGCAGGATGCGGGAGCGTGAAAAATCGACATAATCAGAATTATGATAAATAAGTAACGAATATGACACATCTTGACTTTACAATCGACTTTGAGACCTGCAGCCTATCGGCCAATGCGGCTGTGATGCAGGTGGCCGTCGTTCCCTGGAAGCGGGACGACGAGAGTGACCCCTTCTTTGACTGTCAGGACACGGAGCCTTTCGTTGGCTATGTGGACCTGCGGACGTGCGTGGTGGACGGATTTGACTTCGACCCGGCTACGATCAGGTGGTGGGAACAGCGTGGAGATGCCGCGAAGGCGGCGGTGACGGCGGAACTGCCGGAGGCGATCACGGACGTGCTGATAAACACGCTTGACTATATCCGTAGAATTGTGAAACGCTACGAGTTGCAGAGCATCTGCCTGTGGTGCCAGGGGCCTGACGTAGATATTGCCATCCTCAGGAACCTCTGCCGTAAGTATGACATCAATCTGGAGGACATCGTGCCGCACACCCAGTTCCGCGACTGCCGGACGATCATTCTGGAGGCGGCACTTATTGAGGCGGAGCGCAGCATGAACGGAAAGAGTACGAAGGCCAACGGCATAGCCTTGCCTTTACAGATCCTTGCAGATCCTTCTTCGGCATACAGACTCTTTGACCCCCTGCCTGAACAGTACACCAGCGGTAAGGAGGCGCACGACGCGCTCTACGATGCCCTGCGCTCTTCTTGGAACACATGGCAGGCCCTGGGATGGATCAAGTCTCTCATATAAGCAAGCAAGTATGGTTTTGAAGTCACTACCCGGAAGTTGGAGCGCGCTCACGTGGCAGCAACTCTCCATGATGTGGAGCGTGAAGCGGCGATATGGCGGCAATGCCGACGTGGCCAGGGTGTCCGCGATGCTTGCGCTGCTGGGGCTGAAGGCAGGGAGGCAGGAGGCCACGGTCAGCGACCGCAGCGGAGAGACGGTCTACCGCCTGCGGGACAGGGACGGCGGGCTTTGGGCGGTGACGGCCAGGGAGGCCGCACACGTGGCAAGGCATGCCATGGCCTGGTTTGACTATCCGTATGGTGACCGTGGCGAGGATGCCGTGAAGGACGAGAATGGAAAGGTGGTCAGGGAGGGCCGTGACCCCGTGCGTGGCTATGTCAGTAGCATGCGCGACGCGATGATCATGCCGCTGGAGCATGTCAGGGTAGGCCGCAGGCACTTTGCCCTACCCCAGGCCGCCTGCAACAACATCACATGGTGCCAGTATCGGAGCCTTCAGGCAATCGCGCCGCAACTGTTTGCAGAAGACATTACAGACGCCCAGGCTCTGGACTTGCAGGCACAGTTTCTTGCACATATCCTCACGCCGCGCTCCCTGTCGCTGCTTGACACCACGGGCGGCAGCATCCACCTGCGCCTGCACTATGAATACAGGTACGATGATGACCGGGCTGACGGGCTGGCAAAGTGGTTCACCGCGAAGATGAAGACGCAATCCTTGGAAACCCTCTTCCACATCTGCTTCCAGGCCTACCAGACCGCCATGTCCTACTATGCCGCTTCCTACCCTCTCCTATTCCAGTCTGACGGCAAGAGCGATCCCCTGCGCGACGCGCTGACCGGCGAGGTGGGCACCGTCAACACGATCATGAAGTACGCCGGCTATGCCGAGCAGCAGCAAGTGTATGACAGCAACCTGCCTTTCGTGCTGGACATCCTGAACACGATGACCAAGGAGGCCAAGGAGATTGAACGGATGAATGCAAAGATCAAGAAAAATGTAACAAGATAAAGAATCAAAAGAATGATACATTACGGAAAGACGCCACATGGCGATCTGGAGATCATAGCGTCGCATGAAGAAATTGGTGAGTTGTACAGCCTGATGGATTCGGCAGGTCTGCTTCAGCGCCGCACTTTCGACAGGCTGAAAGAATATATTGCCATCGAGTTTGCAGAAGAGTTAAGCCGCCAGTGTGACGGCACTGGCACCAGAATATGCCCGTGAGGGCTTTTGTTCCAATCCAATGTTAAAATCAACAAGTAAAGTTTCTACTCTGGGCCATCGGCGGATGGCCATTTGGGGGGATTGCCGTTGGGGCAGAGAGTTGTAGGAGCGGTTTCGCCTGACTGTCTATAATGGTTCGAGTCCATGCCTTCCACAAATAAAAGCAGGAGGAATAACAATGAAAACAAAAGAGGAAATCAAGGCAGTGTATGGTACTGAATCATATTATGCCTATAAAGAAGGTTATGAAGAGGGCTACATTGAGTCAATTAACTCACTGCGCAATCAGGCCGCAATAGCAGCTATGCAAGGTTTGTTAGCAAATAGTGGCGTGTATCTTAAAGAAGGAGATACCTTTCCTAACCTTGCTGTAAGATATGCCGATGCACTAATTGAAGAACTTAAAAAGAAATAATTATGGCAACAATTACAGAAAAATGTATTATATGTGAAGAACCTGCAACCATGCATATACATGGTGATGCCTACTGTTCTGAATGTGGTAAGGAAATGAGATTGAAAATATTACATCATGTTTTTAGTATATAACTATGGCAACAATTAAGAGTTATACAGACATAGAGCAGTCAAAGAAGTTGGCAGAAATATTGCCATTAGAGAGTGCGGATATGTGCTATCCAAAAGATGCGTTTGAATATAACTATGCAAAAGAACCTGTCTGCCATTATAGTGGAATCGGATTAGCACACCCATGTTGGAGTCTCGCAGCGTTGCTTAGTGTCTTACCAGAAATTCAAGGTGGTAAACCAATAATAGATCTCGATGACAACTATATTACATATCCACACATGAGCGATTTATATACTAAAGCAGACAATCTTGTTGATGCTTGTGTTGCTATGATAGAGAAATTACATGAACTTAAAATGTTGTAGACATGTTAGATAAAGAACTACTTAAACGTCAGATACAGTATGTTGAACGTGAGGAAAAATTAAATAAAGAAATCGCTTTAGCAAAATGTCCTATTTGTGGGGGTAATTTAGAAATGTACTTCCATGAAGGTAGTGGTGATTCTATTGTTATACCATTCTGGGCAGAAATAAAATGCAAATATTGCGGAATGTTTTCCAAAAAAGTAAAAAGAGATTCTTATGAGTCTTATCATTGGAAATATGATGGTTCTGACGAAATAAGACTTAAAGAAGAAGTTTGGAGTGAAGTAAAGCAATATTGTAAGCGTTAAAGTGATAATAACAAACATATATATGTTTTGTATTGCAAGACATTTTGCTGATTGGCAGAAATTAAATATAAACTTTATTGAATTATGAAAGAACTATCAATAGAAGAAAAGGCTAAAGCCTATGATAAGGCTTTAGAAAAGGCACGTCAATTATGTGCCTATCCTACAACTAAGCCGTTTATAAGCGACTTGCAAGACCTTTTCCCCGAACTCAAAGAGAGTGAGGATGAGGAGATAAGGAAAGGTATCATTGCGATACTTAATAACTATGTGGACAACTCAAATATTTTTAAGGCTAAAATTCTTGCTTTGCTTGAAAAGCAAGGCGAGCAGAAGCCTTATATGATTCAATGGAAAGGTAATAATTTAAAAGAAGTAATTGACTTCACAGGTAAAGATAAGAACTTTGGAAAGTGGTTCAAATCTTTTGAAGAGTATGAGAAATATGTCGATGACCACAATGGTATTTTTAAACTATTTAATGCAGATGGTAGTCACTATGAAATACCAGTTGGAGCATGGATAGTAAAAACTCCTGATGGTTACAATGTTGCGTCCAAAGCAAAATATAAACAAAAGTCTGCTGAATGTAACAATTCAATCCTAAAAGATAAGTTGTTAGAACTATTCCAAAGATTTAGATGGTATTGCAAAGACGAAACCCCAACTAATGGGGATATAATAGATTATGTTGATGCTCATATACAAGAACTTATAGATACTATACAGAAGCCTGCTGAGTGGAGTGAAGAGGATATAATACATCTCAATAATTGTATTTCTTATATGAGTAGATTAAATGCAAGTGAGATGGATTGGCTTAAATCACTCAAGGACAAAGTACAACCACAACCTAAGCAAGAATGGAGACAAGAAAATACAGGTGATTTGACTGATTTTGAAAATGCAATGATGCATATAGGAGGTTCCTTCTTTGGAGAAAATGCAGGTTTAGACCCGAATGATACTAATGCAATAAAAGAACAAGCAAACATTCTCTTAGGACTTGTACCAAAACAAGAATGGAGTAAAGAGGATGAAGAACATATTGAAAGTATCCTTAAAAGACTTGATGGAATGTGTAAGAAAGGTGCTACCTTTACCAGAACACGTTTTGCTGTGAATCAAGATATGGATTGGCTTAAATCCCTCAGACCCCAGAACACTTGGAAGCCGAGTGCATTTCATTTAGGGTGTATTACAGATGCTATTAGCATGTACAAAGATCGTGGTATTAATGCTATAGGACTTAAAGAGATTTTAGATGAATTAAAGAAACTAAGGGAGGAATAAAGTATGCCGTGTATATTTGACATTAAACCAGAAGATAGGCACTGCCAGTATTGCAGTGCTGCTCTCTGCGATGAAAGGCAACCAAAGCCAGCAAATACACATACAACAAATAAAATTGAATAGTTATGAAGGTGGAGACAGAAGATAAATGTCTTAAACCAACTAAATGTTTTTGGTATCAGAAGAAAGATAATGAATGTTATGTATCACCTTATGAGGGATGTATAAGGAATAAAGCACAGAAAGGAGAGGAGGTATGACACATTTTATTAGTTTGAGAACCCAAGGAAGAGGTGGCGAAATAATGGTCAATGTTGACGAAATCAGTTCGTGTCACATAGAAGGAGGTTTTAGTTATACAGGCTATATACTTATCCTTAAAAATGGCACGAAATACAATTTAAACGCAGAATCGTACAATAAAGTTATGAATTTAATAAGCGAATAATGTATGACAGACAAAGTACAGAAAATCCGTGAAGAGGTTGAAAAACTGAAATCGCAATTATTAAGAGGTGTTTGCGCTTCACAAATTGCAATGGAGACACGTTGCAAGGAAGAGGCATACAATGAGGTTCTTGCTATACTTGACACTATGCAAGAAGAGCCTGTAAGCGAGGATTTGGAAGAAGCACTTGCAAGAGAATGGAAAGGTTACAATGACAGAGGGGCAGCAACTGTTGATGCACTGGAAGACAATTCCCAAGAATTAGCCTTTGCAAAGGGATTCTATCGGGGTTCTGAGTGGGGTAAGAATCAAGCAAAAGTCGAAATTCAAGCGCAAAGTATGGCTCTTGCTCACGGGTGTCCTAAAGAGCCTGCAAGAGGGTTAACCAAAGAAGTAGTAAAAGGCGCATCTACAGGGGGAATGCTTATCAAAGTCCCACAGTCAACATTAGATACACTTGACATAGTTGCTGGTGATAAAATAAACATCCAAATCAGAAAAGTATGACACAACCAAAATTTACAAAAGGCGATAGAATCGTTTACGGCGATTCTGTGTTCGACATTGTTGACTTTTACACGGACGTTGACTTGAATTACGAGGTGAAATGGATTTGCGGCGATTCAAGAGCGAGAAAAGTATGCGGTATTCCCGTATTATGCGACTATAATATACAAAGATTTGACGATTCTATACATTATGACCCAACTAAGTTCAAGCCATTCCAAAAGGTGCTTAGAAGGCTTGATGATGGCGACTCTTGGGAGGCGGACCTGTTCAGCACATACAAGCCACTATGCGGCAACCAGTACCACTGCATTGGAGGATGGTGGAAGCAATGTATTCCCTACGACGGTAACGATCATCTGCTTGGTACGCACAATAATTGCGACTCGTATTATGTAACATGGGATAAGGAGGAATAGTTATGAAAGCAAAAAGATGAAGGCTATTGTAAAGGATGTGCAAAACTTTATAGGAAATGTGCAGGATTTTACGCCTACCCAAATCCAGAGTGCTATGTCAAGAAGATAAAGTTAAACTGATAGTCGTTAAGGAAGAAAATAATGAGAAAGTAATATGATGAGAAAAATTGAATGGACTGAAAAAACTTGGAATCCGATACATGGTTGTACGAAGGTAAGCGAGGCGTGCAAAAACTGCTATGCGGAGGTGATGGCTCGCAGGTTGCAAGGCAACCATATCTCGAGTTACGAGAACGGATTTCAGGTTGCGCGAAATGTCAATGTGATGAAGGATCCTTACGAATGGAAGAAGCCAAGCATGGTATTTGTCTGCTCAATGGGCGACCTGTTCCACGAAGACGTGCCTCACACATGGATAAACCAAGTTATGCGAGTCATTGAGAAGACACCGCAGCACACCTACCAGATACTGACCAAACGCCCGTGGGGAATGGAGGAATACTTTATAAGTCATCCTCATTTGCTTCCGAAGAATGTGTGGCTGGGAGTGACGTGCGAGAACAGCCGGCACTATGACCGCATAGACTCTTTGCGTAACATCAGGTGCAACAACGTGAAGTTTCTTAGTTGTGAGCCGCTTCTTGGGAATATGAACGACATAAACCTTGATGGCATCAACTGGGTCATAACAGGCGGCGAGAGCGGACCGTGCGCCCGTCGTACACCTGTTGAATGGTTCACGAACTTGCGTGATGCCTGTATGCGCTGGAACACGCCTTTCTTTTTCAAGCAGTGGGGCGCATGGGGCGAAGACGGAGTGAAGCGGTCGAAATACAAGAATGGATTCTTGCTTGACGGTGAGACATACCGCATGATGCCAGGGGATTCGTGGTGAAACGACAAACGGACTATAGAGATGACAAGATATACATTGTTTCACGAGATAAAGGAGGAGTTATGATGGAACTTGACAAGATATACAACGAGAACTGCCTGGAAGGAATGAAGCGGATTCCAGAAGGGAGCGTGGACTGCGTGGTGACATCGCCGCCCTACTATGCCCTGCGTGACTACGGAGTGGAAGGGCAGATTGGACTGGAATCGTCGCCGGAGGAGTATATCGCCAGACTGTGCGACGTGTTCCGCGAGGTGCTGCGCGTGATGAAGCCAACTGCGACGTGCTGGGTGGTCATCGGCGACTCGTATGCGGGAAGCAACAAAGGGGCTGCAAGATACCCCGAGAATGCCAAACTGTATCTGCAAGGGACAAACCGTGGGACGTTAGACCGCGCCATCTCATTCAAGTTCAAGACGGAGGCCAAAGACCGTGACCTTATCGGCATTCCATGGATGCTGGCCTTCGCCCTGCGCGACATGGGGTTCTTCCTGCGTCAGGACATCATCTGGCACAAGCCGAACCCGATGCCGGAGAGCGTGAAGTGTCGCTGTACGAAGAGCCACGAGTACATCTTCATGCTCACCAAGTCGGCCCGCTACTATTTCGATTCGGAAGCCCTGCGCGAGCCTGCCAACACGGGAGTTCGGAAGAACGAGTACAACCACCGCAAGGTGAAGTTTGTCGTACCCGGACACAGGCAGGAGCAGTTCCGTGGCGGCAACCAGAGCGACGGCAAGCGCAACAAGCGTGATGTGTGGTCGGTGCTGGTGAAGCCGGGCTACGAAGGTCATCACGCCACATTCCCCGTGGAGTTGCCCTTTGAGTGTATATCCCTTGGATGCCCGCAGGACGGAACGGTACTCGACCCGTTCATGGGTACGGCGACGACGGCCGTTGCCGCCATGATGCTGCACCGCCACTACGTCGGGTTTGAACTCAACAAAGAATACTACGACATCGCCCTGAAGCGAATCGAAGAACAGAATAATAAAGAAGTATGAACGACATCCAACTACTATACATCGACCTCTTCTGCGGGGCGGGCGGCACGTCCACCGGCGTGGAGAGCGCACGGCACGACGGCCGGAAGTGCGCCAAGGTGATAGCCTGCGTCAACCACGACGCCAACGCCATCGCCTCGCATGCCGCCAACCATCCCGACGCGGTACATTTCACCGAGGATATCCGCACGCTCGACCTGGCACCGATGGTGATGCACCTGGAGCGGATGAAGAAACGCTACCCGGAGGCACACGTCGTGCTGTGGGCGTCGCTGGAATGCACGAACTTCTCGAAGGCGAAGGGCGGTCAGCCCCGTGACGCCGACAGCCGCACGCTGGCAGAACACCTGTTCCGATACATCGAGGCCGTCAGACCAGACTACATACAGATAGAGAACGTGGAGGAGTTCATGTGCTGGGGAGACCTCGACGAGAACGGCAAGCCCGTGAGCCGTGACAAGGGACGCTGCTACGTCCGTTGGGTGAACGCCGTCCGTGGCTACGGCTACGACTACGACTGGCGCATCCTGAACGCCGCCGACTACGGGGCCTACACCTCGCGCCGCCGGTTCTTCGGACAGTTCGCCCGCAAGGGACTGCCCATCGTGTTTCCACGACAGACGCATGCCAAGCGTGCAGAAGTCGATGCCGTCCTCAATAATCTCTTCCCCGACCAGTACAAGCCGTGGAACGCGGTGCGCGACGTGCTCGACCTGCAGGACGAGGGCACAAGCATCTTCGGCAAGAAGAAGCCGCTGTGCGAGAAGACGCTGGAGCGCATCTACGCCGGACTCGTCAAGTTCGTGGCAGGCGGCAAGAAACAGCACGAGGCATGGATCCTGAAGTATAACTCAATGAACCAGCAGCACCACCATAACGCGCCGTCGATAGACGAGCCGTGTCCGACGGTGGCCGTGCAGAACCGGCTGGGCATCGTAAAGGTCAACTTCCTGTCGAAGCAGTTCAGCGGCGACCCCATGGGGAAGAACCAGGGCATAGACCGCCCCGCCGGCACCGTCACAACAAAAGACCACCACGCAATAGTATCGGCTAAGTTCCTTACTGAGTATTACGGGGGTGCTGAACATAACCATAACATCGAAAAACCTGCGACGACTTTGACCACGAGGGCAAGGCACGCCTTTGTGACCGCCTACTTCGGCAACGGCTACAACACCAGCATCGACGAGCCGAACCCCACCGTGACTACTAAAGAGCGCCATGCGCTGGTGAGCGCCGACGGCATCGACCTCGACAAACCCATGCCCGACGTGCCGCTGGATCAGGTGAGGGTGATGACGCGCCGGTTCCTCGACAACCAGTACGGCAAGGGCACGCCGTCGCCGATTGACTCTGTGGCACCGACCATCGTCAACAACCCCAAGCAGAGCGTCGTATCTGCCGACCAGTTCCTGGCCAACCCGTTCTCCTACAAGAGCGACGGCAACAGCATCGACAGCCCCTGCTTCACGCTGATTGCCCGCATGGACAAGATGCCGCCCTACCTCGTAACCACTGAGCACGGCGACCTGGGCATCGCCATCTACGAGACCGATAGCCCGATGACGCGCAAGGTGAAGGAATTCATGGCCATGTACTGCATCATCGACGTAAAGATGCGCATGCTGAACATCCGCGAGCTGAAGCGCATCATGGGATTCCCAGAGGACTACACCCTCGTCGGCACGCAGGCCGAGCAGAAGAAATACATCGGCAATGCCGTGGAGGTGAACATGGCCCGCGTGCTCTGCGAGGCCCTGTGCGAGAAGTTAAGTAACGACTAAACAAAATATAAGACAATGATACTACACAGATTCATGAGCGAGGCAGAATACGAATGCCTTATTGGCGGGGCGAGGCTGATGAACGCCACCGACCATTCTAAGAGCGGACAAAGGACTGACAGCGTGGGCTTCTGCTTCTTTGCCGAAGATCCCGACGAGGCCATCCACTGGCTCAGCGGATGCACCTATCCCGACTGCTGTGTGACGATGGAGGTCCCCGACAGTCTGGTGCGCGAGAGCTACGGCATCTACCGCGACCCGGAGCGCAACGACCTCTCGCAGCCCATACCAAGCAGCATCCCGACGATGCGCAAGCGCGAGTACTGCACCACCTCCTACTCGCTGACAGACGGCGTGAAGGTGCTCGCTATGACGCAGAAGTATGCCGAGTATGCACAGCTGTGCCGCGAGTTCGTGGCAATGGGAATCATGGAACCGTAAACAATTAAACAAATAGGATTATGCAGATACTGAACATCATTTTTACAATCGTGGTAATTATTGCCAACGGTTTCATTACGTGGTTTGCCATCACGGCATGGTTCGAGCTTCGCAGGATGAAGCGTATACTTACAGGCATGGAGCGCGCCATGACCATTGTGACACCCATCACGATGGGGCAGTACGTGAAAGGCAACTTTGAGCAACTGAACGAGATGAAGGCAGCCTTCCGCCGGCTCGTGGAGAACGAGCAGTATGAGGATGCCGAGGAACTGAAGAAAGCCATCGCAAAGATGGAGCTTAACGCCGAGCACGCACTGAAGGAGTTTAAGGACATCTGCGGCGACAAGCTCTGCGAGATCGTCGTGACGAAGGTGAAGAGCCATATTAATGAGGAGGAATAACAACTTTTAAACAATAGCAATTATGGAAAAACAGATTCGTAACTTAATCGCAATCGCAGGCTCGGTCCTGCTGGTAGTAATCATCTTCTTTGCCTGCTGCACGGTGGTCGATTCCGGCGAGGTGGGCATCAAGTTCCACAAGTGGTCGGTCAGCGAGCAGGACTACGGCGGCGTGGAGGGCACGTGCAAGGGATGGGTGTTCTACAATCCCGTCACCACCGACGTGTTCACCTACCCCACGTTCACGCAGCGCAAGCAGTACGAGACGTTCTCGGTGAACGCCAAGGATGCCTCGCTCTTCGAGATGGACCCCACCATCGCCTACCGCATCAACCCCGACAAGGCGTGTGACATCTTCACCAAGTACCGCGTCGGCGTGAAGGAACTGGAGGAGGGGTATATCCGTACCTGCATCTACGAGGCTTACCGCACCTGCGGCAACCAGTACACCTCGGACTCGCTGATGTCGAACCGTGCCAACTTCGAGAGCGACGTGCGCCGCCGCCTGGAGAAGTCGCTGGAGGCAGAGGGCTTCGTGGTCGAGGAGTTCACCTCGAAGATAACCCCGCCCAAGTCGCTCGTGTCCATGATCGACGCGAAGAACACCGCCATACAGTCGGCGCTGAAGGCAGAGAACGAGGTGAAGGAGGCCGAGGCGAACGCCAAGATTGCCGTGGCCAAGGCAGAGGGTAACGCCAAGGCCATGAAAATCAAGGCCGACGCGGAGGCGTACTACAACAAGACCATCGCCGCGTCGCTATCGCCTATGATCGTGCAGGAGGACATGATAGAGAAGTGGGACGGCAAGATGCCCCAGATCGTCAGCGGCAGCGGGATGATCATGGACGTGTCGAAAATCATGAACAAGTAAGGCTATGGGAACGAATACGATATTCTACCTGCTGAGCGTGCTGCTCAGTCTGTACTGCGCCTATCTGGTGGCCTTCAGGACGTATAAGACGAAGTATTGTGTAGATACACACGATTATGAGCCGACCGACGAGTGCATCGTCTATCCACGGATTGTATATATTCTGATGGTGGCCGTGTGCTTTGCGCCGATAGGCAATGTCGTGCTGTGCATTGTATTCTTCGTGCTGTCTTTTGTCGGGCGGTCCGAAGGCGATTTCTATGTCAAGTCCTGGCTGCTTGAAAAGCCTGAGAAGAAGGAGAAGGAAAAGGAGCAAGACTGATGGATGCCCGACAGCAGCATAACCCGAAAGTATCGACCGACGAGTGGTACACGCCAAAGTGGATCATCGACGAGTTGGGACCTTTCGACCTCGACCCGTGCGCCCCTGCTGCGGACGTGCGCCCGTTCGAGATTGCGCCGGTGTGCTACACGAAGGACGATGACGGACTGGCACGCGACTGGCACGGCACGGTGTGGATGAACCCTCCCTACAGCCGCGAGCCGCTGCGCCGCTTCTGCGAGAAGATGGCAGCCCACGGCGACGGCATCGCCCTGCTGGTGAACCGCCAGGACAACCTGCTCTGGCAGGAGGTCATCTTCCCCACGGCAGCCTCGATGATCTTCATGCGCCACCGCGTGAAATTCATCCAGCCGGACGGCCGCCAGAGCTCGCCGTTCTTCGGGTCATGCCTCGTGGCATGGGGCCATGAGTGCGACCGCCGCCTGCGCCGCTGCGGCATCGAAGGGAAGTATGTAGTTTTGAATATGTAAAACGATAGATTATGAGAGAGATAAAGTTCAGAGGGAAATCGTTGCGCGATGGTGAATGGTTCTACGGGAACCTGTTCGACCGCGACACCAAAGGCAATACCCATATCACTACGCTCGAAAGAGGATGCCTCGTCATCGACCCCGAAACCGTCGGCCAGTACACCGGCCTGCACGACAAGAAAGACCAGGAGATCTACGAGGGTGACATCCTCTTCGTGGAGTTCGCCGACAGGTCCGGCGGGAACCAACTCGTTGGCTGGAACGAAGAGACGGCATCGTGGGGTATCATGAATACATACGAATACCAGTCGATAAAGGATGGCGACGATTGGCCGGAGTTCAAGAACCACACGCTGATCGCCTTCCTCAAGCACGCCATCATCTGCGAGGTGGTTGGCAACATACACGACAACCCGGAATTGATGAACGTACCAAGCTACAAGGATTGACTATGGCAACGAAGAAGATATTCGCAGGGAATGGATTGAGCCGGACGGCGATGGTGTTCAGGATCGCGACAGTGGCAGGCCACAAACTGACGGTTCCGGAGATGAACCGCATCAAGGACATCAACCCTCGCGCCCTGGAGAATGTATATAATACCGTGATGGGGGGGGTAAGTAAAGGCGACGCGCTGTTTGCGCTTCGGCTGGTGTTGAAATAATTATATTGAATTTTAAGTGATAAGAAATGACTATTAAGGAGGCCGAATTATGATTAAGAAAAGAAAGAGTTTCTTCGGCATGATAGGATTTAACGGATTCTGTCTGCTTGTGTTTGTCGTACTGGTAGGCGTCAGTACCTACATTCAGTACGCGAAAGAAAATACCGTGACCGCCACGGTGCAGTCGATAACAACGCAACAGCATGTGAGCGGCCACGAAGGGAATGTAATCACGTCGTACACCTATCTCGTCGGCACCGACATGGGAACGATGGAAATAAGCCCGGACGGCATAATGTGTTCATCGGCTTTCGGAAAACTGCAGGAAGGAAAGAGATACCGCATTCACACCAGAGGGTTCTCGTTTCCGATGTTTGGCATATACCCGTATATAGTAGATGCAGAGGAGGACTGACCAGATGGGAGACTGGAAGATAAAGGTTGGTCTCTGGGAGTGCAAGAATATGTACGGTCAGACCAAGGAAGAGGAAATGCTGCCGTTCCTGCCGAGAGTGGGCGACGTGTTTTGGATGTCTGATGCCTGCGAGGAAAGGCTGAGGAAAGAGTTGCGCAAGTGTCTCAAAAAGTATGGTTGTGGCGACGGGTGCCCGTTCACCAACGAAGAAGGCAAGACTGATATCAAGGACGAGGTGATAGTGCATGAAGTCTTTCTCAAGGTCGAAGACCATGAGGTCGAACTGACATTGAGGAAGGATGGCGAAGTGTGGGATCAGTACGAAATAGATTAAGGAGGACTGAACGCTGGAATGGGACCGACGCGACTCCCCAAAGTGGGTCTTCGACTGGTACACCCGCCAGGGCTTCGACGAGCGTGAGTTCTCCGACGGCTATGCCATGATGGTGAAGGATATGACGAACTATGCAAAGGAATAACAAAGGCGATATGATAAACAATTTCAAACTGACGGGGGAGATCCACAACGACATCCCCACGGTATGCGAAGCCATTGAGTACGCAAAGGCTTTGGTTGACGGCCTCGTGGAGGAAGCCACGGGCAAGATGAACATCAAGGAGCATCCGAGGAACACGGCAGTGTTCGTGGATATGCTCGAACTGCAAAATACGGTGGCCCGGGCGAAATCCTGCGCCGACCATCTGGCTTGGGACGAGAAGCGGCGGTTCTACGGTCCGCTGGCTGATAGAGACGATATATTCATTGGTAAATACGACTGAGCGATGAGAAAGGAAATTTTTATCCGCGAGTGGAAAATACAGGACTATGCGGGACGCAGGGAGCCGACGATGAAGTCAGAGGGGACTATCAACGGCGAGCACGTCTATGCTTGCAAGAACCTCACGACGTGGTTTAGGCTGGGTAAGTATCTCATCAAGCACGATCGTGCAAATTACCTGCTTGGACTGCTTGACTTGATGAAGCGCCACGAGTACCAGGACGACGTGCAGTGGTGGGACTGGGACAAGGAGAGCAACACTGGCAGGAATGCCAACTGTGTCGATGAGATTGTCAAGTACGTCAACATGTTCTACAGCGGCGACGAGTACGTCAAGACGCTGTTTGAACTACAAGAGAAGTTGGTAGGCTACGAGAAGTGCCTATATATCAGTCTATTCTATCGCCTTCGTTTCGACTATCGGCTGTTCCTGAAAGACCGCGATGCCTACCAGAAGCGACTGGAGGATTTCGCCCAGGCAGAGCACGAGCGAGAGTTGAAGAGCAAATGTGCATTGGAGAATTATGAACTAACAGATAAGGAGGACTGAAATATGATAACATGGCAAGAAAGAGAATTAAGCGAGAGGCTGCGCAATGAGTTCGAGAAGCGCGGGTTCTATCTGCTCGGCCATGCACCGACGGAGTTTGCACCGATGCCTTACGGATTCAGGAGCCGCGAGAACTGCACCAAGTTCCTCAGCATCCTGGAGAAAGAGTACAAATACATCGCCTTCAAGAACATGGCGGTCAAGACAGGAACAGCGGACGAGCAGACGGTCAGTGCCAATATGTTTGTCAAGTTGGGCTCGCTCAGCCGTGAGCCGTACCCCGTGGCCGAAATCACAGCCTTCTATCAAGGCAGGATGTATAAGTACGTCAACATGTGCTATCACTTCATCCATTGGATGCAAGCCGCAAGGAGCGGTGACGACATCCAGAAAGCCATCGACGTACTGATGGAAGAAACGGAGTGTCTGGTTGATACCTGGTGGCGGTCGGTACGCACGCTCATTGTCGAAGGTCGCTGGCCCGAGGAGGAGTTTATCAGTGACGTTCGCTTTATGGAAGATGCGATGGAAAAGGAGTACGGTATCAGCAAGGAGGACTGAGCGATGGCAGGCAAGCAGGAGTCTCTTCAGGATTATTTCCTGATGGCAAAGGAGATTGCCAGACAGGAAAAAAGTCTCGGCATTGAGCACTGGGACAGCATCAGCATCGAGCGCGAAGGCGACAAGGCGGGTGAGTACGTCGGGCTCTACCACTACGATCTGCCGCGATGGCTTGCAGAGAAGTATGACTGGGTGATACGGTGGCGTGCCGCCAGGCTGCAGTGCCAGTACCCCCGCTATTGCGTGCGCATCTACCACTGTCCCTACAAGAAGGTGATGGGTGTGAACATCGGCATGCAGAAGGACATCGACACCTTCGTGGCCGCCAAGGCACAGTACACCAAGCAGCAGCGCATCCTCGACAATTACATATCCGAGCAGAAGGCAACGAACATGTTCTTCAGCGAGGACACCGACCAGGAGGTGGTCAGGATAAAGGCCAAGCTCGCCGTCAAGAAAGAAAACATCGAGCAGGCGGAAGCAAGGCTTATCGCCAAGGTTGAACAATATAAATCACAGCAACATGGGAAGACCTCAGACTAACGGGGGAGAGCCTAAGACCTGCCCGTATTTCGAGGAACGAAAATAAATATCTTAAAAAGGAATACGATTATGGAGAAATCATTATTCAGAGTAAAGACAAGGGGCTGTGGCGTTTTTCACGTCATAGCAACGACCTTCGACTACGCTGCAGGCGAAGTGACGAGGGAACTGAACGCCCAGGACTACGGATATTCGGGCGACAGGGTAGTGACAAACGTGGAGTTCATCTGCCGCGAGACGTTTATGCAGAACGGCAAGCGTGCGCTCTATGGCGACAACGACGAGAACCATCTGATGATAAGCAAGGAGGACTGAGCATTATGACCTACGAAGAACTGAAACAGGCGGCGGCTGTGATCAGCCACGCCATGAAGATGAAGTGTTACGTGAGCAAGGAACGCTTCGCGCTGGCTGCGCTCACGCAGTTTGGCATCGACGACGAGAAGAGCGTCGACATCATGTACGGCTTCTTCTGCCGCATACCCGACATTTTGCGGCGCACGAGGGCAAAGAGCGAGAATCTGACGGAGAAATACCTGCCCAAGGCCATTGAGATAGCCGAGGCGGCCTACTCGCTGACAGGCGGCGACGACAACGACGGCACCGTGCCCGGCATCAACGACGAGGGGCGATACTACAGCAAGGACCGCCGACGCTACTTCTACCGCACGAAGGACGGACTGGACGGGCACGCGGACTTCTCGCTGACGCAGCGTTCCGACATCATCAGCCTCGCCAGGTTCGTGGAGCGCACCGACATCGAGATCACGGGAGTGGCGTACCAGCTCGACCAACTCGACACCGGCGAGGTGGACAGCAACCGCAAGCGCATAATGGTGGACTACTACGAGGGCGACATCTACTTCCTCTTCGGCGACCCCACCGACCGCATCTTCTACGACTGGATCTTCCACGGCGACGACGCGGGCGTCTATGTGGCCACCGACAAGGGCTGGCGCAAGCTGCTCTACACCCCCAGCCGTGGCTATGTCGGCAAGGACGGTGAGCTGGATTTCGTCGATGACAAGCATTTCTACTCGAACCACATGCTCGAAGCATTGGGCAAGAAGTACCAGTACGTCGGCAACATCCACCACAGCCTGTCGGTGCTGGTGGAAAGAAGGAAGAAGCAAAAGGAGGACTGAGCTATGCGAACAATCAGATTCAGAGCGCAAGACATTGCGAGCAACAAATGGTTGTATGGAGACCTGAGACACCATAAGGACGACGTTTGCATCTTCGAGCAGGGAGGTAACAAGGGCGAACAAGTAAAACGTGACACCATCGGGCAGTTTGTCGGACTGAAGGACAAGAACGGCAAGGAAATCTACGAGGGCGACATCATCAAATCGACCGACTACCCATTCATGGATGATGGAAAAACGAACTATTTGGGTATCGTATCATGCGACACCCACGACGCTATTGGCGAGTTTTATGTGATGCTCTACGTCACCAAGGAATCCGAAAGGCGCGGAATCAGCAACTTCACCAACAAATCGTTCTACGACTTGCAGATGGAGAATGTGGAGGTGGTAGGAAACATCTTCGACAACAAGGGAATGTTCCGCGACAGCGACGATGCAATCATGCTTTGGTATTTGGAGGACTGACTATGCGAACAATCAGATTCAGAGCAAAGCCCTGCTATATGGTCGGTAATCAACCGGCATGGGTATATGGTACATTCCAGTACATTGCCCAGCGTCGCGTAAGACCAGGAGCGACGGACAACGGCACGTTAGAGCCAAGGAACGATAAGGGACGTATCGTTGATCTTTACGGCACCGAAACGGAAGTGCTGTGCGATACCGTCGGACAGTTTACTGGTCTGCGCGACATCAACGGAAACGACATCTACGAAGGTGACATTCTCGACGTCAGCTATGCCGACGAAGATAGCCGCCTGGAGGTGCGCTTCGTTCGCGGCGTGTTCGCCTTCCTGTGGAACGGCGACCTCGACGACGAGTTCCCCTGCAACGCACCCACCCACGAATGGGCCAAGGTGGTAGGCAATATCTACGACGATCCGCAACTCCTTAAACGATATTAAGCGTATGGCACAGCATCAGTATTATTGCGAGGAGTGCGGCAAGCACCTCTTCGACAGCGAGAAGGATGGCGGCGCGGCTGGCGCAGAGGCACAGCAGAGGGGCTTTGTGTTCAAGGTGCCGATACTCTTTGGCATCGAGGGCCGTCACTTCTTCTGTTCAAAGGACTGCTGGAACAAGTGGCTCAACAGCCGCACCACCGAGCAGGAGCGTGCCAACGGCAACCGCTCCGCCCGTGAGATAAGGCAGCGCATGGAAGCCGACAAACCGAAACTGATAGAGGGGCTGCAGCGCATACAGCGAGCCTTTGAGATAGCGAGGAACCGCCGAAAGAATAAATAAATTAAAAGGTAAATAAATTAAAGGCGATATGTTGATAAAACTTACAAGTAAATGCTCGATGATGTGTCCGCACTGCATGGAGGACGCACAGGAAATGGGGCTGATGATGACGCTTGACACGTTCAAGCAGGCCGTGAAATTCGGCACGTATATAGGCAACAGCCATTTCGTGCTGTCTGGCGGCGAGCCGACGGAGAACGAGCACATCACGGAAATGTGCGAATGGTTCGACCTCGCTACCGGCTGCAACTTCTCCATCGTGTCGAACGGCATGTGGTTGAAGGACGAGCGCAAACGTCAGCGCATCGAGTGGATAAGCCGGCTGCACAGCTACCTCGGTATGCAGGTATATACCAATAAGCAATGGTACAAGGAATACGACTATGTGGTGAGCCACAAGCACGAATACGAGCGGTACAACAAGGTGATTGTCGATGCCGACTCTCACATCTTCATGCAGGACCTCGGACGTGCCAGGACAAACCCCGAGGCGCAGCGGGAGGTGGACCAGAACCCGCACTTCATGTCGTGTCTGAACGCTACCCTTGTGGCTATCCAGAAGCCCGATCCGCAGGAGTTCGGTATCACGATGATGCTGCACCGCCAGATGTGCAAGCCGTCGGTGGATTGCGAGGGTAACGTACACATGTCAGAGAGCCGCCTGTGCCCGTCAGTCGGCAATGTCAATACCGACAACTTTGCCGACATCTGGCAGCGGATGCGCGAGTTCCGTCCGTGCGGCCACTGCAGGCAGTACCGGAAGTTCATGGAAAGCCCGCGCCCCGACATTGCAGCAGCGCGAGCCGTGATGGGATTGTAGATAATTCACGCCGCAAGGCATAGTATTAACAATCCAAATTCAAAAAACAATGCAAAACTTTGATGAACAGGCTGAGAAGTATCTCGGCGCAGTAGAGAAACAGAAAGAGAGTGAGGGCAAGGCCGGCGAGGGCTTTGCCGTACAACGTAAGAACAAGAGAGACGAAGAGAAGCGTGAGATTGCCGCTCGTGCAGAAGCGTTTGAGCAATTTCGTGCGGCCTGCGAAAAGAAATGCGAGGAAGCAAAGAATGACCCCGAACATTACGGCGAGCGTCCAGTAGTCCTCGACTTCGGCAACGGCATCAAGATTCCTGTTCCGTTGAAGACCCCAGGCAAAAACTGGCAGGTAGGCTTCTATGAGCAGAAGGAGGGCACCATATTGCCGTATCTGCATGAGACCGACAAGCTGGAGGAGCCAGACTATAACATTAAAAAGGAAAGCGAAGTATGACCAGAATCATCAAATTCAGAGGAAAGACAGAAGGCGGCGAGTGGATAAAGGGAAACCTTGTCTGCTACCGCGAGGATGACGGCGAGGACGTGACGTGCATCGTCGGCGACAAGCGCAACGAGGTGGATGCCTGCGTGGAGTTCACGCCTGTTGACCCTGCGACGGTCGGTCAGTTCACGGTCTTGCACGACAAGAACAACCGTGGAATCTACGAGGGCGACATCATCGTGCAGCACGCGGAGGATATGCCCGACATTCGCGGGGCGGTGGTTTACGACGTGGCAAACGCACGCTTCGGCATGGCTTACACAAGCTATTGGGAGTCGGGCAGCGTGACCCACTTCGACACGCTGGAGCAGGTGAAGTGCTACTCAGACCACAACCGCGAACTGACATACGAGGTGATTGGCAACGTACACGACAATCCTGACCTGATGCTGGAGAAGGACATCAATGTTTTCAAATGCGAAATGTAAGCACGTATGATGAAAGACTGGACTGGAAACAAGAAGAGCGTGTTCGCGGCGCTGGGTCACGGAATGGCTGGCCAGCCCGGCATCGTGGCGATGACCCGCGACGGGTGGCCTACGTCGGCTACGACAACGGCGCGGCGGCCTTCTGCCTCTATCATCCCGACGGCAGGCACGGCGGCACTCTGTGCAGGAACGGCGGCGGCGCGGCCATCAAGGTGGTCGGCAACCGCTACGACAATCCCGAACTGATCAAGGTCAGGAAGGTATGAACAACGGATTAAACGGATTAAAAAGGATTAAAAAGGAATTTATGAAACAAGCAGAAATGGAACAATTACAGGCGGTGCTCGACACGTTCGACCGCTTAGAGGATGAATGCTACGACAGGATGGCATACATGGACGAACACAACTTCAACTACGAGAAGCAGGCGATTGAGATACGCCGCCAAGCCTATCACAAGTGCTTCCGTGAGTTGCAGAAGACGCTCGACCGTCAGAAGGTGGACGAGTGGACGGATGCCGACACGGCTACGGCAAAGGAAATCGTAGCCTTCTTCAAGGACGGCACGGTGAAGTTGCAGAATGACTGCAATTTCTATGCGGCATGGTTGGAACATAAACTATTGAAGGAGGATTGACCTATGGAAGAAAAGCGAATAGACGGGAAGACGCTTCAAGAGTGGATAAACGAGAGGATGGACGATGAGACCATTCTCATGGAAAAGGTACTTGGCGACGGATTGCAACTTGTCAGCATCTATATGATTGCCACGCCGTCATACGAATGGCTGTTCAGGATTGACAGCAAGCAGACGCTCGACTGCGAATTGGCTGAAGAACTTGTTGACATCATCGAAGACAGGTACGGCGTATATCCAGAGCACGGTATCGCCAGTAAGGAGGAGTTCGACAAAGCCAAGGCTGGCGGTGAACTATGGGCCGACAGCTATGATGACTTCGAGGAATACGACTATCTATGCATATTCCCCGTGCCTAATGTTAATTGCGGTTACGGATGGAATGAGATAGTGAACTTTGGGCTATAAATTATAAGGAGGACAAGCAATGAAGCACGTCAGAATGACACGGCACGGGCGAGGCCCGTTGCACACCTACTACTACCTCGAATGGATGTACGACCAGATGCGCCACGGCGACTACGGCACGTCATACGGCATGTGGTACACCATCGCCAACGCCTACGTCCAGTGTTGGGCGAGGGAGCGCAGCAGCGGCAGGAAGCGCAAGGAGTACATCAAGAAGATTATCTACGCATGGGTCGAGGGCAATATCCGCTGGGGCATCGAGTACAAAAGCAAGCATGAGTGGTATCGCGGTTGCAAGCCGTGCGACTTCATCCACCTGCCAGGCTACGGCACCGAGGTGTATCACATCCGCAAAATCGTCAAGCAGTGGAACAAGTTCGCAAAGCCAAGCCGCCGTTTCCATGTGGACTTCGACGACAACTATAAGGGCATTACATACGACAAGTGCCTGCAGATTCTAAAATTGTTAAACGTAAAAAGGAAATAAAATAAAGGCGATATGACCGACGAGGAATTAAGGGCAATGTCGAAAGACGATGCGAACAAGTTGTTTTACGAGAGCGACAAAAGGAGATGGGTGCGGCTGCATAATGCTACGGCAAACCTCTACTTTGTCAAGAACGGGAGAATAGAAGACGTGGAACCGGCAGGATGGTGGCGTTGAGTAATAACAATTAGAATTTTTGGCGATATGGACGAAGTAACAAACGCAATGATTGCAGAGGAACCGCGACCGATGCCCGTAAGCGTCGATGCAAAGCGATTCTTCGACGGACTGAAAAAGAAGCAGCTCTACCCGATAGACCCCGAACGGCTCGAAACCGTCAAGCGGCTGTGGCGCGAAGTGCCAGGTGCAGGACTCGGCGGATGCTCAAAGGCCCTGCGCGAGGCCGACGGCGACTACGACAAGGCAAGGGAGATAGCCGAAAGGATAGCCAACGAGCCGGAAGTGCTTTAGGGAGGACTATTCGGAACAACGGATTAAAAAGGAATTAAACGAATTAAACGAATTAAAAGGAATACAAATTATGACGATTAAGACAAAGATTAAGATTGTGAGGCGGCAGCTGAATGTGTCGCAAATCACGCCACCGACTGACGAACCCGTCGAAGTGTACGACATCTACGAGGGCTTTACGGGCTTTCCGAGCACATGGCCGTTTATGACGAAATGGATTCTCGACAAGGCAGGACTGAGTGAGGAAGAGATGCTGAAACACATGAGATTTCAGCTGACCACGCTTGGCAGGCTCGACATCAAGATAGTGGACGGAGGAATAGAAGGTTAATTTATAAAAACAACGAAACAATGAGACTGATTTACATGATTGCAGCCGATGTGCTGAGAGCACTCGGCTGGGAAGTAGAGATTAATGAGAAGGAAAATTACTGGAACCTCGTGCTTGCCAACACTACCAGCAGCGAGGACATGCCTCAGTCGCACAAGTCGTGCCTTCGCGGGCTGTTGCGCGGGTGGCTGATGGAGTTCAACTACGAAGGTGGCCGTCAGCAGGTGAATATCTACAAGGAGCTGCAGGGTCTCGACCCCGAGGACGACCGCTATTCCTGTTTAGACACCTGCATCAAACGGACGGATAGCAATACTCCTGAGCACGAATTGGACGACAAGGAGGTGTTCGTCCGTCGCAAGGACCGCTTCGACCGCTACGTGCTTGCGGAGCCTGTGGCCGAGGACATCACCACAAGGCTGACAAACGACACGAAAGCCACCCTTGACACCATCAGCAATCAGAATGAGACCATTCAAAGACTGATGGGTGAAGTAGTAAAGGCGGCAAAAGACAGGGAGCGCATGAAGAAAGAGAATGATGCCAACTATCAGCAGGCCGTGGGCTGTCTCGATGCCGTGAAAGCCATGCTGGAGTTGTCGCAGGGCAACGGAGCCACACATCGTATGCGTGACTTCTACGGCGAGTCGATGATCAAGTTCATCGACAGCGCAAGGCAGAAACTTGCAGCGCGTCACGATGCCGACCCCATGCCATCCTGAACCACGAATTAAACGAATTAAAAGGAATACGATTATGACAGATTTTGAGACTGCAATGCTCTCGTTCCTGCAGGATGCGCAGAACGAGTTTAACAGCGAGAAGGAGGTGGAGCACTTCATCGGGAAGCACGCTCCCAAGTTGATGGAAGCCGCCCGCAAGCAGCTGATGGCGGAGATCTGGCACAAGGAGTCGGAAAACCCCGGCAACAGACACCCATACCCCGTGCTCAATCCAGACGGGGAAATGGCATACGCTTACTACGAGGAGCTGTGCGGCTGGCAGTTCGACCGGTGATCAAGGGTCTGACCCCGTGATCGCAACGGATAATGGCCGACGCAAAGCCCATGCCCAGCAGCGGACGCTGGAAGCCGAAAGAAAAGAAACAACTCTACACACGTAAACCAAAAACGGATTGAGATTATGACAAAGAGAGATTTTATCCTGCAAGCCATGCTGCAATTGGCAGGCACAGGACAGTACAAAGACCAGTTTGAGAAAAAACGGTTGGTGACGAAGGAGAAAAGGATTTTCGACGACGCAGTAAAACTTGCTGACTGCGCTGAGAGTTATCTGTGGGCTGGCGATGTTTCTAATCCGTCGAGTGTGTTCGAGGAGGAGAATAATGTCAAAAAGAATTATGGGCACAAGGCTCCGTGTGTACGCTATACGGAAGGATGGGGCTGTGACATCAGCCCGCAGAAGATGTGCGACGGCTGCGCTCAGTATGTACCGAGAACGGAACAAGAAAATAAAAAGGAGGGCTAAGCCATGAAGAAAAGTCTCGGAGAGATAATGAGCGACCATCGGATATGGGAAATGTCGGAGGAAGAGAAGCAGCGCGGACGCCAGCGAATCATGGAGATTGCAAAGCGTGAGATGGAGTCGGGTATGCTGACCTACAAGGACGAAGAGCCTGTAATGGTTCATGCGCCGAGAGTGGAAATGATGCCGTCGCCACGTCGCGGACTCGTCGGATGGGTCAAGGACAGGATTTTCGGTGTGCAGATGAAACGGCAGGCCGTGATGGTGCTCGACAGACTTTCACAGGAGTTGCTGAAGGAGTATATGAAGAACCCGGAACCGCTCAACAATGCAGTGGCGGCGTGCGCTGTGTCGGCTGAGGACATCAAGGATGCGACCGACCGATTAATCACCCTCGCCCGTGGCCACCATATCCGCAATGCCGATGGTACCATCACCGACGTAAGCGACAATCCGAAGTATAAATGTAAAAAGTAATGCAATATGACAGACTACACAATTCCGATGATTATCGGCATGACACTGGCCTTCACACTTGGCGCAGGATTCGGTGCGCTGTGGGGGCTAAGCCGACACGAATGGCTCTACTGCCGCGTGACGGCACATCTGACGTGGAGGATGCGAGAGGCGATGAAGTCGCTCGGCATCGAAGAGTGGCAAATCGACAAGGCGCAGGAGTATATGGGGTCGGTGGTTATACCGCCGCACATCCCGATGCCGGAACCGCCCGTGAAGGAAGAGCGCGACTTCGACAAGGAGCCGTACACGATGGACGAGGTGGTGCACCGACTGTCACCGCACGGCGACCGGGCGGGCGAGTGATACTGCACCAGCCGGCAGCCCAGGATGGCGTGGCGGCTCGACATGGTGGACACAGAGGGCCTGATAGTCCGCAAGCTGGTTCACGATATGCGGGAGCACACCATCAGCAAGGCTCCAGAAATCTACAAGCCCGAGACCGTAGAGCAACTGGCAAAGAAGATTATTGACTACAATTTCCGCTTCCTCGCAGACTTCGACTGGAAGGAGTGGGACTAAAAGCAAGGTGATATGACGAAGAAAGACTTAATAGACCTGCTGAACAGCGAGCAGTGCAAGATGCTGCCCGAGGATGCGCCCATCATGTTCAGGACGAATCAGAAACTGCGGCTGTGCGAACGGATGCAGCCCGAGGACATCAGCTTCGACATGGAGTTTGAACCCGACCCGAACTGGGAGAGGTTTCACGGCTGGGAGCCTATAACGCAAGTGCCGCCTGGCACCAAGACTGCGGCCATCGTCATCGACGCGCTGCCGAGGGAGTTTATCAAGAAACAATTTCATACGACGTTTGAACTATGAGCAAGGAAGGATTCGCATCATTGCAGATACTCGACAGCCTGGACGAGGTGGTGAAGCCCGAGGAACGGACACGGAAGTACGTCTGCGAATACTACTCGCTGATGGCTCACCCCCGCAGTTGCTTCTTCTGCGAGCACTGCACAGACATTTGGTACGACTACACCGTCGGGCCGTATATGTTCTACTGCGACAGCGACAACGTGGAACTGGACGAGCACGGCGCACGACGGGTTGGCGACAAGGTTCGCCTTGGACTGCAAGGCAAGTGTAACGACTTTATAGACGATGGAGGAAAGTAATATGGCAGACAAAGACAATCCAAACGGAACCGCCACCACGATTGGCGGTACAACAAATTCAGGCCGTGCGACATCGAGAATGGTGGAAATCGACAACTGCCTTCGCTTTGAAAATGGTCGCATCTACATCACCAGCATCCCGTATAAGGGCGGCAGACAGTCGGGCTTTCCTGAAAAGATGGATGTGACCGAGCAGGTGGCAAAGGCTATCGCGGAGTACATCAAGCCGAAGGAAAAACCAAAGTACATCATCAGGTTCAATGCGGAGTTTCTGGAACGCATGTATTTGCAAAACTGCGCCGATACGTGCGAGGAAAAGGAAAAGTTGTTCCGCCGCTTGGTCGATATGGTAAGAAACTTCCTCGAAGCCGACGGGGTGGCCACCACCGTGGCTTATTCGTTCATCGACGAGAACGGCAAGCAGTACAAGTCGTGGGAACTGGTGGAGGTGAAAGATGGCGACCCGCTGACGGCCATCGTCGAGGACGTTCACGGTAATATCTTGCGTCGTATGAACTTAGAAGAAAAGCGCCCCAGACCTATGGTCACAAGACAGCAACGGAACCCGACGGTATCGCCCGACGACGAGCCGCTGCCGGCCGCCAGCGAATTGCCGACGAAGAATGGCAGGCGTTCCACTGAACCGATAAGCGAGGAGACGGCAAACCGGATAGTGGAACTCTACCGCCAGGGAGCCACCGTCGCTGAGATACAAAAGCAACTGGGCATCAAGTCGGCGAACTCCGTCTACAAATACCTGCGCAAGAACGGCATCGAGCCGCACCGCGTGAAGGACATCACGAAGCACAAGGAAGGGATACCTGCCGACAGCGAGCAAGAATAAACCACAGATCACACAAATTATGAAGATAGTTATGAGAGAAATCAAATTCCGCGGATTCAACCGCAAGAACAACGTCTGGCTCTACGGATTCTATCTGCAGAACCATGGGGCGCACTTCATCGTTCCCGACGAGTTTACCACCGGCAAGTCGTGGGACGACTACGAGATTGACCCCGATACGCTGGGGCAGTACACGGGACTGAAAGACAGGAACGGACAGGAGATCTACGTGGCGACATACTCCATTACCATTTCAGCAACAATGGGTATGTGGTGCATTTTGACAGCGGTAGCTCGATGTCAGGAGCACCCTGGACAAGAGCGGCAACTATCTGAGTGAAGTGGTCGGAGACGTCGAGGTCATCGGCAACATCCACGATAATCCAGAACTGATGAAATAGTATTGAAAATCAAACAAGCAAAACAACATGGAACAACTGAAGATTTTCGCCAGGACGGTGGAGGACACCGCAAAGGCACAGATTGAGAGAATGGCAACAAGCGGGGCCTACGGGGACTGCACCGTGCGCATCATGCCCGACTGCCACGCAGGGGCTGGCTGTACCATCGGCACGGTGATTGCGCTGAAAGACCGCATCGTACCGAACACCGTGGGCGTTGACATCGGCTGCGGCATGCAGGTGGTGCACCTCGGCAAGGGCGACATCGACCTGCAACGGCTCGACCGCGTGGTGAACAACGAGATTCCGTCCGGCTTCAATATCCACGAGAAGCCTGTGGAAGAGGCACTGCTCATCGACCGCCTGCATTGCCGCGAGGCCATCGACAGCGACATAGCACAGCGCAGCATCGGCTCGCTCGGCGGCGGCAACCACTTCATCGAGGTGGACGAGGGCAGCGACGGCGAGAAGTACCTGGTCATCCACTCCGGCTCGCGCAACCTCGGCAAGCGCGTCTGTGAATACTGGCAGAAGCGGGCGGAGGACTATTGCCGTCGGCTGGGCTACGACGAGCAGGCCATCATCGCCCGCCTGAAGGCAGAGGGCCGTCAGCGCGAGATTTCAGCCGCCATCCGCGAGGCCAAGGATCAGGCACCGAAGATCGACAAGGAACTGGCCTTCATCGAGGGCGAGGATGCCGAAAAATATCTCTACGACATGCAACTATGCCAGATGTATGCCAATACGAATCGTTATACCATGTCGAGAATCATCTGCCACGCTATGGGATGGATGCACATGAGCGTCGCCAACTTCACCACCATCCACAACTACATCGACATCAAGCACCGCATCCTGCGCAAGGGAGCCGTGAGGGCGCTCAACGGCGAGCGGCTGATCATCCCGATGAACATGCGCGACGGCTCGCTGCTGTGCGAGGGGCGCGGCAACATCGACTGGCTCTACTCGGCACCCCACGGCGCAGGCCGCCTGATGTCGCGCAGGCAGGCTCTCGACACGCTCTCGATGCAGGAGTTCGAGCAGCAGATGAGCGGCATCTACTCCACCAGCGTATGCCCCGAGACCATCGACGAGAGCCCCATGGCCTACAAGCCCATGCAGGAAATCATCGACAGCATCAAGGACACCGTGCGCATCGTGGACATCATCAAGCCGATTTATAATTTCAAGGCGAAGACCCCGGAGAAGCCGGACTGGAAGGCGAACAAGCACAAACTGATTAAGGAGTACTGAGCGATGATAGAAATAACAAGAAAAGACGGTTCAAAAAGACTTGTAGAAATAATGCAAGACAAGGCCACAGGCAAATGGTGCTATGTGAATCTGACATCTAACCACGTCTGCGAAAAGCGGTGGGACACTTACGATGAAGCCATGAAGAGTATCTTCGACGAGCACTTCATCAGAAGTTGGAAAAACGTAGAGCCAAAGACTGAGAAATATAACTGGAGCGGATTGTTCCACTATATCGGTGTATTACTTAAAGCAATGTTTGGTATAAAATGAAAACAATCTTCAAACGACTATTGGATTTCCTGAACATCCACCCCGACGAGAACCAGCGGTGGACGCTATCTACACTGTTCATCGTCGGGCTGCTGGATGCCTACGTCGGACCAGCCATCTCGAAGGCGTGGGTGACCGAACTGCCTGCCGAATGGCTCGCCTTCCAGTCGCTCGTCTATTCCGTGGTCGGGCTGTTCATCGGCATGATATGGAAAGGCTGGGTGCGCCGCAAGGCCATCCGGTGGTTCACGGTGCTCTGCGTCATCGAGTCGGCAGCAGGCTTCTGCGTCGGCATGTGGCTCTGCTTCGTGGAGTACAACGTGTGGGTGCTGGCCATCGCCT